AACGAATTCTTGGAGGGTACGCAGATTAACTGCATCGGTTGGATCGACTGGATCTGCAAGTGAGGTCAGTCTATGTCCACCCATTGATTGGTTAGCAATGAATTTTATTGTTCCGTCACTGCGAATGAACGTTGTATTGTTACCAACAACAGGTAGATTACTGCTATCGGAACTAGACGATTCATTTATAGTCCTGCCATTTTCGAGTGCACATGCATCACATGAATTCAATATATCATCTGGATCGAGTACGGATGGATCGGCTTCTGCTTTGATTAAATAGTCTGTGATTGCATACGAATCGGTTGGTACGATTGATGCATTACATTCAACTACTTTCAATTTTCGTTTTACTGTAGAAAGGATTCCCTGTGAATTTAGTACATAATACGTGATAGTATAGAATCCAACTTCGCCAAAATTAATGTTCTGTTCAGTGATAATCTCACGTGATAAATCGCCATCTACTGTATCAAATGCTCGTGCACCGAGATCAACAAATACTGTGTCATCAACAACTCGATACAATTCCCATGTACTCGCACGAACATAGTAAATACCATTTTCGGAGTCGATAGATTGATTGGATAACCATACTTTATCACCATCGGCAAGTTGTATGTTATCTAATTCAACTTCACCTCCAGTTGTGATATCAAAGTTTTCCTCATATTTGAGAAATACTTGTTCATATTCGATATCAAAACTGGGTGGGCATACTTTCATGATGTAGCCATAGTTACCTTTGGCTCCAACTGAATCATAGACTAACCAAATACTAGGTTTTGTATAGCAAGTATTATTACCCAGTGTTTTGCTGGTAGCTTGATCGGTTACATATCTTATTAGCTCGGTGCTTGCCATTATAGTCCAATTCCATTAAATACTGTTACCGTGTAAACCTTTGCTGGGAGGTCTTCAGTAAGAACAAACCTTATTTCGGTGTCTGTATATGAGTTTATAGTAACTGGCTCACCATCAATACGCACTACGGGTTCACCACCTTCAGCGAAATTCTGACCAGTTATAATGATTTCTGGATTCGACCCTTCTTTGGTTGCTTTTGGTGTAATTGATTTGATGACAGCAGCTAACGTAGAATCAGTTATTGTTATAGTGAATACTACATCCAGTGTATTCAATTGGGTGTCGGTGGCTCGTACAGTAATATCATGAGACGTTGCTGATTCATAGTCTATTAGTGTTGTGTCTCTTACAATGAGATCACTGTCATCAATTCCGAATCTACCATCGGAATCATCAACTAATGAAAACACATTAGTTTCTGCAATGCCGTCATTAGTTGCAGTGAGAATACCAATGACAGTACCATTGGCAACTCCTTCAGCAATGATATCACTGCTCAATTCAATATTTGTAACAGCCATTAATCTCTCTCCGTTTCAAGTGCGATCATAGGACCATCATTGATAGTGTAACCGAATATTCCAGCATATCCTTTGTCATATGAGACAAATACGAATTTATAAATATCTGTATTGTTCAATGGTAAGGTATGCTTCGTGGTGAATGTGTAGAACAATGCATTATCGCCGTATGTTTTGAAGGTGAAATACAGTTTAGAATCGATGATACCCCAGTCAAAGAATACTTCGCCTTCTGGTATAGTGACAGCACCTGAAGAATCGGTCACTTCATCATTTGCTAAATACTGGAAAATTGTATCGGGTACAGGATCATCCGTAAATTGCAATATGCTCTGGAATGTAAATGGTGATTCATGCAGTCCATCATCAGTACCAAACCAATTAAGAATTTTATTCCACTTTACATCGGGAGCCACTGCATAACCATCTGTTACTTTCTGACCATTTCCGGGTGGAAGATCCGGCACAAATTCTCTGGTCGCATCGTTAAGAGCAACGAAATCACGTCCAAATCCGCTGTGGTCATCTTCAAGTGGTGTATCATCATCAAAATTTAGATGTAACAAATTAAAGCTAGGTACTTCAGTAGGTCTTACTGCATCAGGAGGAGTTACATCTTCCCATGATACATTGCCATCAACATCTAGTTGACGAACTAATGTTCTGGCAGAAGTTTTTAGTAATGTAAATCCTTCACGAATGCTTGGAGCAAGTTCTTCCCATGCTTTCTTTTCTTGTTGTGCAATCGGATCTGGATACACAAAGATTTGTTGACTATGAACTAAATCACCGATATTATAGTTCAATTCGGCATACTTAATCATTTCTGGGATTTCAAATGGGCGATACCAGTCAACTTCTACTCTGAACGTGAACTTGGTTTTAATAAAACGGTGTTTTGATCCTGCCTCAATCTCATCTTCAAATGTGTCTGTGATTGATTGTAGATACACGGGAACTTTACGTTCGATGTCGGGTGCGAAATCGAATTCTTTGATACGAAGAGTTCTGAATGTATTAAAATATGGAACAATATTTTCGGTAATTTGTCCAAAGTCGGATTTATTATCAGTCAGGAATTCCAATTCATAGAACAAATAGTATGGAGTTGGTTGAATATCTCTGATCCACTGGTCGGTGGCACGTGAGAATATCTGACGGGCATATGTAGCCTGAGTTCGGTTATTACTATTTTCCTGCTTGTTCACATATCGCAGCCCTCCAATAGGTAGAGGCATGGGATATTTCTTATGGTCAACATTTCTATACCAATTGGCAAAGTTTTTATCTTGATTGACAACAATCGGAACACGGATTGTTTTTGTATAACTGGCTCGGCTAAGATCGGCATACTTATTAACCTTGATATTGTTAAACATATCAATCAAAGCAATTTCTACCTTTTCTTGAATTCTTACGTAATAGTATGGAACCATCTAAAACCTCAATTACCATTTACCGAATTTATCTGGACATGCATAGAAATTCGGATCACATGAAATATTTTCGACATCTTTTGGAACTTCGGGTGGTCTGAATAGCACTGATTTTTTAAGCTCTTCGACTGCACATGATGCATCAAATGGCCATTGTCTCGTGTTACTCAAATCATCGGTGATACCAGCTCCGGTCTGAGTACCAAGCATATCGTTAATGAATCCTTCCTGTTCAGGATCATTGAGTACATCAGGACTAACAGTTGTTCCAGTGTCCATAGCATCCTTCAAGAATAGTTTCCACCAGTATTTTCTCCATCTATGTTGATATTCAGGTGCCGCATCTTTTACACTTTCGACCGCATATAATGAATCAAATGCTTCGATTTTCAGATAATCTCCGGGTTTCGGAAACATTTGTTCGGCGGTGTATCCATAATATCGGTAGTCTTCATATCCACGTTGGCTCCATATAGGATTATGGTCGCCGGGGTTACATGCTGGTTCGATACAAGCACGGCGAAGACTTGCGTATTGAAGCTCCATGAACAAACTCATATGTACATGAATTTCGAATTCATCCAAATGCTGGATACCGAATCTGTTATAGATTTCATTTTCAGGTTGGAATGACAAAATTACAGGTAGATCGAAATAGCGTTCAACCACTCGATTATTGTCTTCATGATATAAGGTATCTCCGTATGGATCGTAGCTGGTTGCGTAGTATTTTACGAACGTACCTTGACGCAGTGTGAAATTTCTGGTAACTCGATTATGACGTTCTTGGTCTTTGAAGCCATTATGACGTTTGAAATAGCTTGAAACTCCAGTATTATGCGGGAAACTCCATTCAGGGGCATTGATTTGACGTCTTTCACTTCTTTCGAGAATCCCCTTGTTTCGATCTTCCCATAATGCTTTCGATACGTTAGCCAATATACTGAAGTTATGTATATCCTTGCTGCTGTCTCGAATGTCATAGGACAATGGTAGTGTAAAAGTTGGCATAGTATCGATTTCAATTCTTCTTTGTTAATAGTTTATATATCTGGTAGAACGTGAATCTTTTATTTTCACTGCGTAAAAAGGAATATTTTTGTGGTGAGGCTTTTTTGAGCGTTATAAACTATTACTAAACTATTGAGCACGACCACAATGGGCATAGAGAACAGAAAATATACACACATAAATTTCGAGCAGTCTGTTACTGACTTGCAGAGCATCCTTCGAGCAAAAGAAGGAGCACTGGCAGACATCGGCGATGCTGCCTATGGAAAAACTCTGATCGAATTGTTTTCCGCTAACTCCGATTTGATAGCATCTTGGGGTGAGGCGATCTTCGCTGATACATTCCTTGAAACCGCAACCAGCTCTGAGGCTATCTATCTTGGTGCTCGAAATCTTGGCTATAGCGTTCGTAGAGCCGTTCCAGCTAAAGCTGGGTTCGGCATTGCATTGAAACGTACCGGGGTTTACCCAACCGTGAAAGTAAGCATTCCACGTGGAACTCAGTTTAGCATTTCTAGTCTTACATTGACTGCTCTTGATGACTGTGAATTCTCATATAGCCGCAATGATCCAAATTATGAAGATGGGTTGATGGTTCTTACTTCTGGTCGTGCTGTGTTGGCTGAAGGTACATTTTTTACTAATGATTTTTTCTCTGATGGTAAACAGAACCAAGAGTTCATCGTACCCGATGGAAGCTTTTCTGATTATTTCGGATTCGGCGACCCTAACTGGGACGAGTCGGATTCTTTCATAAGACGCAGTAACTATTTCTGCACCGTGGTCAGTGATGCTTCGTTGATGGATAATTTTGATCCCATTGATGCGGTCGATGACCAAGTATACTGGAGAATTTCTCGTAGAGGTTTTCAAGACCCAACGTTGACTAAGAATGTTAACGATATTGATAACTTTGTTAATAATGTAAATACCACTACCAATTACACTGTAATCATTGATACTGCGAACGATGGTCGTGCACGTCTCAGTTTCGGTGATGGTGTGACATCAGCTATTCCATTCGGTAAAATCACCGTATCATACTTTGCGACCAGTGGTGAGGCAGGAAATCTGCTTAATGTAGCTGGTTCCAATCTGAATACCGACTCTACAAGTATTTTGATTACACAGGCTGATGGATCTGAGAGTGATCTATTCCTCAATGATCTTAACATCGCTATTGTGACTGATATCCGTGGTGGTCTTAATATTGAGTCACAGGATTCTATCAAAAAGAATGCGTCTGATATCTACAACTCACTTGATTCTCTTGGTAGCCGTTCTAGTTATAAGACGTTCCTAAGACGTTATTCCGATATCAAGTATGCAAATGCATTTGGTGAGGATCTACTTACTCGTGTTAAATCCAAAGGATATGGACGCATTGGACCTGATATCAAATATGCCAATATTGTTCGTTTTTCAGTATTGAAAGATCTGTATCGTGAGAAAGATGGTACATATTTCCCTACTGATCCATTCGAATACTTCATTGAAGGATATAAGGTTAATGGATTGGTATATGTATGGCAGTATGACTACAATGAATTGCCAAACAACAAACGAGTGGAAGAAATTGACGATAAGCTTCAGCAAATTCAAACCCTGATGGATACTCAGTTAACAACCGGAGCATTGCAGATTTCGTATTTGAACCCAGATACGGGTGAGATGGTAGCTGTAACCGATTCGTCAACTATTGTTGCTCGTTACTTAGCCGATTTCCGAAGTGCTGCGTTAGTTCCTAGTGATGTATTCTCGGCTAATCTTGAACCAATGGATTTTGTTGACTACGGTTCTGAACTTGAAATTATGTTGAAAGCATTGAATCGTAGAGGCTACATTACACTTGGGGGTGGACAACATATGTATGTACCACCAATTGTACATGATTTCACGATTAAAGCTGATATCATTCTATTCAGAGGAACAAATTTCAGTGATATCAAGACAAAAGTTCGAAATGCAATCTACTCCTATCTGAAAGAGTATAGCGATTTCGCATCTCCGATTTTTAGATCAAAACTTGAGGCGATTGTACAGAAATTCCCTGAAGTAGCTGGTGTAAATCTTACCCTTCAAGCTAGATCGAATGATTATGAAGGTCTTAATCTTACTAAGTTGACATGGCTTGGTGATGACACTTCGCAATTTATCAATCAATCTGGTATCGAATTCGATGGATTCAACGTTAATCTATCGTATGACTATCGATACAAAGAAATATCTGGCAACGATGCTGGTGACGATGATCGTTCATTACGTTTTTCGGTTGGTTCGCAAGATGAATTAGCTCAGCAGATATTAGATTACTACAAAACCAAGCTTGCGTATGTTGATAAGACAACCGGAAAGTATTATCCTCGTGTTGATCTACAGGAAGAGGACCTCAACAAGTTCACATCATACATATGGGCGACTATGATTAATGGCGTTTATGTACCGATGTTTAAATCATACAATGAAACTCGTGCAAGTGGTGATGCCCTTGGTGCGAATGCTATTTATCATGTTATCGAGGCACTGCGTGGTTGGTATATGGATGACGGATTTTTGTCATTCAAACCAACTGATTTTATCCTGAATCTTGGTGAAGATAGCAGTAAAGCATTGTTCAATTATTTTGTCTACACACTGGAGTACATTAAGCTAGTTCGTAATATTCTATCGCCTATTGTTGCAAGACGATTGGTTGATGGTAATGGTAATATCACTAAATACAGTAATGAGAACGAAGCAGTTCAATTCAATATCTCGGCTGAAGATATTACTGTAAATGTTCAAAGTGAATCCTATACTAGCGTAAAACGTTCAAGGTAATAAATAGATGGCACAGAATCCTATTCTATATAATGATGGTGGTGTACATAGATTCTCTGATTACGTATCACAGATTCCTGACTTTCTGAAAGCTGAAGAAGATGTAGTAGTACTTCTTCAGATTCTTTCGGACTACATCAACAATGCATATCGAAATATCAATACGGTTGAAAAATTTCAATTCACGTATGTTGCGGTTGATTCGAATTTGACTCTTATCCAAAATAGAGTTCGTAAGTTCATTGAGTTATTGAAACGTTCTGAAGCACGTGGTGAAAAGATATTGTACCTCGCTAAGCCACAGGGAAATCCACGTAATCCGAATAGACCATTGTTTGTCGAATACATCTACTATGAAGGTGACTTGGATAGTCTAACCCCAAGTGCAGCCAATGCAACATTGCAGGACGGTGATAAAGTATATGTTGAATTCACCAAAAGTGGTGAAGAAGATAATTCAGGGGTTTACATTTATGATGGTGTTACGTATCAGTTGCTATTAGATCCAAATGGAACTTCACAAGACCCATTCAACGATACTCCAAATAAACCATTTCAGACTGCAATTGGTCTTGCTCCTCGTATGCTGGAGTTTAATGTCAGTGATATATCTAAACTCCATGTAAAAAAAGCGGGAGTTGATGGGAACCTCGTTTATTACAATGTGTTTTTTAATGCGTTGGTTACTAATATCACTGATGTCACCTCTGTACATACAATGAAAGTTGACATTGATAATGATGGTGATCTCGAAACTGTGTTAATTGACTATTACAATATGATCGACACGCTCCCATCTATTTATGATGAGGATTTTGAAATCAACTTTGCAGCGAATTGCAGCGATTTTGAATGGGGTCTTGGTTATGGATCGGGATTGTTCTATGCTCGTGCATTGACTCAATATGAGAGAAGCAGTAGCAACATAAACCGAGATGGAAAAAATAGATATGTCGATCCATTGTACTCGCCAAATACATCAGTTCTGACAATCACTGATATACGCAACATTGCAAGTAACCGTGTGCAGGTTACGGTTAACGGTGAACACAAGCTGTCTGCTGGTGACACTGTATCAATTAAAGGTGCTGGTGCATTTGACAGTCAGGGAAATTTGGTATTATCGATTGTTGGAACTAAGAAGTTTGTCATTCAGAATAGTACCATAGGAATTGAATCCGGTGGTTCTGTGATTATCCGAAATCTATTCTATTCGAAATTCGTAGACGATCCAGATAAATACAAATTAAAGATACCGTATACCGGATTTATTGGCACGGATGAGTTCGAACATGATGATAAGATTGCTCGTGTTATTTACGAATTTCCTGATGTGTACTCATCGTTCAATGCAGCGACTGAAATTGATATACCAAGTAATGCAATCATACCAAGTTCACCTACTAAAATTGTTGCTGGTGATGAGGTAATAATACACACGGAGTCCGGTGGTGTATTACCGACAGGAACATTGGTTAATGGTCTCATTTATACTGTAAATGAGGTTAAATCAATCGAATTCAATGGTTATACTCGCACTGCTATTTATCTGAAAGATCAGGTAATTACAGGTGCAGGTACGGGTAATGTTCATTTGCATGTAACTCATCGTAATTTTTCAACTGATACGGTGGATTTGGTCAATCATACTATTAAAGTAAATGATGCAAGTAGTCTTGCAGTTGGGATGGCAGTTCGTGTTCGTGGTTTCACCGCTTCAACCATACTACCTGCCCCTCTCAGTGAATCCGACAACTATATAATCGAATCCATTTCGGAAGATATTACTGATGGGACCACAACTCTAATCAAGTTGGTGGGTGTTGAGTTTACCGATATCGGAACCCCCTCAGTATATTTCGAGATGTTCAGTATCACACCCGATTTGAATAGTGTAGGTTCAGTTGAGATTACACACATCACTAACCCACTCAGTGTTGGTACAGTAACTTTATCAACTAATCGTGGAGACTTGATTAGTGTAGGTGAAGTTATGCGTATTGCATCCGTTGGTGGTGCTCGTGGACTTGCAACTGCTGTAATTAACAGCACTGCTACTAAGTGGAAGCAGACATCGAATCTTATCTATTACAAGGATTCATATGTTGTGTTTGGTAATTTGCGTTATCGAGTGCTGAAAACTCATTCGGTTCCAATTAGTGAAACGTTTAATCCCACCAATAATCCTAACTATATATTGGATATGTCCGATATTATCAAGAGATTACAGGTAGCTGAAATCAATCCTTACATGTTCGGTATGTTCAATGTTCGTTCACTGGCGTTTGATGGTGTGGTAGATTATAGCCAAGGATTCTCTGAACTGGCAAATGATTTGTATATCAAAAAGGAACAGGAACTTGGATTAAAATATGGATATGAACAGCGTGAGTACATATTCAATCCTAGAACCGCACCTCCTGAAAAGTTAACTCGTAACGGTTTTATGGAAATCGTTAATAGTGATGAACCAGATGATGCATACGATGGTGATGTTAGTTATTCCATTAAGGCAAATACTATCGATAGTAAATTGCTGTATGGGTATAATGATGTTGTTCTATCAATTAGTTACATGACTGTATCTGATGGTATAGTGACAGTAACCACTGCCAGAAATCATCTATTCAAGACTGGAGTAACCATAGAGATTGCTGGAGTTGTTCAATCTGAGTACAATGGAAAATTTGTTATCACAGTAACCGATACGAATAAATTCACGTATGAAATCACTGGTAGTCCATTAGCTCCTACAGGAACAGCCAGAACAGCAACATATACAAATGATATTGTTCTACCGATTACATCAATCGTGCGTTCGTCTAACATCGCAACAGTTACTACAGGTTACGCTCATGGGTATAATGATATCACTGAGGTGACAATTGCTGGTGCTGACCAAGCTGGATATAATGGTACATTTACCGTTACGCCAGTGAATGAGAATACTTTTACATATGTTGTATCTGGTTCGGAGGCAACTCCTGCTACTACGTCAACCGAATTGACATCTACTTATGTACCTCAGTTGAACGACCTCATTAATGTTGTCGAACAATATAATCCGAATGAAAATGGTACATATGTTGTATCCGATACTACATGGTCTGTATATGACAATACGGTCATTGGCGATCCTGTCATTTTGTTTACCCGACAGAATTTATTTGATATATCTAGTACGAATCCATCAATTGCTGATGAGGTTTCACACAAATCCATTAAATCAATGCGATATATTGGTGCTCAGATTGTTGAAGTTGTTCTATATGAAGCTCATGTATATGAAGCTGACACAACCATCGTTAACATAAGTGGTGCATTGGAGCCATCTTATAATGGTCGATTCTACGTAAGTTCAGTTGTCAATCCAACCACATTTAGATACAAGATTAAATCGGGTGTAACACCATCCAGCCCAGCGACTGGAAAACTTATTTGCTATGCAGATCAGTGGTATAAGTTCACATTGGCTGATATCGAGTGGCAGAAAAAGAGCAGTTATAACAAGAATTTCATTGGCATCACTATCAATAATATTTCTGGTAATGGTAGTCGAGTTACTGTATCTACATATCGAGATCATGGTTATTCGGTAGGAGATCGTATTACGATCACTGATACATATGAAATTGGCGATCCCCTTGATTTTGATGGTACGTTCATTATTGACTCGGTTATCAACTCAACTAAATTTACTTATTTGGGTGGTCCGGTTGGTGATAAAACCATTGGTCGTGTCTATAAGGGATATAACATTTCATCGAATAATAACAAGGACAATGTATCGCTGCTTCGTGGAGAATACCCATTTACATTGAATAGTGGTATTACCATCAGTTTTACAATCGGTGACATCGTTGAATTGCATGACCAGTATCTGGCATTTGAAAATGGTACATACCGAGTAACCTCTGGTGCATGGACACGTTTATCTGACAAACTCGTTATGAAAATTCGTGATATAACTGTGGATGCATATCAAGATCCAAATTATACCGGATTAGGCGATGACGAAATTCCGTATGTATATCGCCGATATACTGATAGTGCAGTGAATGATTACATTGATGAAAATTTTACTGGCACCACTCAGGTATATAAGGTTGAAAGTCTATTCGCATCTAATTTCCAATTCATTTTTGAAAAGGTCGATAATATCGATACTGCTGGTCCATTCCAGAAACAGTATAATGCCAAATTTGACTACAACTCAGTTGCTTCTCGTGAAGGAATGAAGAGTAGTTTCACTGGTGTGAAAGATATGAAATACCCATTGGTTGAAAAGTTTGAACGTTTGGCGTATATTAAAGACCCAAATGTAATCGACTACGAAATGATCGAATATCTTGCTCGATATATGGGATATGATATTACTGCAATCAATAACGATATTGAGGAGAGTACGGTTTATACCACTGAAGAAGAGCGTGAAATGGCCCTCAGAAGAGCCATTCAGAATCTCCCACAGTATTATTCACTGAAGTCAACTAAATCTGGCTTGGAAATGCTGCTACTCACATTCGGTATCGTAGGTGAATTGGTTACAATGTGGACTAGACAAGAAAATCCATATGGTAACCCGTATGACAATGATCCGTATGATGATATGATCCCTGACTATGAACTTCGTGGATTGCAATATGCAGAAAATACACAGGGTAAAATGTCCAATTTTGTACCCACTCCTCATTTCAAAATAAAGGTGGAGATTGAGGGCAACTTTGATAATCAACTTCTACCAAGTGATAAGAGACGAATTGTAAGTCAGATCGAGCGATTCAAACCAATCAATACTGTATTTGATGGTATTTTCCGCTTCCTGAGTGCAAAACTTACAGCAACTGTAACAATGGGTCAGGTACGAACATTGGGTAAAATGAAGGCTGCTGTTGGATTCACTGATTTGATTTTCGATGATGAATACCAAAACGACTGTATTTAGTTAGGGTAAAGAAGGATCGTTCAAATGAATTCACAAATAATTACAAAGTGAGTAGATGAAACTCAGGATGTTTATTTGCGAACATTTGTTTGAACTCGGCACCATAGGGTCCGAGGACAAACCGAGCTAGTTATGTTTTACGGTAGATAAAAATACACACTGATATAAAAAAGATCGATTATAAACTATAATAAAAGTTGAATATTTTAGGGCGACTATAGGACCCATCAAATGGCTAAAAGAGTAACACTAACGAACCAAGGACTTTCACTGTTAGCTTCGTCATCCGAAGCGACAGGTCAATACTACTGGATTGGTTATTATGCAATGGCATATGTTCCCAATCTGTGGAAAAATGACTCAGTTGATTTGCCCGTAGATGAATGTGGTAAAGTAAATGAAGGAACCATCGGTTCCGTAAGTATTACTGAAACTGATACCGATCAGGTCACACCAACCATGACTCGTCTCACCAAATATGGTGATATGATTTATAACATATGGCAGGGTGATTTGAACGGTACTGGATTCCTTCAGTGTGCATCTGATGGATCTCCGGGTGGTGACCTATTTGGTCTCACTATGTATAATACCAATATTAAGAAGCACTATAGATACGTTCTGGATAGTAATGGTAACAATACTCTTGTTGCTTGGATTGAAGATCCTGCTTACATTGATGGTACAATGCTTGGTAAGCATGTGTATAAAGGTACTGACGGCTATGTGTCGAGTACAATTCCTATTCCTGCTCCTCTTTATTATCTAGGTGATGTAACGGGTCGAACATCCGTTGATACATTCTTTAATACTCTTCCTACGTTCGAAGTTACTGATGGATCTATTGGCAACGGTGCTTCTCAGTATCCATACATAACAGTTACATTGAAAGCAGTTGGTAACCCAACTTTGGATATTCCTCGTGTATCCGCTGATTATCGTGGATATACCGACTCTCAAGGAAACCCCGGCACATGGAATTATGGTGGATCTCCTTCTACCCCATATACAACTCCGGGTATATATTTTGATACATTGGAAATTCCATATCCAGTCGATCCTCTTCTTGGATTTGATGAAACCAGTTGGTTCGCAGCCGATCAAACTTTCAATGTGAGTGGTGCAACGGCAACTGATGCAGTGTTTAGTGAGGAATTCTGGAAACTCCACACGATTTCAAACTATAACAGATTTCATGCTCCGGTTAGCAGCATAGGTCATGTTCTGGATAGCGATTTGTCTAACCGAAACATGTCTAAATTGACAAAGTTTTTCCCTATTTCTAACTATAAAGTGATTAACACTGATTCTGGTTACAATGCTAACTCAGAAGTGGTTGAAGTTGCGACTGCCATCAAGCTTACTATCGACATCGATATTACCCCAAGAACCCTTGCACAGGGATTCGATGATGATTGTGCATTCGATGAAACGAATAACATTCAGTTCTTTGAAAAGTACAATAATCCTCTTAATCCAATTGATGCATTGGATGAATATGGTGAGAATATTTATAACTCTACCCATAGCTCATTCAAATTCAACCGTGTTGGATTGTATGCGGTTCCATTGAGAAAAGCACCTTACGTTCTTCAGGACAATGGATTCAGTACTGATCCTACTGGGCAGAACGTGGAATTGGAATTCCAGATCGACCCTGATGGTGAACCAGTTCTATATGCAGTAATTGATTGGGACAACACTATCTCTATGAGTGATACTGGTGATGGTCTTAACCAGTTCCGTATTGAAGCTGATGTTAACCTTCAGTCTCCAGATGGCGTTAATGATACAGCACTGGTTCGTGATGCGACTATCTTCTACAATTTGTATGAAGATGATGCTCTACATTGGTATCAGAATCAGTTGATTGCAAATGCATCTACTCAGAATGCGATTACTGAAATCGGTCTAGAAGTAGCAAGTATCAAAAATAGAGGTGGTAGAAGCGAATGCTGCCCACCTCCTGATTTGAGTGGTAAATTCGCTCCACTTGACCATACACATGATTTCTTGAGAAACCTTAAGGATGCTAACCTCAAGTTGGAAAATGGCTTGAAGGGCATTATAACAGCCGCTGAAGGATCAACGATTGGCGGTGAAGTATATAAAGTTGGATTTGCCTCTGTTGTTCTTGGTGAAAATACATCGGTTGCTGGTAATAACTCTTTTATCGGAAATGGTATTGGTAATTATATCACCAGTGAAGTAACCAAATCATCGATTCTTGGTGGTGAGACTAATTATATTATAGGGTCGTCACTTGAAGCAACTATCCTAAATGGTGCTACTAATGTGATCAATAATTCAGTTGGTGGTTTTATCGGAAGTGGTTCATCTAACTCGATTAATGGATCTAACGCATCCTCTATTATTACAGCTAGTTCGTCTATTATTGATAATGGAATTGGATCGATTAATAATGCTGTTATAATTGCTGGTTCTACTAATACGTTGATTAATAATATTAATCATTCAATAATTGGTGCCGGGAATAATAATATTATAGATGGATCATCACAAGCATTTATTGGAGCTGGTGCAAGTAACTATATTTACGGTGATGCGGTATCCACATTTATTGGTGCGGGTGCATCAAATCAAATTAGTGGCAGTGGATCTGCATATGCTTCTATATTAAGTGGGAATAATAACTCTATCAGTGATAGTGTATATGCATCTATTATAGCAGGACAAGGAAACAGTATAGCATTTGAAGCGGCATTCTCTATAATTGGTGCCGGCTTCGAAAATAATATTGACAAAGCTGATTTCGTAGGTATTTTCACTGGATCGTCTAATTATATAGGTGAACATGCTACTAGATCCGTAGTCGGTGGTGGATATAATAATTATATTCATAGTCCATGGAATTCTTCTACAGATGCTGGAATTTTTGCTGGTTATAATAATAAAATATACAATGATTTTAGTTTTATAGGAGCTGGACTGGAAAATGAAAATGGGGGTCAGTTTGCTTTCATTGGTGCTGGACGATCAAATTATATTACGGTGGATGGAATATATGCATCTATTAATGGTGGATATAAAAATGTGATTTCATCTGAATATGCTGGAATTGCTAATGGATATAATAATTACATTGGACGAGATTCATCGAGTGCTTTCATTGGTGGAGGTGCACACAACTATATCGGAATTACGGATTATGCTATAGTTAGTGAAATTGATCGTAATACGGCTGACCTTATTATTGGCAATAGTGCATATTCTTCAATTATTGGTGGTGATAGTAATACCATTCTCACTGAAGTTCAGTATGCAACTATTCTTGGTGGTAAAGATACCTTTGTTACAAACACGGGCGAAGTTGCTCACTCAGTGGGTGCTATTCGTAATCCTACTACTGATGTAATTGAGGCGTACAATAAACATTCAATAAATATGCTTAGAGGTAGGACATCGACAAATGATACTGTCATTACATTGTCACTTGATGATACAGGAACTGACTTCATTCAGATGCGAGGCGGTGAGGCATTTGCTGGTACATTGACGGTTGTTGGTTATATGAATAGTGTGATGACTCCTACTAATGGGGTGATTGATATTCTCTATCATGAAATGCATTCAGTTTCTGGTATATATGATACATTTCAATCTACCGCAACTGTTACAGAATTGACGTATACTGAATACGATAGATCGGAGATAGATTTCAATATTGTAACTGATCCAATTACGTTTAGTACATTTAATGATTTTCCGACTGGAACTACATTAACCGCTACTATCGGTGGTCATACAGTAACTATTACTACGCCAACCCCACATTTAATATCAGGAAATACCATTGATATTTATGTAAGTGCAAATCAGATTGAATTCAGCGGTATGTATACTGCTACTATTACGTCATCAACTCAATTAACATATAATATTCCCGACCCAGCTACCGTAGAAACAGCTACTGGGATTCATGTTGCTTATGGTGCTATCGTTGCTCGAACTATACCACATTTACCTAGTATCATTGATACAGTAATTGATTACCGGTATACTATTAATCCATCAGCGGGAGGTAATTTTGGATTATGTAATCATGATATATTCAATCCAATGCAATCTGGATTTCCGTTAATTACATTTGGGGTTGATTCAACTACAAAAACATTAAAGTTAGAAATTGATGCAACTGATCTATATTCAGGATCAAGTCAGATGTTATCATCGGAAGCATGGTGGGTAGCAACTCTAGATTTAACATGGATTCAGAAACAATAAAAAACATTCCTGAACATATCAGGAATGTTTTTGATGTTCACATTGGATACACTCTGAACATCCTGCCTTACATGCAATCTTGATCGGTGTATCCTCGACCTAATGAATTTTGATTGCTATGAGTCGGATAGATAATTGTGTTACTGTACCTGATGTGAATCGTATCGTAAATGAATTAACTGTACGATCATTATAAAACCCGGCGAGTGTCGTAATATATCCAAGTTCAATACTCTCGGATGATGTGGTAATGGAATCTGGAATTCCGGTACTTAACATATCATTAATAGCAAACGTATATTTGTATGTATACGTATCGGTTCCCTGTCCTGCTGGATTATATAGTTTGGTGTTTAAGACAAATTCTTTTGTTTCGTCTTGGTTCATCAAAATTTCAATACTTCCAGTATTAATTGAGTCGGTATTTGATTGCATGAAATACATACTAACACTATCGTTTCCGTCACCATTAGTTAAATATGGTTTCATTTTGGAATAGCATGTCCATTCAACACGTGTGGCGGTACTATCATAATATTGACCATTTTTAAGTATGATATCTTTGTTGACTTCAATTGACTCATTGGATTCATTATACGAAATTAAATTAAGAGTCACTCCATCCTTTACCCGAGTAACGTTTTCCGTATCACGGTGTGTTAATTTAATGCGTTCTATATATTTCTGTTTATTATAAGTATTATATAAGAACATATCGGTATCGTTTGGATATCTAAGCGTATTCCACTCAGATTCTGTTATTTCAGTAAGATTTGATTTGTCAGAAGGTATGGAGTGTGATGATGATGATGATGATGATGATGATGATGATGATGATGAAATAAAGATCTCTCCGCATTTGGTGAAATCGTAGTAATATCCACCATTTTTCAACTGCAATAGAACGCCGGGATTACTGGTTTGGAATTCAGCCACTGTCATAGATGTACTTGCAATGCAGCCTCGTGCATTGAGAGTATCGACTGCATCTTGTGGAGTCATATCCTGTTCAATTGCAATATCGGCAATTGTTTGTTCTGGGGTTGTGGAGGCGGATACGCCTGTTTCGTTACAACTCACCAGTAACAGTAATAGAATCGAAGCGAACACACTATAAAATTTGGACATACTTGCTCCTTTGGTTAAGTTTGTTTCTATCCATCATACAAATATAGAAAAAACTTATGTTTTGTCAATCAACTTATTCAAAAAATATGCAGATTGTTAAAAATATTTGCCTTTTCTTAAAGAATTCATCAAAGTATAAACTAATAGTAACAAGATGAGTTTACCGTGAAGATGCTTACAAAAATCAAAAATTTAGCTATTTGGGTTTGTGTTTTACTACCAACAATTGTGTTGGCAGGTTCGGATAATACCCAAGAATCGTTATCAAGTAATATTCCTATTGCTGATATTGTTCTTATAGTTACACTCGTAGCTGGTTTGCTCACGATTATATCAGTTGCTAAAGAAAAACCTCAGCCTAAAAAGGCTGATGAAGAAGACGAATTCAATAAGTTAAAAGCTGAATTGAAAGAAGAGTATAAAGAACTTGGACAGAAGATCTCTGAGTTAACTAAAATTGATGCAGCTACAAAAATTCACTATCTGGAAGAAAGTGTAACTGATTTGGATGAGAAGGTGAACAATTACCTGATGAAGAAAGTGTATGCACTGTCCGAACACTTTACTATGCTCGAAAATCGTGTAATCGATTTAGATAAATATTTTGAAAAAATGGATGTTGATAGAAAATCGGAGAACAGTCAGATCAAAACTGATATCAATACTCTTCGTGAGAATATCAGAGAAGACATCAACGATGTTAAGGACATCATTATGAAATTGATGATGGCCCTTAAGACCGATGATGATTAAGTTTGTTATGAATGTCCATTGTCGATTTGATTGATGGACATGTATTTGTTCTACTAAAACATTTTGGTTTGTTCACTGGATGTAGATGTAGTTTGTTCTCATATACATTTCCAAGTCGAAGCCCTTTACCAGCACATTCGAAAATTTCACCATCCGCCTGTATCAACATGAATGCCGATCCGGGGGTATTGGAGGGAATGTTCAATAAATGGTCACTTGGCTCTCCAATTATAATCTGTTCCCAATCTTTCATAGGTTCATGACAGCTATATTTCTCGCCCTTGTATATACCTTCATATCGAGTGATTTCATATGGATAACCACTTTCATTGAGCATGTCAATATAGGACTGATAACTTCCGTTCTCGATATGCTGTGGATGTAGAATATAGTTTACCACAAAGTTAACTTCATGGGTTACCAGCACATCTACGTTTGACTTGAATGAATCTATAGTTCGTTGTTCTGGATGGAACCCGACTCTATAATAGATTCGATCTTTTGGAATGTCAGTTAGAATATTTTTATGCCCTTTGATTAGACTAAGATTTGTAAGTAGAACGATTTTATTAGTCGTGCTGAGTTCTTTCAGAAAATCGTCTACTTTTGGATAATACAGGGGTTCCCCTCCAGTTATGGTTATCGTCCAGTCACTCAGATACTTTCGGGCAAATCTGAGAAACGCCTTGAAATCGAGAAAGTGACCCCGTGGATGTGCAATCCCTTCAATTGTCTTATTGAAAGCTTCGTTTTCGAAAGGGACTCCGTTTTGTCTAGCTGTGAATGGGTTTTTATACCCTAGTCCATTATATCGGAGGTCATGAATTTTTATGGTGCCATCTTCATTAAGATGGAGGGGGTGTTTCTCGGAATTTGCTATGCAATAGTCACATGAGAAGTTGCAGAAATTCAATAGAGTAACATCAGCATTTTTTATTTCATTCATATCTTTAACATATATTGGTAATTGGCTCCATAGAAATATATTTTTTAGGTAAACCATAAAGGAATAACCCATGAAACTGACCAGAAAGAATGTAGTAGAACTAGATCATGTTCTCAAGACGACCAATTATGATATGCCAATTGGTGCTCGATTTCGCTACGCAACCTCAAGTAACCTGAAGGTAACTGGAGCTGAAATTGATGAAATTAATGCTGCATTCCCCGTGCCCGATGCATTCAAGGAATACAAGCAGAAAGAAACCGCTGTGTATACCGAATTCGGTGTCCAGAATGTAAATGAAATCGCTTCATTTGAAGAAGAAAAGAAGCAAGCAATCGAAGCAAAGTTTGATGCACTCAAAGAAGAATACGCTGATGCGATTGATGAGTACCACGCAATTGAAAAGGAAAAGTTTGATTTCCTTAATGAGACAATTGATATCAATCTTCGTACCGTTAAGGTTGATGATGTACCTGATATTGCGAAAGAAAACATTTATCCTCATTGGGAAATCTGGAGAGTGCTTGAGTTGATCGTTGTTGATGACTAACTATGGCAAGATCAACGCTGTCATGTTGTTTTGTAGTTAAGAACGAAGAGCAGCAAATCGCTCAAGCTCTTGACTGCATAACTGTTCTCGCAGATGAAATTATCATCGTAGATACGGGTTCCACTGATGGGACCCTTTCTGTCGTTAATTCGTGGACTCGCAAGTACAATGCACAGAATGCAGTAAAAGTATTTAGTGTAGGCAATCAATTCCATGATACCGATGGTGATTTTGACTTTGGTGGAGCAAAAACGCATGCAATTCGTCAAGCAACCAAAGATTTCGTTATGTGGTTAGATGCAACTGATCGAGTCACTAATCAACGAGACGTTAAAAAACAATTCATTGACATAACCAATAAGAATAAGAATGTTTATATCGCCATGCCGACAGCATTGTCAAAGAATTTTGCTTTCGTTCGGACTCGAATTGGTCCACGTGTTCAAAGTAGCATGGTTGGTCGAATACATGAATACATGGCATTCACAAACGCTACCGAACTTACCCGCCACTTTATCGGGAGTCCGATTGACAACCATAAAGAACAGCGAAATCTGACCCGTAATATTCGGCAGCTATTGAAAGAATGGGCAATTAGACCTACTGCTCGTATCTGTTTTTACATTGCATTGACCTACCGAGAAATGCATGACACCAAAAATTCACTGGAATGGTTTCGCCGCCGAGTGTATACCCATTCATTCAGAAATGAGTTCGATGAAGAATATTTCAAATCGATGGAATCGATTGCTGAACTCATAGTCGATCAGATCAAAGGTCCCCAAGCCGATCTAGAACTATATGATATGGCTACTCAGATGATCGAACATAATCCACATCGGGTTGAGGGTCATTATTATATGGCTCGATATCATATGCGGAAAGAAGAGTACGAGAAAGCACAGGAATATTTGCGTAAATATCGTGGGTGTAAGAAACCGAAGACCTATAAATTATGGTTGAATGGTGCCATCTACAATGGAAAAGCTATTCTGAATGCACTTGAAGCATGCAAAACCGCTTTGAAATACAAAGATGTGTTACAACCAGACGAGATATTGGATTTACATCCGCCCACTCGAAGCACTTTTACCCGTGGTGATGGTCAATATTATTAAAAAAGCAACATTGTAAAACTTATTTTCCTTATAAACTATAAGAAAGTTTTATTCGTCATGCAGTTTCAGCATGTTGGTCGAAATAAATAGGATAATTATGCGTGGTGGTTTAGACAGATTACAAAAAGAAATCGATGCATTGACGTACAACTCTCGTACTATTCTCAATGCCTTGATTAGATCTACTGTTGTCAGTGGATCGTCTCAGGGATATACAGCGAATCGAGCTGGAGTGCAAATTACATTGGATCGTATTGATATCTATCGACTATATCGATTCTATCAACAGTGGGAGATTAACGAATTTGCCACTGAAACGACCGAACTTACTGGAATTAATCAAAAGACCCTACTTGGGTTCGATGAACTTCGTCTGGATCAGGATTCGATTGAAGTTCATGATGATAATGGTAATGTTACACTTGGAGCTACCACAACCGCACTTGTTAAACATGCAAAGCTCCTGTATCTGAATGCTGACACAATGACCCAAGAATCAGTAGATGATTATTGGCTCGGATTGATTCGTGACTCGAACAATCCCAAGTTGGTGTCGAATTCATCTCCAATTCCATTGAATTTGAGAACCCCAGTATTCGATGAGAATCTGGCAACTACCAGATATAATCAGAATCCAACATATTTGTTCCCGAACGGTTATTATTTAATGGAAGCGTTCGGCTATGCGGGTGATGGCGTAGACCATAGAATGGATGGTAACTCATGGACGATTGCTGCTGATGATTCGATCAGTATTGAATCCTCTGCAATTGCCCTTGGTGGAGTGTATAACCAAGCTCCCTATAAAACCAAAGCTAGACGCAATGGCGACCGATACTCAAACTATGTAACTGCTCAGGAAACATATTCTACTGCATGGGGATTTGATACACATGCTCGTGGGATGTATTCAACTGCGGGTGGTGTTAGTAGCATGGTTCCAACCAATGCATACGCTGCAATTGCAATTGGTAATCGAAATCTTGCAAGTAACAATGGTGCCGCCGTTGTTGGTGGTGTATTGAATACTGGATCTGGTGAGTATATTGGTATTCTCGGCGGTGAATATAACACTGTAATAGGTGATGATGGTGCTACCATCGGTGGTACAGCCAATATAGTTGGTAGTCAAGTATATGACTTCGGATTTCCTTCTAATAATGTATCTGATCCAACCTGTGTAATTTCTTCTGATGATTGCACATCCAGCACTGGTGCATATGAAGGAACATTGTTTGGTCGTCATGTGATTACTATTCGGGGTAATGTAGTTACATCATTTGCAGTCGGTGATATTGTTCGTCTGTTCAATTTCACTGTTTCTGATGGAGAGGAAACCAAACTTACTTATCACAACGTAAACGGAGAGATTTACAAAACTCAGGATGCCACAATCACATCAGTTGAATTTGTCAATCCTGATACCAATCCTGATAACATCAATGCCAACTACACCATCATTACATTGAATGTTGATGTTGATGGTGTTAGCATTGTTGATGGTGGTAAAGTCGCTCGTCTGATTTCTGCTGATGGTGAATATCATTTCGGATTAAACTCGGTTGCAATGGGTGCAAACAATATTGCAAATGGACAAGAGCAAACTGTTCTCGGTCATTACAACTATATTGAAGTTGATGCTCGTTTGATCGTTGGTAATGGTACGAGTTCGAGTCGCAGTAACGCATTGGCTATATATGATGATGCCGTATATCTTAATGCAAGTAAGAGAAATGGAACTTATGATGGAAGTTGGAATTCAACTACGTTCAGTGGAATGGAGATGTATACCAACCGCATTCAGATGAAAACCCCGGATTTTGCCAATTTCCGTATCGGTGCCAATACTAGCTATATGGCATATGGTACTCAAACTGGGTCATTCAATCATGGATTGATTTTATACAAAGGAAATTCACAAATTTCCACCATGATTACAGGTAGCGGAAGTGCTCCAATCGTAATCAAATCTGGATTATCCACTTCTGTTACGACAAGATCTGGTAAGTCCGTTATTACTATACATGCAATCGATGCAATGAATATTACGGGTCGTTCTGTTGCTATAACTGGATATTCAGATGGTATTCAATTAATGGCACCCGGAAACAATATGAGTCTTTCGTGGGGTGGTAACCTTCAACTATCCGGTAATACATTCGGTGCATTGCCTACCAACAGTTCTCAGATGGCTCATAATGTATATACAACGTATGCATCTACTAACCTAACTGGGTTCACCTATGATGGTAGTGGTGATTATACACATATCATAAAAACCGGTGCATATTCATATGAAGCAGCTTTCCCTAGTGGTAGCGAAAGTAGATTAATTCAAGTTACAAGTGCACAATTCGATAGTGGGGAAATAATTGGATATAAATTGATTCAGCCTATATTTGATAATGAAACCGATAACCAACATTTACAGCATGTTAAATTCAACAAATCATCAACTGGTACATACAGCGAAGAATTTGTAAAAACCCTTGCATGGGAAGAAGACCGTGTGGAAATGGGTAAATGGTATGATTTAGCGGGAACTGTTAATGGAATTTCCAGTATTGAAATTTCTGCACTTAGTGTAACAATTACTGATAGTACCACGATTAATAATATCGTAAAACTTCTTCGTTATACTTACATCAATGATACATGCATCATGTCATTACGGTTCGATTTTAATGTATTGAAAGATGAAGTTGCTGTATATGCAGGGGAGCAGCTTACCATTAATCTTAAATCCACTTCCTTTAAACGAGGATTCCAATCTGATTCGATATCACCCGGAGCATGGGATACTGACCATAATATGGGTAGTGTTAATAGAGTTAAAGCACGATTGTATGCATCACGAAGAATTTTGATTAATGTGTATGACTATTCACCGTTGTTCAATTTTGGTTCATGTGCGTTTGTTATGATCGAGAAGTTAAGTTAATAAGGGATCAAAATGGCTAGTAATTCAAATATCGGGTATGCATTTCCACTAGAAAAACTAGGTAGTGATATCGCTCGTAACAACTATAACTACCAATCAATTCTTAATGGATTGATTGAATGGAACAATACCACCGCCGACACGGTCAACATTCGTCTTACTAAGGATACAGATCCTTGGTTTGAAGATTACCAGATTCCGTCAAAGAAAGCCGTGTTTGACATGGGCAGTTTCAACTGTACTATTGATAGTATAGTTGCATCCAAATCATTTGCAGTTGATTGCAATCTTGAAGCTGCATTATATGGTGGTAGTAAACTATTCACAACTGCATCAATTGATTCAGCGACTGGTGTTAATATATCTACTGATGTATTGACTCTTGACAATGGCAGTGATTTTGATGTTACGAATGCAGTTAAGATTGAGCCTAATGTGGGAGCAACTCTTCCATCCCCACTATCCGCAACTACTCTATATTATGTCGTTGCTAAACCAACTACAAACGAAATTCAGTTATCTGAAACCGAGAGTGGATCTGCAATTGATATCACTGATATTGGGTCTGGTACATTCACTATTACCAAAAAGACAGTTGCGTTGTTACCGGATACATCTGATCTGGGAGATATAGTAACAATTCGTGCATCAGTTGAACATGCAGGTGACACATCATGGGAATTGTACTATGCAGTTGCATTGCAAGAATGGACTTCAGGTACATCATATAAAGCAGATAACATCGTAATATATGATGATGTTTACTACAAAACTTATTTCGATGTTGAATCGTCAACTGTGGCACCTGATACTGATACTGCAAATTTTGAAGCACTTATTAAGACATGGACACCTAGTTCTACTGCAACTTATCGTTATGGTGAGTTGGTAGTTGATAGCAGTAATGGAAACGTTTACATTGTGAATACCACTGATGTATCATCAGCCGTTGCTCCTAGTGCAAGCTCATCATTTGATTGGTATGCACCCGATTACAGCGTTGGCTTAAATTATGTGAAGGGTCAATATGTGTATGACTCTGGTAGGCTGTTTGTTGCTCAGACAGCAATCTTGAGCAGCACGACCTCACCGAGTGCTGACACAACAGGTTCGTGGGAAGAAATGATTCTATACACCATCCCTGTTGCGAACCCGTTTATAAGCTCATCTGTATTCAGATGGTCGGCCACAACAAATACATCAAAAATTATCGCTCGTAATGTTGGTACTGTTGAAAGTAATGATAGTGTGAACATTAATATTAGATTGTCTATCAAGACTAAAGAACCTTCATCTATCTATCAACCAAGTATGGATTTGTTCTCCACGTGTAACTACTCAATGTGGCCACAGGACAAAAACGCAGTTTGGACTACAACCGATACATATGGACCTACTGACACAACTGTTCCTATCACCAAGAGACAGAATTACAGTGCTGCTATGATTTTTGACCATACCAGACCTGATGTGGCAAAGACAACCAACTACGTAAATTATACTGGCCCCGATTTGGATCAGGGATTGTGTATTTATCTTCCAGTTACCGTTGATGTCGGTGATGGTGGTATAGCTTATCCAGAAGACGGGTTCACTTATGAGTTCTTCTTCCGTATATGGCCTAATGTTGATTTGAATGATGCAACTACACGAGACCACATTGTAAATAAGTCACAGATTTATGTATATAGTGCACTCGATAAAGATACCATCTATTCGGATACATGCGAAGAACCAATTGCTAAATTCTCGATGGCTAGAACCACTAATTTCTATATGTTTGGTGAAAACGTAAGCATTCCTGATAAGCCAGTATGCTATCGTGCAACATTCAAATACAGTGAAGCGGATCAGAAGTGGTGTACATTCGATTATTACCAGCTCCCAGACCATGTTTTCGTAGGTCCTGTTGGTTTCATCGACCCCCAGAATCCAGCGAATTTGGATATCAATGACGAGGTTATTGGAAACATTAATCCGAATGCTGAATTCATTGGATATGAAACCGCTGCGTTCCCAATGTTCCAAGATCCATTCAGTAGACCTAATCTTACACCATACCGATTTAATGGTGATGAAGATGATGTCTTTAAGAATCGAATTGTTCAGTAATTCATAAAAAACTGCTATATAAAAATGTACTTTTAATATAAACTCTAATCAAAGAGAGTTTTTAAGTACGTATATGGCAGATTTGAATTTCGCAGAAGGTATTCACTACCTCGTAACAAGACCAGTTGTACCAATCGTTGATGATGGACAGGGTAATTTTAACATCAGCCCTATTGGGTTTCCTGTCAGAAATGTAAGTGGTGAGCGTAATCAGAATCCCACCCGAATCACTCCCGATTTCGTGATGGGATATAACAATGTCGTTGACGGAAGTTCTCGACTTGTAGTTGACTATACCGAGTACAATGCAAACATTCCATCATTAAGTGGATTGTATACATTTATCATTGGAGTTACCAGTATCACTCGTATTGGTTCCACTGTGACGGTAACTACTAGTGCCGATCATGGATACGTGACTGGAAAAACTATTACGATTGCTGGTGCTCTTCAGACCGACTACAATGGTTCATATACCATTACAGTAACTGCATCTAATGAGTTCACATACACTATTGCAACGACTCCAGTAACTCCGGCTACTGGTTCTATTACCAGTCGTTATACAGCCGAAGAAAACGGACTCGTTTATCTTACATCACAAACCAATCCCGATCAGAATGGTTATTATGTTACACGAAGCATTGTGTGGGCAGATCTGTATCTTGCCTCCACATCTAACAAAGATATTCGTGTAAAGACTAATAGCAACATTGATATTTCGACAGGTGGATTGTCTACTGTCACATATAATATTGAATCAATTGAAAGTGTTACTCTCGGTACTGGTAAAGTATTTGCAGTTGTAACTACAACTGATGAAAATGGATTTGCCACTGGAAATTCGATCACAATAGCAGGAGCTACTGTGACTGGATATAATGGAACTTTTGATATAGAAAAACTTACTGGTTCATCGTTCCGTTATGAAATCCCATCTGCTTTAGCATCCGATGCAACTGGTACTGCTGTGTATGACATTCTTGAGAATGATCTAGTATATGCCGCCGCTCAGACTGATGGTGATGAAAATGCTCTATATATAGCCCATTCAGCATCCTCATGGGAGTTATATGGGTTCTTCTATGAATGGGATGGAACTGAAAATGATAACGTAGCTGGTGAATATGGTGATGATGTGGATGTCGATGGATATCCATTAAATCATTATCGTAAAGGATATTCACTTGAAGAGACCGCCGATTTCTTGAAAGAAAAACTCGAAGTTCAATTAGAGTTCGGTCAATTTAAAGGAAGTCAACATAACCGAAGCGATCATGGTGCTTTCGTCCGCTGGTTATTAAGTGGTCGCCAAGTTAACATTGGGCATTCTGGTAAAGATAAAAACGTATTTATTGATGGATTCGGACTGGGTAATCCAGAGAGTGCTAAAGCGTCCGATAGAACGAATGGCACTGTCGATCCATATGATGATGATGCGGTGACTGCAAAAAAAGCCCTCATTGCACAGGAGAACAAATACACTATCTGGGGATTGACTAATCATCATAGTAATTCACTTACTGGCTATTTTAATAAGTCCCCATATCTTAAAGATTATCCTCGTATCTATAACAGTGAATATGAAACCGAATCACCATTCGGTTATCTAACTGGTGGTCATCTTCCAGTTGACACTGATGTTGAACGTTGGAGAATGACCGTAACAGGTACTGCTACATCGACTGACAGTGAGGTTCGTCCTATTATGATAGATACCCTGTGGTATCATCGTGATAATGCATACCACAATAACATTACATTGGATATGAAAAATTCGGCGATGGTTGGTAGACATTCTCTATCCATCGTGAATAATTTTAATGTTCCTGATCGTATTGCATTGATTGGTCAGGCTCTGGCAGATACTGATATTACTGCGGGTAGCCCCGGTACTATCACAGTACCAGAAGTAAGTCCTTGGTATGAAGGTGACTATGTTCAATTCCGTGTAGAAGATGGTAATACACTTCCTAGTGGATTGGCTGAATATACCACCTACAAAGTAGCACCCGGATACCCAAGTGGTAGTGATATTCAGCTTACAGATCTAAGTGGTACTCCAATAAATTTGAGTGATACTGGATCTGGTAATTTTATTATCGAACGTCATGTATTCGATCCGTACAATAACGATGAAGTAATTGATTCACTTGATGACATTGCTGGTATCACATTGAACTCTGGATTATCAATTGTATACCCAGTTACTGTAGGTACTGTCACTAATTACTACATTAATCCTCGTAAGAAAGGTTCGTTAACTGATATCGTACCTAAGGGATCTTGGACTCCCAGTAGTTTGTCATGGGATGCGGCTGGCTTGAATGGTATCAATATTTATTTGAATGCCGCCGAAACTGACTATGTAACATTCACGCACCCAACTATGTTAACGGCTGATTTGCTTGAAGAGTTGAATCAGCATAATGATATGATTCCGGTTCCATTCGATCCGGTTAATACTGATATTGATTCATTGACATCTATTTTCGTTGATAATTCACTGATCGATTATACTGACAATATCAATAGAAGCAATAAAATAAGATCGAAGAAAACGTTTGTTCATCTTCCTGCTCCAATTGAATTGCATGATGGTGCTAAGATAGAACTGGATGTATCCCTTCCTGTTATTCCAGAAACTGATTCATTCCCATTCAATACACTTGGTTCTTTGAGTGGATATAGAAACTATGTGACTCAACCTCGTGTATATGTACTTGGTGGATATCAATCATTTGCGTGTGAGAATTTCACTATATCTAGCCTTACCCAAACTGGCGGACTTGCCACTATGGTATTGGCTTCCGATCATGGTCGCTATACATCCACATTCACTGACAGTGATGTAGATGTTGATCTTGATAGCATTCGAATTTCTAATTGGAAAGATGTATCGGTTGGTGATATTGTTCGATTCAAAAATACCGCAGGTGCGTTACCTACACCGTTGGCTATCACAACTGATTACATCGTAACATCAATTGTTCGTGACACGATCACATTGTCTGATGATCTTGGGTCTGCAATTGATATTACGTCCGCTGCTGGTGGTGGAACCCATAGTATTGTTATTCAGAGTCCAGTTCGATTCTCATTGAGAGAATCGACCGATTCATATTATAACGATGAATTTGATGGTTATGTATATGATTTCGATACGATCCAATTCAACGTTGATGAAAATGCTGCATCTCCTGCACCCGGACCAATAATTCTTGACCGAACTATTACTACATCAGGTGCAAATGATGTTCGTGGATTAACTGAACGCAGTAATGCGTCTGTGTTTAGTCCTATGCCAGAAGTAGAATTTGCTGAAGATGGAAATGTATACAACCAGACTTTCACCCCAGATAATCTAGTGGGTAATGGATTGGTTGGTGATGACCGTGATATAAGAACATTGTTGGCTACTGTGTATCCGACTGCTACAAGTACATTCGCATGGAGAATGGATAACAGCCCTCGCATCAGAATGCTAAAATGGAGTTTGATGAATGTCCATGCACTAGGTGGAGTTGCTGATACCGGAAGCTTTGCAAATGTTGCGTACAAGAGAAATAAAGAAATTGTAAATGAGTTTGCATTTCTGTTTAAAAATGGTTCTGATGGTGTGATGAGCGTGTATGATAATCCATTGTCATATGTTGATACTACCGAGCCTAGTTATACTCAGCAAGAGGTGAATGCATTTGTTCGTATTCGCTACCAGTCAACATTGGCACCTCGGGTATTAACAGATCTGTTAAGTGAAGAAGACGTAGCAACCGTTGGATCATTTAACTATCAAGCTGCTGATGCTTACAATGAATTGTTGTCCGATTTCTATAAAGGTCGAGTACTTGTTAACTCCAATAATGGTAACTTGAATGAATATGATGCTTCACTTCCTATTAATCATAGTGGTGTAACTGATATCCCATCTTCGTTCTTTGACCATACTGCATCCAGTAAATTCCTTGATTTTACTTCGATTGAAGGTATGTATAGTGGAGCTGACTATGAAGCATACGCAAGATGGTATGCAAAAAACATCTATGCTCCTCGATATATTGTGAATGCACAAGGTTATACAGCACTTGATGCTTACGATGCATATAAGAACGTAGACCAAACACTGAAAGATGATATCAATGATTACTACTACGATACTAATGATAGAGATAGTAGTGCAAACAATCGTTACGTGGTTGACCATTTAGAACCGCTTATCGATGCGGAATTTGAATTTGGTGCGGGTAGTGATAATAAACTCGTTAACTATTTAATCAGTAATGAAGCATCTGATCTTAACCTGAATGATCTCAGAAGAAGATTATGGGATTCTCATTTTAACATTCCTGATGCATCGGATCGCCAGATTCAGAATGCATTTCATATGTCCGTAACTTCACCTAGTATTGAAGACTCGGCTAAGTTCTATGGTGCATCATGGATACCATTCGCTAAGATTTTCTCTTCTGATAACGTATCTCCTTCTGAAAATGCGATTGATGATATTTTGGACTATGCAACTATTATTGGTGGTACATATCCAGCACATAACAACACTCTCGATAATGCAATCGCAAGTAACCTGATTGCGGAACGGTATAAAGAACTTGGTTACGTTGATGCATTTGCGTCAGTTAATACCGAAGATACTACCAATAGTGATCGTGAAGAATTTCTGCGTAATTATGTAAGTGGTTACGCAAACCGACTTCCATATCGTTTGTATAACGGATTCAAGATTGCTGTGGCTGGACGTGATGATAGTGATGCTTATGCAACTGATACATCTAACATTTTGGTTGATACTGAAACCGATATCGAGCGTATTTACACTTACTCGACAAAGGATTATCTCAATGGATATATCACCACTCCTAGTGCTGATGTTGCTCGTTATTTGAACGATAATTTTGTTATCAGTGAACTAAGTGGTGCTACATCTGAAATACCATTATATGACCTGATTGAATCTGGTTATACACCATCCGATCCTTCAGCGGTTTTGTATTTATGGAATTGGCCAAGCTTAACTGGTTGGACTCGTCAGACCAACACATATTGGGATTCAGTTGGTTATGCAGTAGTTGATGATGGTAAATTGGTGTTGGATAGTGGTACTAATCCTATGTATCGCTATGACCAGACTATTCCATCTAACTTCGTTACCGAATCTTACATCTACACCAGCGATGACCAGTTGATGTCATTTATTACCCATCATTCAACTGCGGCTGATGTTAACTTCAATACTGTTATTAACTCAGCGTATGCAACTTTGGCGTTTGAAGATGCTCCGTTGGGAACATGGCCGAATCCTGTAGCAAATGGTATTTATCTTCACTATCGTAAAGACAGTGCTCCGATTGATATGAGCACTGCCGCATCTAAATTGAATGATTTTACCGCTATGGATACTGTCCGTGTCGGTACATATGTTCCAAATCGGTTATATCGTGTGTTGTTTGCTAGAATGTCGAATAATGACTTCATGGTTCAGGTATATGACACAACTGATAATTCTCTTACTGGATCTGTCAGTGTAAACGTTTTGTTCCCTAATGTTCTCGGCGAAACCGAAGATAGTATGGATTTTGTGCTATCAGTTGGTCGTCAACATGGCTGGTCAAATCCGGGTTATTTTGATAAGCAATCGTATGCTGAGGGTATTACTGATACTGAGCTTCTTGCGTTGTTCGGTATTGCGGATACCAATGTATACGCTCATGATCTAAATCCGTCATGGTGGTATTTTGAAAATGGTAATCCATCTTCAGATCCAGAAAATTCCAAGATCAAAGACATGATTAATGTGAGCGGAATGAATCATATAGCCGACCGTGAGTTCTATATCAATAAGATGAAATACAACTACACTCGTGTTAAGATGTCATTCATGTTCTCGAAGAAATTGGGTAGATGGCTGCCACTGGATTATCGTCAAGCACCAACTTCATATTTGACACCTACATTCGGTGCAACTGCATTGAAACAAACTGAGCGTAGCATCATATCTGCGGGTAGCACGGGTAAATCGGTAACCGATTATATCAATTATTTACAACCTGACGTAAGTAATGTGTTCTCTGCTAGTCAGTATGGTGGTAACAAGCTTAATTGCGTAATGCTAACTCCATTCAGTGTTGGTGACACTATTGCGATATATGATAAGGATTCGGTAAACTCAATTACTGCTGTGATTGCTAGTGTTTCGACATCTGCTCTACCATACACATCATCATTACTCTGTTTCTACACGTTGACTGAAGATCTTCCTGAGATTTACCAACTTCAGTCTAAACTGAATATTTCGGCTCCAATCAATACGATTGACAGTGCTCAATATCCGATCAATTTGCTTACGGGTATAGAATCTCGTGATTATTTGTGGAAGAATCCTATCTGTCTTGATCCAGCTAATATGTACAAACAGTTGAATTTGATTGCATATTGGGAAATGCAGCCAATGATTCTGAACCGTGCATGTTATCCTTTCTTGAGTACTGAATTCCCATATAACAATGATGGCGAATTGGTTCCTGAATTGGATCATACTTACGACCCAGCATCTGCTGAAAACTACCGATTTACTCGGTTAATCGAGCCTAATTTGGCAAGCCCAGATGGTATTAATTTTGTCGTTCCGAACAACGTACATGGTGGTACAATTGACCCAGACAACTCACTGATGCTTTATCAGCCTCATATGTGGAAAGTTTACTGGCACATGCGTCCATCTGTATGTGCGATGGAAGGAACTGATATTCCGTCCCCAACTGAACGAACTGGTGGTGTAATGGCAGACCCCGTGTTGAATAGCATTTACTGCTTCCCTGATGCCCGTGATCCCCAGTATACTATTCCTTGGCACGATGACATGGGTAGAGACTGGTTGAATTCTGGTTGGTTGTTGATCGATGCTAGAATTGATGACGTAGATACAAATCCTGAACGGGATCTATACTTCGAAATCGATGCTCAGATAGTTGAACCTGATGAAGAACGGGATGATTTCTGGGAAATTGAATCAGCAGACATTCCCGCTGCTGAGCGACAGGCTGCGATTGACGATCTTGAATAATTGAATCCTTCAGTTTTTGGCGAATGTTATAAACTATAGTCAAGAACTGAAGGTTTTACTATGTCAAGAATAGAAGTTAATGGTATTTACAAACATGCTCCCTTAACAAACGCTCAAATGGCAACCACGAAACGTAATTTGGATCGTGAAGTTGTCATCATGAGGGATGCTGTTACCGATAGAGCGACATTGATCCCGCCCGTAACTGACCCAACTACGGACGCTTCTGCGTATCCTACCAACTATATCTATGCAATGGATTACGATTCCACCGATGATGGTGGTGATAATCCTAATATCCGTAGACATATTCCTACCCTAGAATTGCTAGGTGATGTGGGGGATAATACTGCTGGATCAAATTGGATTAACATACAGACTAATGCGATTGGTACGTATAATTATTTGAATGGTGGTGAAACTATTCAAGAAGCATTTGAAAAAATTGATACTCAACTCGTAAGTAATAGCTTAAAATATATAATTGATTCTAGTACTGATGGATCGATAACAACTTCGACTGATGGTGTAACCCCAACAAATACAAATAATGGGGGTGTATATCAAATTACATTTGGTGTTGCTCATACATTAGATAATTCTTCTTATAGTTCTATTCTTGGTGGTGCGAGTAATATAATAAGTGGTACATCTACATATTCGACCATAGTTGCTGGTGTGAGTAATTCAATTAGAGCTGGTTCATTACATGGATTTATAGGCACTAGTGTTGGTTCTTATATTGATGATTCTGATTATTCAGCAATTATTGCGGGGACTGGCAATGGTATTGATACGGGATCAAACAATTCATTTATTGGTACAGCTACTGGATCATCTATCAATGCAGCTCAATTTTCTGCAATACTTGTAGGTGCGTCACAAACGATAAGTGCATCTGAATTCTCAATCATTGGAGCTGGATTTTCAAATGCTATTACGGATGGATCAACTCATTCATTTATTGGTTCTGGATATGATTCGTATATCGATTCATCTCCATATAGCGTTATTACTGGTGGATATCAGAATTATATCGATGGCGTATCAGATTACGGTGTGATCAGTGGTGGTATACATAACTATATTCTTGATAGTAGAAGCTCAGTAATTGGAGGTGGTACAGAAAACTATATACACCCGAATTCATCTGGGGACTCTTATAATAATGGTATACTCGCAGGTTCGCAGAATAGAGTAACTGCGGTCCATTATGTTACATCTGGGAATTTCATTGGTGCTGGTACTAACAATTGGATACAAGATGCTGCTTATTCATCTATTCTTTCGGGTAAGGACAATTATATATATAATGGACCATTAATTGGAAGTAATTCATGTTTCATTGGTGCGGGTACAGCTAATGCGATTCAAGGCTCTGCCGACAGTGCAGTCGTTTCTGGGTTGAACAACTATGTTTACGGCTCTGACGGCAGTGCAGTCGTTTCTGGATTGAATAACTATGTTACATCATGCGATCAAAGCGGTATTACTTTTGGATGGGGTAATTACATAAATGCCAGTGCACAAAGCTCTATTGGTGGTGGTAACATAAACCGAGTATATCACTCTGATAAAGCAGGTATTCTTGGTGGGTTTAATAACGAAATTTCATTCTCAAATTATTCGTTTGTTGGTGGTGGTTCTACAAACTACATTCGAACAACCATATCACGTGATACTTACAGTGTTATTGCTGGTGGTTTAAGTAATTACATTGATGGTTATTATGCTACATATTCATTCATTGGTTCCGGTGAGTCGAATAACATAGGTGGTGACCATTCGGTTATTACAGGTGGTAAGAACAATAGCATCAGTGACATATACAATTTCATTGGCGGTGGTGAGGATAACTCAATTGCAGGTTCCTATAGTGCCGTTATTTGTGGTGATACCAATTCGATTGCTAATACTTCGTTGAATTCGTTTGTTGGTGGTGGCTCTACCAATGCTATTTCGATTGCAAATAACAGTGCAATTCTGGCTGGTAACTTAAACAAGTTGGACAATTCAACTAATTCGGTAATCGTAGCCGGATTCACCAACTACATATATAATGGATCACATATATCCTTTATTGGATCAGGTCAGTATAACTATATTTATCAAGGTGATTCTAATGTTATATGTGGTGGTGGATATAATCAGATTTATGCAAGTACTGATATTGCATTCATTGGTGGGGGAGTACGCAATAAAATTTTTGATGCCAGCAATGGATCAGTGATTGTCGGTGGTACTGGTAACTTAATATATGAGGGTTCCAGTAACTGTTTCGTTGGAGGTGGTTACAACAACTATATCTATGGAAATAGCAATCAATCAAGCATTTTTGGTGGTCTTGAGAATACTATTCGTGAAGGTTCTACATTATCTGCTATCATTGGAGGAGCCAATAATCATATTATAGGTACTGTAACCTCATCGTTCATTCTTGGTTCTAATATTAACACAGCATCTTATGCTCGATCCTACACAACATTCATGAATCGTGTATTCTTGTGGGAAAATGCATTTGAACTTAAGGACAAACCATTCAATGTTGGTGATGTTTTAATGGTAGAGAGTGACGTAGGTGGTGTTCCGTATGTAACATGGGGAGCTGCACCATCGACTAATACATATTCGGGTCTCGATCCGATTGCTACTAGTGCTGGAACGTATTCGGTTAAGTCACAGGGTCAATCAATTATTCTGACTAGTTATATTGCGATTAACAATGCAGAAAGTGGTTCTGGGACGGGAACCTCGACATCAGGTATGGTTGGTACTGATTTCACGAATGATGGTTACACATTCACTAATTATACTGCAATTAGTTATAATACAATATATGGCGATGCAACTGGTATTTCGAGTCAAAACGGTCTAGAAATTCTGGATGGATTTGCATATGATATCAAGGTGAAGAATGTGAATCTTTCATGGAAAGGTCCATATATGAAGAATGCACCATCGTTGGCATTTGCGTATTCAGGTGGTATAACAGTAACTAGAGATGGTAGTACTCGAACTATTGAAATGGGTGATCTGCCCACCGTCAACGTGACTGGTACAACAAATGCAGGTGCATACGATCCATCTCCTATATATAATGGATATGGATCAAGTGATTCGGCTGATACGGCAAGTCCTTATTTGTTCCTTCGATATAATGCTACCACAAATCAAGTTAATCTTGGTATAGCACAGTTGTATATCCACCAGAAATATGTTTACAAAGCATACACTGTATATGACTCGGTCAGTACTGATTCGTTTTTTACAATTACGTGGCCAACTGAAAGCTATGCATTACCATCTATTGGAAGCACATTCTATTTCTGGACTTCAAACCCAGCAACCAATAGTAGCTTGGGATCGTATACAGTTGCGAATGTGGTAGGTAACGATGTTACTGTAGATAGTAATTTTGGTAATGTTACCAATGGACCATGTTGGATATTTGTTCCGGGTAAATTGCCATATCTGACAGCAACATTTGATTTGGATATTACAAAAACAGCCGTATAATGTATATTTAGGGTATGAAAATTGCCCTAATTATACCTGTCTATCAACAGAAAAAATACTGGATGCGGATGCAAGCAGCGATTGAAAGATTGACTGTGCGTCCGCATTCTGTTTATGTGATGATGGATAGACAGCCAGCTATCGATTTCAAATACATTAAAGAAGCCACTTCGAGTTCGGACTTATTGAACACTTACAAAATATTCAATATGACGGATGTACCTGAATTTGTTGGTCGCCCAAATCATCTACCTGAGCAGGATCTATTCCTGACTGGATATAGACGCAATCAAGGTATTGAATTAGCCATTCAGGACGGTTGTGAGGTGTTTGTGTTCATAGATGGTGATTGTCTACCCCAGTCTGATTTGATCGAAGCTCATGGACGTGTAAACGGATATGGGATACCTAATCTATCAGTAGGTCGCAGACGAGAAGAAAAACATGGCTGGAAAGATCAGCGTGAAGTTTCACCGTTAACAATGCCAATGCGATTGTTTGATCGAACCAATGAACATGTTATAACCGATTTTTCGCTATTACAAAGCAGCACTATAACATGGAGCTGCAACATGTCAATGAATATTCAGGCTGTTAATCGACTGAAGAAATTCAATAAAAAATATTACGGAAGAGAGGATGTATTCCACTCCGATTTTCTAGGTACATGGGGCGGTGAGGATGGGTTTATCGGAATCGAATCATATTACTGTCAGATTCCAATCACAATGATAAATGACAAAAAATCTGGTATAAAACACATAGAGCATCCCAGACCCATTAACAAGTATTCGGGTGCTGCATTTGAGAAATATTTGGATGAACAAACGTCATTGCTTCAGCGAATGATGTTTAACAATCCGCTATCAATGGATTTTTTCTATACAGAGAAAGCCTAAGAAGATTGCTTCGGGTAAGGTATCTGTAGGGTAGAAAGAATGTTCCGCAAGGACTTCAGAATCCCCGACCCTTTAGGGTCGTGGGAGCGTCAAACCGAATCCATCCTAACGTGCTGGTGTAGAAAGTAAGGTAGTCCGCATTGTGTACAGGTAAGTTTGATTCCTTTTACATATTCAGTAATCATTTGAACTTTGTGCTCATTATCCTGTGCAATCGGAGTCTCGCAGCGTAGACATATGGTCGAATTTATCTGTCGGATTAATGGGGTTTCTTTGTCATAAAAACACAAGTCTACAGTGCCATCATCCCATTGATAGATGTTCTCATTTTCAAGTAGTATTTCTTCAAGGGTTTTCATTTTTCTTATGCAAAAAATCGATATAAATAGTATCTTTACTACATAATATAAGTTTAATGTTGGGACTATGGAAAAACTAGTAATAGCACTCGATTTTGATGGAACCCTATGTCACGGAAATCTGTTCCCCGCAATTGGGAAACCGAGAATGTGGCTCATCAACAAAGCAATTGAATGGCGTAGACGAGGTCATAAAGTAATATTGTGGACGTGTCGAGAAGATGTGCTTCCAACCGATTACAGTCCGTATTGGCCAGTCGGAAACTACCTGACCGATGCAGTTGCATGGTGTAAAGAATTCGGGTTGGAATTTGACGCTGTAAATATGAATTTGTCTGAGGTTACCGATCCTGCCGCTAAAGTGAGTCGCAAAATTTTTGCTCATTACTATATCGATGACAAATCAATCATATTTGACGAAAATAGCGAAATGATGCTGGGTATGGATAAGGAACTCTTTGAGTTCTAATTGGTGGGAAGATGGAGAACGCAGTATCGACTGAGCTAAAATTCTGGAAGCTGGCACTTAGGGAAGCATATTATCTAGATTTGATAGATGAACCCGATTTTGTCAAGATGTATAGTTTGGAATTCTATGAATCACTTGATAATTTATCACGCCGTGATAAAGTACCAGCACAAATCGTATTCGATGTTATGAAGAATAGCGAACTATTTGCTTATCTTCTACGAGAAGAAGTGCGAATTATATCCACTGGTGACGTACCCGAAGATAAACGATATTTCCGCAGACATTGGTTGTCATATCTTATGGACTGTTTGCATGATGGTTATATCAATGCGAATCAATACGATGTATATAGGACAAGTATAAACTTCGATAGTAGCGAATGGTCGGATTCTGAACGATCAATGGCTGAGTCGATAATCGGAATGATCCAATTCAGTATCGTACATGAGAATCCGAAAGCAGGACAGTTCATTGAAAAACCCAGTTTCGAACTATTGATGTTTATGAATGATTTGGAATATGTATGATAAAACGATTTACAAAAGACAATGGTCAGAGTTACCATAACATAATTGAGTTGACATGGTTGTTCCTGTTGTCGGAGTTGCATGAGTATCTGACATTTTTTGGTGCATATGATATTGTTCACCAAGTGTATAACTATCGCAGACTGTGGTGGGTAGTAATTCTGACGGTATCCATTATGATGACGGTCAGTATGTTTATGGCTACCTCCAGTGTATACTTACTTAAAACTTTCGGGGTATTCTAATGGAATATAAAGATCCAATCACTGCACGACTAGAGATAATTGGTCAAACTCTCACAAGTGAAAATGCATGGACTGAGCTGCTAGGATTTGCGAAAGAAATGCGACAGACTTTTTCGCTTACGGACTACGGAAAGGATATAACAATCACGGCATGGCCGCTGGATATGGTTGGTCGTGGAAGTATATCGTTTCAGATATCATTCATGCCAAAAGATGTGTACATGAAGATGTGGAACAACGGTGGATATTATCTGGCATTCTTCAAGATCACAGATGGATATTTCGATCATATTATTCGAAATACATTTACGGAAGAAGGGGTTGTTCCGATAAGAGATCTCGATGAGGCAGAAGAGAAAATTCTCGACTACCTCACGATGGAGATCTACAAGTGGCGGAATAAAAAGATTATTGAGTAAAGGTGAGTCGGTTATGAAATTTTAACCGACTTTTTCTTTGTCTCTTCTTTTTTCTGGATTGTAATTTCGAGAATTCCATCGGTGAATTCAGCACTCACTTTGTCGGTGTCCAATGAGGCTCCGATCTTATAGGACTTGCTAAACTTTTTGACAGGTCTACCGCTCGACAATAGTTTTACTTTGTCACTCGATGGAATATCTCTGGCGGCTGAGACTTTGAGGAATCCGCCATCGATATCAAGTTCAATCTGTTCTTTTTTGAATCCGGGTAGCTCGATGCTTAGAACGATAGCGTCCTCGGTTTCTGATACGAGTTCAACCGTGTCAACCCCTGTTGTCATGGTGAACAAATCTTCGATGAATTTATCAATATTACTGGAATACATAGGTTCTCCTTTGTGTTTTTGATTCCTGTTATGTATTATGCAATTACTGTGCCAATTGTATAAGGTGGCGATATTTTTATATATTCGCAGGGTAAAGTGATGCCTAGTTTCATGATGAAACAGATATAGTTCTATCTTAAATCAAGTTTTTTTTTCACCGTTTTAGAAAAAATTTTGGTTATTTAGAGGGTAATTAAGTATCTTTCCTTTTAAGTTAGAGGTAATTCTGCATATAAACTGTAGAAAACCCTCTAGGACAATACGATGATTAACGAAAAAAACAGCCCACATGTCTTTCTAACTGTAAACGATCTCAAATCTTTCAATGAGAGCGTTGAACGAAATGTAACCGATGATAAATCTGAATCTATTCAGTATGACCCAAATAAATTTGAGTCATTTATAGTTGATCCCATCGATCTTGACGATGATGTTGTGTATCAACTCGCCGATATCATTGACAAGAAAACTCAGTTGGATAAACGTGATTTTACCGATAAGGCATTTGTGGCTCCGAATACTGTCGAGCGTCTATTGGCATCCGATAAAATTGCATATGTTACGGAAGACGGATTACCAGTTGGTGTTGCAACTTTGATTGATGCAACTAAAGAAAACTTTATGGGTATTATACCTTCTGATTTTTATGCACTTAAATCTGCTGTGAATCTTAATGATCGAATGCAGCAAGAATTTTTTGCAGTGACTGATGAAAATAAAAATATGGGTATCTCAGGTGAATTGAGAAAACGCCTTGAAGAAGTTTCGCCGCTTATGTTCGTTACTGCCCCATCCAGTGATATAGATACACTCGAAGGCTTGACTAAGAATGGATATAAGCATGTCTCTGACTTTGAGACGGACTGGGAAGCTACTCCTGTCCAATTATGGATTAATTAAAGTACAAAGGAATATACCGCTATGGGAATCAAAGAAATTCTACAGGCCAATAGAGCCAGAGCCAAATTTGTTGAGGCAGGTAATGCCATTGAAGATTTTCGGGAGCAAATGGTTCCAGATCCATTGCCACCAGAAAAAGCAATCAATCGCAAATCAGATGAACACGATCAGTGTTTTATTATCATACCTGATATTCATTCATATAACAGAGACAAAAAGGCTTTTGACCTGTGCATGAAATCTCTTCCCATTCTGAATAAGAAGTACAATGTCACTAAGTTCGTGCAGCTCGGCGATGCACTCGAATGCGGCGAAGCATCTTCTCATCCAACCACCAATGTGTTCGAACGACCTCTGTCTTATGTAGAAGAGCTTAACTGGGCAGAGAATGATTTCTGGAAGCCAGCTATGAAAGCTCTCCCCAATGCAAACTTTTACGCACTCATGGGTAATCATGAAGATCGTTGGAATAAGAAGATCGCTGGGGATATGAAGCGTAGCGGTTATCGTCAGGAATATGCAATCGACATGTACAATAGCTGGATGCCGTTTGACCTGTATAAGGAATGGGGTATTCATGTTGTTCCGCACTCTAATGAAGATCCTGAAGAATGCATTCTGGAATTGATTCCCAACAAGCTTCTGTGTCTTCATGGTTGGAGTCACTCCAAACACTCCGCAGATACCCATCTGAGAGCCGTTCAGGGCAATTACTCGATCATCCATGCCCATACCCACCGTTCGCAGCACCACAGCACTAGAAACCCCATTAAAAAGAACACTGTGAGTTCTTGGTCGTTTGGGTCACTGGCAAAGGTTGCGATGATGTGGCATAACGGAAAACCAACTGAACATACCCTTGGTTTTGGGATGGTGATGGTGTATGATGACATCTTCAGTATACAAGAGATCCAGATTCACATTACTGAAAACGATGGGCGAAAGCTGATACTACCAGAAGGTACAGTGCTCACCGCCTAAAATAAAAACCCTGTTCAATGAGCAGGGCTTTTCTGTAACTCATTAACAAAATTATCAATGGTGTATTTCGTACTGTCACGTACATTCAGTTCAGTTTGATATACCATTGCCTCTTGCGAGGCAAGGCTCTCATAGACTAGTTCAATCATTTCAATATATCCTGTTATTCTTCACGAAGTTGACAAATCTTCAGAATTCACAAGCCCCTGAATCTTCAGTTCAGGGGTGATTGACTGTTTCACCTGTGCGTATGGAGTAACGAAATACAATCCGTATACAACACTGTCATCAAAGTGCATGTTGATTTCGTTGCTGCGACAATATTCGGCTTTCGCCATATTCCAATCTTCGTCAGGGAACATAGGGTTACTTGGATCTTTCCAATGTACCGTCACATTTTTTTCGATCAGGTAATCAGTAATGGAAAAGATAGTTGAATAATCCTTTCCTTCATCCATATCGAGCTTACCAAGATCTCTCTTGGCTTTCTCGGTCGATGCTCCCGTAATGATGTGGATTTCATGACCAGCCTGAATCATAGCAGCCGCCATCGCTTTGAAAAACGGATTACTGTCAGTCACGCCATGAATGTCCAACCCTATTTTTAATTTTCCTTCCATTTAGCCATCTCTTAATTCTAACCAACGATTCCGTTTCCGATCTAAATATAATAACTCATTTGTATCCGAGTAGAATTGTGAAATGCAGGAACTCGGCGAAGAGACACACCGTGCTCTTCGCAGAGTCTTTAATTTATTTAGCTAACCTAGCAAATTGGTTGATGTAATTTGGCTCTTGGGTGAAAATAGGTATTTCAGTGTCAATTACCCATGCAGATCGAATGATTGTATTGGTTTCACCTATGATAATCCTATTCCGTTCATCCCGTAATGGGATCTCTTTTTCAACCGATTTTTTTATTATACAGAAGCCACGTTTGAATGCAGTTGGCATATCATTCCAGTTCACACCGTGCTGTAACATCATCATGTCCTGCATCTCACTTCCATTCTTTTTATGAAGCTGCTTTGTTGAGAACATAGTTCGAGCCAACATTGAGACCGAATTTTTCGTACAATCTCGTTGTCGCCAATTGAACGCATTAAATATTTCCGGTTCGGGAACAACATAACCACGACAGTCGAACTCAGCCATTTCTTCGTATGCGGGTCCGTCCTCTACATGCTGAAAGAAGTAGTAGTTGAATAGGTTACTTGTCTTTGCTGACGCAATCGACATAATTTTGTTCAGTTCTTTTCCGTGCCAAGGTTGAGTATCGTTACTCATGTCATCACGAATGAGAATGCTGATCTCATCGGATTGAGAGTATATCAATTGAACGCCGGGGATTTTCTCAGCAAGTCCTTTACATGTCATCTGCATTGCATATGAAAGACGTGCGTCATACGGTTTTTTACTTTTCCAGCGTTTCACGTTCTTGCTGAAATGCACACCATCCAGCCTAAGCATAAGCGGAAGTCGAATCGGGAACCTGAAGTTGTATGCAGCTTCGTAGCATTTCATTCTATCACCAAGTGATGTCTTATCCATTTTATTACCTCATAGTAAAAAACCCCAGACGGGATGTCTGAGGTTAATATAGAAAAAAGTTTCTTTTTGTAAACTGTTACGGAAGAAATTCTTCTATGGTGTCTCGTGTAATCCCAATGTGTTCGAGATACTGTTCGTGACTATTGACTGTATTATACACACGTTCTCTGGAGTGAGGATGTGTAGTAGCAGGGCCGTCATCATGCTTGCTCATCCATGTGAAAAGAACTTCCATGAAGAGAGAAGACATAATCAGATATCGACTAAAAGGAGTAGTCGAAATAACAGACTGTGCGAATAGGTCGGCAGAACGTTCATCGTTTCGTGAAGTCTCGTAGTTACCACCAGTGCGGATGCAGTGGCTGAGACAGATGTGACCCAATTCATGAGCAACGACCGAGAGAAGCATACCAGTGAAGTAAGATTTTGCTTCTTCAAACAGATACGGATTCTTCACGTCATAACCAAGCTTGGTAAGCATAGGCTCAATGTCATTGTCATGGAACGTGTTACCGTGGTCCCCAATCACATTGCATGCATGTGCAAGGACATCGATGTCTTCATCTTGCTGGAACTTGGCCAATGCGAATGCCATTGGAATTGTGATATTGCAGAGACCATTCAACATGGTGATGCGACTGCGATTTCCGCCGAGAGATTCGGCGTATGCGTTCACAATATCACGATTACTGAACGTAATTTCAGTTGCACGTGTTTTCTTCTTGTAGTCTGCGTTACCAGAAACGTAGGGGCTTCGAGTACAAATCTCGAAGATGAATTCTAGGTCTTGTTTACTGATTGGAAATGGCATGGTTATCCTTGTATTGCTTTAATTAACTGCTCAGCGTTCATTTTATCCAAGATGCCGATTTCATATGAAATGTTCTTGAACGCCTGATCCCGATACAGTTGGTTCATGTAGACAGTATGAAATATAGCATTCTTTTCAAGCAATTGTGACAAGAAATTGATGCGTCCTGTCATAAAGGTCTCAGGGGGGATATGTGCATATTCTTTCCATACCCCAACCATGTATTCTTCATACTTCGGATCAATGTCACCTAGAATGGCCATATCTGCGTCTAGGAAGACTTTTTGCATTTGTATGCTACACTGGCTTGTATTATCGAGTTGATGAGTCTCAGTGAGCTTAATGAGCTGGTAAATACGACTGACAGATTTACTTGGTCTGACTCCCATACGCTTCAGGGCATTCAATGCGAAATCAGCACTCATTTCCTCATCAGATAGGGAATCAATTGGGATTTCCTGTGTATGTCGATGGGCGTTATGAAAATAGTCATGGAAGAACGCAGCAAAAATCAGTTCGGCCTTTACCTTATCATGCTCATCAAACGCATAGATCCGTAATAGCTCATTCAGTTTGTTGATAAAGTTTTCAATGTGACCCGAACTATGATATTCACGCACTGGATCAGTATACACCGTAACCAACTCATCATAGACTATATGGGCAATCTCGATGTCGATTTCAGGAAACTGTTCCAGTGCAAAATTCCATGCTTCTTTCAATGTAATGTTTGTCATATGTTAGGGTCCTTAATTCGAATGGGTTAGAGGTATAACCTTCATAATTTAGAAAAAAATGCGGATTTGTAAATCAAAAACCTCCCGGCTGGGAGGCTTAATGAGTTGGATGACATTGAATTATGAGAATGCTGCTGTGACAGGTTTACTCATTGATTCGATGTCAGCAAGAAGCTGACGTTCATCCATCTTCAGTTTTCCGTTGTTGCGTACTTGCTTTATGTTGTTCAGGAACGTGGCCAGCTTTCGTTCAGACTCGTCTATACTGCTGAGTTTGGGGAACTCTCCAGTATCATTGATGTACTGCATGACATCTTTGAGCTTATCCAATCGACTTTTGATGTTACAATTGTCCAGCACTTCTTGTAGTAATTGTTCTTCCTCTGCGGTAAGTTCCCCATTCTTCATGAGGGTTTTAGCTTTTGCGAAGTAGGATGAATACTGCTTTTCTACCGGATCGAGGGAACTGCCCTTTGGAGTCGATCTTGTCACTGCCGTGAATTCTATAAGTCGCTTCAGTCGTCCCACTCTATTCTTCGGAGAGAACAGCGAGATCTCTTCCAATATCGGAATACAGTCAGGTTCCAACGTGCCTTTATTGTACAAGATGTTACTAGTGGAAAGAAATTCGGCATGCCGCTTCTCTGTTAGATCGGTTACATGCTGTCGGGGAGTTCGTCCATTAGTTTGACAGAATTCGAGTACTTCCTCCAATTTGGATTTGCGACTCTTCTGATATTTGCTCTTGTAAGAGGAAATTACCTCGTATACATCATGCTCTTCGGGAGTGAATTTGTTCTTCTTCATCGAATTTTTCACAGTATTCAGAAGTTGACCCAATTTCTTTTCATCCGGGTTTTTACTTGACTGAGCGGGTGTTTTTTCGTTTTTCACACAGAAGTCACGAATTCGAAGGAGTTTCTCCAGTCGAGATTCACGTATGGGGGTATATTTAATTACCTTTGTGAGAAGCTCTACCTCCCAATCATCCAACATTCCTTTATTGAATGCTGATTTATTGTTAATCAAAAATTGACCAAGGACTCTTTCGGATTCTTGGACATCAGTTACACCGGGGATTCGATCATTCTGTTCGCAGAACTCCAATAGTTTCGCATACTTCTCGGTTTTATCGAGGCGGCGAAATTCAAGGGATTCATTTGAATATGAATTCGTTTCTTTCTTAGTCATTACATTACCTTCATACGAGTTTCGTGGGAAACTATGTTAAACCGTAATACCATATATAGAAAAAAATGGCGTTTTGTCAAATATCAAGTTATAACAACCAAAATTTTTTTTCTATCCATTCAAGTGGGATAGTGGGGTTAAATTCTCCTTCAAAGACTACGGGAATGATTTGTCCAGCGTAAAGTCCTTCCAATTCCTTTATGCCGGATCTGACATAGCAGTGGTTACAGAGGATCGCAACAGTGAAATCGGTACACTGGTCGTCCTCAAATTTCGAAATGTCTTTTTTCCTGAATATGCAATTGACTCGTTCACCAACTGAACGGCTCTCGTCTATGAAAATATCTACGGTGCCATAACCGTAGAATTCGGGGTTATATGCTTCAAAATCCCATTCGGTCACGGGTAGTCGTTTTATTCTCATACGCTAAAAGGTTCCTTCATCTCGAATTCGGTGAGGTAGTTTTCTATCGCATTGCGGATTCCATCAATCGCAGTGTCGGTGATAACGTCACGGATATCCATGCAGTTGTGAGCATACACATGACCGCAATAGCCATAATGTTTACCTTCAATGGATTCGAAGAAATCTACCGGAGAAATATAGCACCGCAGCTCTTTGGATGCCATGTTGTATATGCAATATCCCACACTTTCCCATGCGGTATTGTCAGTGGCTTCGAATTTGAACACCAGTTCATCCACATGGTGCTTGGCGATAACTGCACTCAGTGCCTCGTCGGTCATATCGAATGTGAGATCGGTGAACAGGGTAGTAGTGGTAGAAACACCAGCCGCTTCCATCATGTGTTCCACTTCGGTAGATGCGTCGAAATTCGCATCGATCTCACGTTTGAGTTTGAACATTGCTTCGAACATGTAGGAATCAAAACTGTATTCAGCCCTGTTTTCGGTCCAGAGTTTGTGGTATTTGGCTTCTACGTCAGATATGTCCTTTTGGATAGTTGCAGCCACTGTGAATTCACTGTTCAGGATTTCATCATGAAGACAGTTGATCCATCCAAGCTCCCGATTCATATTGGGCTTGCTCAATACCATGACCATTGTATCGAGTGTTTCCCCCACCAATATAGCAGATGCTTCTTTGGTTTCGGGGTTCTGGATGATAACTACTTTCTTCATATTGACTCCTTCGTTACTTACTAATATAGAAAATTATTAGGTTTTGTCAAATGAATTTTTTTTTTCGAAATTGAGCTAAAAAGTACAGAAATATGTATATTTGTTTAAACATAATCACTTTTTATAGGATGCCAGAATGAATATGGATTCAATTTCAAATGCACTGCTGATGTTGGTTGATGCTTTACGTGACGATGAGGAATCTGTTGCTATCATCGAACTGATTGATACTGCTGAAGGTGATGGGGAAATCATCGAAGGTCTTAAACGGGGAGTTGAGCGTCTTGAAACCCTCGGTAAGAATGCAATCGCTGATGATATTCGTAAGAAAACTATTGGATTTGCATTTTAGTTGACAAATCCGAAAAAAAATCTATATATTATGGTCACGGGGATGCTTTGGTTTCGACATGGGACAAGAAGTATCGACTGCGACTAGAGGTGTCCGTTGGCCTCTTTAAAAAGCGGAAACAAACACAAATGCAGAATCCAATTTTGCAATGGCTGCTTAAGTAGCTCCCCAATCAGACAGTCTGTCGGGTCTGTGTCGGGGTCGTAAGACAGAAAACGTTGTCAGTGATGGTCTTGGCTGGATAACGATTTAGGACTCAGAGATGGCTAGTGACTTGCCAGAAACGGAAACTAAAATGTCAAAATGGTCGTAACGAGGTCATATGGACGGTTACTGTGGACCGGGGTTCGAATCCCCGCTTCTCCAGAATGAAAAGGCTCAAGAGAAATCTTGGGCCTTTTTTTATTTACCTCAATCCTAATCCCTAATATGTGTACACAAAATTTCCCGAATCTATATTATTATTGCTATATTTATTATAAATTCATGGAGGAAACATCATGAATGAAGTTGAATTTTTGAAAATCTACCAGTCCAGCAATAATGTCCGAAGCAACTGGTGGGACATAATGGATTGCATCCGTCAGATGCAGAACCCAAAAGAAAGTAAGAAAAAATGAACCTGATTCAAGAAATAAATTCCGTATGTAACAGCCAGTTTCCGGCTATCTTGGTCGGATCTCGTTCATTGGATAACTGCTTCCCCGGATATAAAGTGAGTGAGGTGAGATCTGATTATGATTTCATCGTTTCTATTCGACACTGGAATCAAATTCTGGGTGTCGTTGACAAGAATGTGTATGTCGATCCTATGGCTGCTGGTCCTGCGGTAAGAGAATCGAATTACAATAAGGGCATCAAATTTTTTGTTAAACCCAAGCTCGAAAAATTTGAGATCAATTTGATTCCACTACATGAGTCCGAATACCATATATGGAAACAGGCTAATGTTGCATTGCTTGCACTGGCTGCAAGTGATGAGCAATTCCGGGTTCGGATTCAGAATAAAGAACGCCGAATCGCAGTGTATGAACAATTCAAAGCAACGATTAAGTTGACATTGGCATAACCTATGCAGAGAAGACGGTCTGGTACGACTACGCAGCAAATGATAAACTGCCCACATGGGTCTATTTATCTTTGGCCAAATAACAAGTTGTATTATCCAGAAAGGTTAGCACGTGATCTAGGTAGAGATGATATAAAGATCTATTCGTATAATAGGTTTGTTCGTGATACAATGAATCAACGAACCCCACATGCGATAATCATAGATCATGCGTGTTTTGAAATGGGGTTAGTATGAAACGCTATAAATATCCGAAGACTTCACATCTACCGTGGAGTGAGTCATTCCATAAAACCGATCACAGGATGATCGATCCTGAATCCGTGTTTGGTGGAAAAGAAGTCGTAGTGACAGTTAAACTCGATGGAGAAAATACCACGTGGTATAACGATTTCTTCCATTCACGTTCGATTGACTCTGGTTGGCATGAATCTAGGTCATGGGTAAACAGAATGCATGGTGAAAAAGCATGGATGTTGCTTGATGATGAGCGTATCTGTGGTGAAAATCTGTATGCGGAGCACTCAATCCATTACAAACATCTCCGTGGATATTTCTATGTATTCGGATACTGGATTGGAAATGAATGCCAGTCATGGGATGATACTGTCAAACGTGCAGAAGAATTGGATCTTCCTGTGGTTGACGTTATTTACCGTGGGATATGGGATGCCGATGCGATCAAAGCTCTAATCGGCACAGAGTTCAATGGTGATGAGATGGAAGGTTATGTAGTGAGACCTGCTGGTGCATTCACCCATAACTTTGATCAAAGTGATGTAAAAATGCCGCTGGGTAAATATGTTCGTAAAGATCATGTACAGACGGATCAACACTGGACTAAGAAAGTCGTGGTGCCAAATGAATTGGAGCTATATAATGATTAAATCACCATCAGGACATATGATAAGCAATGGAGTTATTTTTGCGGCTCTTAATGGAAATAAACGATTTCTTAAATATCTAATGTATAGAACAATTCAAAAGAAGGTATTATCAGATGTTAGTCGTTAATTTATTCGGTGCTCCTAGTGCGGGTAAGAGTGCAATCGCATGTGGATTATTTGAGAAGCTGAAAATCTATGGACTCCGATGTGAAATATCAATGGAGTATGCGAAGCGTCTTATCCGAGATGGTCGTGAGAAAGAACTCCTGAATCAAAGCTATGTAACCAACAAGCAGTATCACAAACTGTTCATGATGAAACAGGCGGGTGATGTGGATGTTGTTGTGACCGATGCTCCTCTTCCGATGGGCCTTGCTTATGCAGGTGACCGATATGCTCGTTGGTACAGTGATATGGTATGGGATTTCTATCATGAAAACGATAACGTCAACTATTTTCTCAATCGTGGAGCTGGTGAGTACAAGACTGATGGTAGACAGCAAGATGAAGAAGAGGCTGTACGAGTCGGTTTGAAAATCAAGGACATACTTGCATTCAATGATCTCACATGGACCGATTTTGATCGAGTGCCTGAAAGTTCACAGAAAATTCTTGAACATCTTATCGGTACGGGTGAACTTGATAAGTACATGAAAGGATAATGTATGGAAGAGTTGCATGAAAATGAACAATACTTTTTCACGAAAGAATTTGAGAATTGGTTTGTTGGAACAATCGTAAATTTTTTTCAAGGTAAGAAGATTTGTTGTGTGTGCTGTCCAATGATTGGTGCACGATTGGTTGAAGCTGGAATGGATGTAAAGATTCTCGATATTGATAGACGATTCGAGAAATACGAGCAGTTCATTTACTACGATATCAAAGATCCTAAGTACCTTGATTATGAGTTCGATCTCATTGTATGTGATCCCCCGTTTTTCAATGTATCATTCACCGAGCTTCTGAAAGCAATTAAGACATTGACTCATTTCACAATGTACAAAAGCATATTCATGACTTACCTGTACAGGCGTGAAATTAAATTCTTGGATATGTTTGCTGATTATGATCTATATCGAATCAAAGATCGACCTCAATATAAAACCCTTGATGTAACCGATCCCAAAAACGATATTCGTTTATATTGTAATTATCTGTTCCCGATGGATACAGTTAAGAAATGCGAGGGATGAATATGACTCATATAACATTGAAAGAAGGTAAAGAAATCATTGCTTCGATTACAGAATATGATATAGATCATATGACTGAAATAATGAAGTCATTTGGACTCGAATACTTTGAAACCATCATAAAAGATGATACTGATCCTGTCACCGAATTTGCTCGAAAATGTATTGTGGAATTTATGGAAGGCAATGATTATTGTTCCCTAACTGAATATGAACGTAAATTCGGGGCGTGTCTGTATACTCTTATTACCAGTCGGATTGATGAAATATTAGGAACCGTAGATGAAAATATGTAAATGTTCATGTCACTACAAAGGTCGAATGACATCAATGGATTGTTATCTTGGGTGTTGCAATCACCCGGATCGTAAATATCTTAACGCTGATGGAACAATCGATAAGAAAGATCTGGATGCAATGATCGAGCAGTCTATCAAAGATTGGCACAAGAATCGAAAGGAAATTGGATCGAATACTTTCCCACTAAGAAGAAAGGATAATATATTATGAAGTTATCTGTGCTAATTAATAAATGTCAACGATTGCTGGACACATATGGTGATCGGGATATATTGGTTGATACAGAGGCGATGGAATACACCTGCCATGTAGTTGAGATTAGTGATGTGACAACGGTATTAACTGAGGAATGCATTGCTGATGATCCGAATATAATGAATGAATCGCCATTTGATACAATCATTATTCATCTGGATAATAGGGTAAAACAAATTCCGATCAGACGTTATGAATCATGAGTCTCAAAGTATTCAATCGTATCGTCAATCATACGCTTGAACTCGTTACGTTCCTCGGTATCTCGACTGGCTGTAACCAATTGAATTGTATTTCGAACAAACTCTTCTTTCCCTAACAACACATATAATCCTTTGAACATGGTGGGTATATCAAACTCACCATTTTTATTTGGTAATGGATACACACCTCTAATTGGAATCTTAGTATTCGCTCCACTTTTCAATGTGATAGTTGCATATAAATTATCACGAGTGATTCCCATTTTTACCACTATTGATTTGAGGTCAATCTTACCTGAACAATATGTATGTAGGTCATCATTTGACATCGTTTTTAGTGCATGGGTGAACAGTTCATTCATTTCATATCGAGCACTGCTAGTATATTCTGGGTTATCTTTTCGAGGATGATACATATGAAGCACAATCGATTGAATCGGCATCCGTGAGATATCATTTATGCGTTTCGTTTTTACAACTACCGCATCATCTTCACCACCCCATCCGATATATTCTTCATCATACCCACCGATTGCATTGTAGTTACGGCGGCTCATTGCCATGAAAAATCCTGTGTAGCAGATATGGGATTTCTGGATGGACTGATCTACTTCGACTGGCATTTTTCTCTCTTTGATCCACAGTCTAGTTTGTCCTTCGTTCATCAATCTGGCTTCGGTATATGGGAAAATCATATTGAAATTTTCGACATTGATCGAATACAAGTAGTCAATGGCTTCTTTACTCAATACTGCGTCACTATCGACTACACAAAATGCTTCCTTGACACTTTCTCGAATCCCACGATTAAGAAGTTTAGCTTTCCAGAAATACTCGGTGTTATATTTTTCTTTGATGTGAACAATGCGGGAATCATCAATCGAGATTTCGGTATCCGTGTTTTGCTCAACGATTATAATTCGGGTATCTGGATCAATTATATCGAGATAGTACTTGAGAATTTCTTTCAAGTTTCGTTCCCGATAATTGTTTTCATTCCGATGTGCAACAATAATATCAAATTTCATTGAAATCCTTGGTCATACATAAAACATACTTTTTTCACAAAAAAAGTTCATATTTAATGTCGAAACGAGGTTATATTATGGATCGAAATACATATGAGGATGATTTGCGTAGACGACAAGAAGAACATTTACGTAACGTGAGTTCATTTCAAGATCGGCAGTGGCAACCGTGTTTGCATGATGCATGTCCTGCTTGTCTAGGAACTGGTATCAGAGTGGATGGTTCGATGTGTATACATGGAATTAGTTGTTCGTGTCCAAAATGTTCAGCGAGGTAATAATGAAGGGACAATTTAACGGATTTCGTGAGAGAAATCCCCTTGGTCTTTAGCCGAGGGGATGAATCGAACATGTATCATCCCTGAGATTCTATATATTTCTTGATAGTATCTGTACTGGCATCACCAGTAGAACAAACAAAATACCCATCAGACCAGAAAGTATGTTCTACCCAAAATTGTTTCTTGAGATGATGTCCATACATCTTCCACAATTGGTTTGTGGATATCTGTTTGAGCCTACGAACAATAGATACGATTGCAAGTGTTGGTGGAAACTGAATCATCATGTGTATATGATCTTTGTCAACCTCCATAGTGACAATATCAAAATCGTACCTATCCGAAATGCCCATGAATATCGACTTCACTGCATCACCATAGGTGGCAAGCAACCGCTTCCTGTACTTGACACAAAAGATCAGATGAACATGAAGTAGGTGCTTCGAGTGACTATCATGAAAATATTTTGATTTTTTCTGCATAATAATCAAAAATATAATCTATATTGTATAGTAGAGATGAAAAAGACATACGAATACAGAATATACCCAACTGATGAGCAGAAGTCGCTTTTAGCGAAGCACTTTGGTCATTGTCGTTGGATGTATAACTATGCTCTTTCTCGTAAAATTGCACACTATAAGCAGACAAGTGGTGCATTATCTAGGTATGATATTCAGGCTGAGATTCCTGTATTGAAGAAACAGGAATCGACTGAGTGGTTGAAAGAAGTAAATTCACAATCGCTACAAGCTGTACTTATCCACCTAGATACTGCATATAATAAGTTTTTCACCAAATCTGGTGGGTTTCCCAAGTTCAAAAACCGTAAATCGAAACAATCATTTGAGATACCTAAAAATCTGACTGTTGATTTTTCCAAATCAGAAATAGAACTACCAAAGTTCAAAGAACCAATCATGACTGTATTTCATCGTAAATTTGAAGGTGAGATCCGTACATGTCATATCAAGCGTTCTAACGCTGGTAGTTACTATGTAACCATTTTAGTTGAAGATGGTAAAGAACTGCCATCAAAGCCAGAAATAAGAAAAGAAACATCGATAGGAATAGATGTTGGTATCAAGTCATTCGCTGTGACAAGCGAAGGTGAGGAGATATCCAACCCAAGATATTTTGTTACTTGTCAGCGTAGATTGAGTTCGATCCAACGTTCCTTTTCGAGAAAAATCAAATCGAAGAAGAAAGGCGATCCACTATCTAAGAACGCTGAGAAACAAAAACTGAAGCTACAGTTGCTCCATGAGCATGTAGCTAACCAGAGAAAAGATTTTTTACATAAAGTCACTACACGACTGATCCGTGAGAACCAAACGATCTGTATAGAAGACTTGAATGTAAAAGGAATGATGAAGAATCGTAAATTGAGTAAACACATTGGAGATGCTGGTTGGGGAATGTTCTTCCAATTTCTTCGCTACAAAAGCGATTGGTATGGAAGTAACATCGTTACCATTGGTAGATTTGAACCCAGCTCAAAGACCTGTTCCAACTGTGGGTATATCAAACACGATTTGACACTGAAAGATAGAGCATGGATATGTCCTGCTTGTGGTGAGAACCATGATAGGGATGTAAATGCTGCTATCAATATAAGAGATTTCTCGTTTGTAAATAAAAATACTGGGTCAGATAGGAACACCCAGAAATCAAAGTCTGCAAGACATGGGATTGCGTTAGCAACCAGTGCAGAAAGAATGTCAGTGATGGCATTTGAAGCCCCTGAGTCTTTAGCTCAGGGGTAGTTCACGATATGTCCTGTTTGTGGGGGTGAATTGGATCACGTTATACTCCAGAAGTTTATGATGGTGATGGATGGCAATAGTGTGTACCAATGTACATCTGAATCCGCACATCGATTCTGGAGCCATCCATTTGAACATGGAAAATCAATACATCTACATCCAAATGCCAGTGTCACTGGATTCAAAAGTGATGCCGATTATGATTGGAATGGAACCCAGTGGATACTTTCAGATAAGGAGAATAAAAATGAAAGCGAATCTTAGTGAAATTGTTTATATTGTGGACCGATCCGGTTCCATGTACTCATTAACATCTGATGTAATCGGTGGTATTAACCGATTTATTGATGAGCAGAGATCAGTTGAAGGAGAGGCCAATTTCACATTGGTGTTGTTCGATGATGAGGTCACTCATATTCATGATAGAGTGAATATTAAAGATGTTCCGCATCTTACTGATGAAACATATATGGTCGGTGGATCGACTGCAATGAATGATGCAATTGGATTGACCGTTAAGAAGCTTGGGGTTGCATTGGCAGAAATGGATGAATCTGAGCGTCCTAGTAAGGTGATCGTATGTATTATGACAGATGGTCAGGAAAATGCATCCAGAGAATACTCTACTGCTGCTATTAAGGCCATGATTGACCATCAGACTGAAAAGTATGCATGGGAATTTGTATTCATGGCGGCTAATATTGATGTCGATGAAGTGTCGGATCAAATTGGTATTCGTAGTGCTAACCGATACGCATTTGCAGCTACATCAAGGGGTGTCGATATGGCATGTAATTCATTGTCGTTTGCCACTACATCGTATCGAAGTGATGTTCAATGATATAAGATCATCGAAGTAATTAAGAGGGGCAATCGCCCCTCTTTTTAGTATATTTACTGTACAGGTGTTCGATAATTAATGAGTTAATATGTTTATCCAAAAAAGAATTTGATGAAAATGCTGGACGTGCAAAACACAAGCTACGTGCATTGATGATGAAGCACCCACACCGCATTCGTTTAATTGACAAACCATAAAAAATTTCTATATTCACTTCCAGTTAAACCTTGAGGTGAATATGAAACTGAATGAACGAAAACTGCTGTATCGTGAAGCTTATTGTAAATGGTTAGATGGTCACCTGAACATCATGTTCAAATATCAAGACGTTACGGCTGACACAGATGACGATTACTGGATCGCTCGGATGTATGCAAAGCTCATGTGCCCTGAGGTTGAGATCGTCCCTGAGTTGATTGAATATTTCAATGAAATGAATGAGTTACTGGAGTCGGTGAAAACTGAATTTGGGTTGACTCCGCTGGAGACACTGTCTCTCTATTCGGGCCAAATCAGAAGCATTATCAAGTATAGACTTCGAGATGAACACCACGGGGATGTGAATAAACCCGGAGGCACTGAGTAATCCATTTGACAAATTGTGATATTTTTCTATCTTCTAGATTTTTAGGAGATATCAATATGTCCATATTGGCTACATTCAAGAGTGATCTGCTTCCAATTATCAAACGGGGCAGTGATCGGGAAATCGACCCAAGTCTCATCAACGATATGGAATTGTGGAGTGATCCTCCGAAGGCAATCGAAATCCTGTATTCCCTCGACATCAATGCATATTTCGCATTGAGTAGTGGATTCATTTCACAGGTTCTCACCACCCTGTACAACACGGCTCTACACGAAGAAGGTGTTACCGAAGCCGAAATCGAGAAACGGGCGGCTGAGTTATGGCGTGATGCCAATCTGCATGCGGAAGGCAAACGTCCAAATTTCTAATTGACAAACCAAAACATTTTTCTATATTCGATAAACAGGAGATTTATATGATAGATACATTAGAAGAATTATGTGAGCGATTGAACACAACACCTGATGAAGTTGATTTGGATAATATCAGTGTACATCAGAAGTTATCTGAATCTTTCATCGAGACACATGCTGATAAATTGGATTGGTTTTGTATCAGCAAATATCAGAAGTTATCAGAATCTTTCATCGAGAAACATGCTGATAAAGTTGATTGGTATAATATCAGTGCATATCAGAAGTTATCTAAATCTTTCATAGAGAAACATGTCGATAAAGTGAATTGGACTTATATCAGCAAATATCAGAAGTTATCGGAATCTTTCATAGATAAACATTCTAAGAAAGTTGATTGGTATTATATCAGTGAATATCAGAAGTTATCAGAATCGTTCATCGAGAAACATGTCGATAAAGTTAACTGGTATTATATCAGTGAATATCAGAAGTTATCAGAATCGTTCATCGAGAAACATGTCGATAAAGTTAACTGGAATAATATCAGTGTATATCAGAAGTTATCAGAATCTTTCATCGAGAAATATGCCGATAAAGTTGATTGGAAGTATATCAGTGAATATCAGATGTTATCTGAATCTTTCATAGATAAACATTCTAAGAAAGTTGATTGGAAGTATATCAGTGAATATCAGAAGTTATCTGAATCTTTCATCGAGAAACATGCTGATAAAGTTAAATGGTATTATATCAGTGAATATCAGAAGTTATCAGAATCTTTCATCGAGAAACATGCCGATAAAGTTGATTGGTATTATATCAGTGAATATCAGAAGTTATCTGAATCTTTCATCGAAAAACATGTCGATAAAGTGAATTGGGATAATATCAGTGCATATCAGAAGTTATCTGACTCTTGCATCGCTAAATATGTCGATAAAGTTAATTGGATTTATATCAGCAAATATCAGAAGTTATCAGAATCTTTCATCGAGAAACATGTCGATAAATTGGATCGGACTTATATCAGTGCATATCAGAAGTTATCTGAATCTTTCATCGAAAAACATGTCGATAAAGTTAACTGGAATAATATCAGTGTATATCAGAAGTTATCAGAATCTTTCATCGAAAAACATGCTGATAAATTGGATATACCAGCAGATTCTTGGTTATACAAGGATCAAGAGTTTAAGCGTAAATACATTGAAGCGAACACTGATTACGAGATTGAAGGTGATTATGTGATTGCATTTAAGTCATGTAGATCAGAGGGGTACTCCAGATTTAATTTCCAATACTACTATGAAGTGGGTGGGACATATGAATCCCATGCAGATTTCAATCCATCGAATGAAAATTCATTCGGATTATCAGCATGGACTCGTGAAGGTGCTCTTGACTACTGTAAAGAAAAACTATTCAAAGTCAAAATCCACATCAATGACATTGCATGCCTTGTTCATGATAACCACAAAATTAGATGCAAAAAACTTATCATTATTGAGGAACTCATATGAATCTGAAGATCGACTTTTTTGAGTACTGTGAAATCATCGAAAAGCTGAACGTATGGATGGCAGAATACGAAAACGGAACTCCCCTCGTCAGTGACGTAGTGTACGATGAAGAGTACAATAAACTGAAGATGTTCGAACGTGCAAATCCCTCGGAAATCGAACCGAACTCGCCTACTCAGAAAATTGGTGCAGCCACTAAGTCTTCCGATGGGTTCGAAAAAGTCACCCATGACCATCCCATGCTCTCCATTGCGAACTCGATGAGTCCCGAAGAGCTGAACGACTGGTCGAAAGACAAACAGTCCAAGGGATGTGCTCAGCAGACTCTCGAATTCAAGATCGATGGTCTCGCATTGGCATTGAAGTACGAGGATGGCTCTCTGGTCGATGCTGTTACTCGTGGTAATGGTGCCGTTGGCGACCGAGTCTATGCAAACGCCCTCCAGATCGATGACATTCCCAAGACCATTCCTACCAAAGACCCCGTGGAAATTCGTGGTGAATGTGTGTGGTTGAAGGATGATTTCAACCGCTACAATGAAAAGCTCGAAGCGATGGGTAAGGAACCCATGAGCAACCCTCGCAATGGTGCAGCAGGTACTATGAAGAGCAAGGACCCCAAGGAAGTTGCTGAACGCAAGCTATCTTTCGTGGCATACTCCATCGTTGGCGAAAGTCCTGTGGTTGATGGCCATCTGCATTCCGAAGACTTGGAATGGCTCAAGGCGGCTGGGTTCATCATTTCCGAATACTATATCTGCAATTCTCCTGATAAGGTTGTTGCGGGTGCTGCATATATGGAAAAGAAGCGTCATTCGCTTCCATTCCTGATCGATGGTCTGGTTATCAAGGTCAACGACAAGAACACCTACAAGCGTCTTGGTGGAACCGCAAAAACCCCTCACTGCTACACTGCGTTGAAATTCCCTCCCGAAGAAAAGAAGACCAAGTTGCTCGGTATCGAACATTCCTATGGTCGTACTGGTGCGGTGACTCCGGTTGCTATTCTGGAAGAAATCGAACTCGCCCTGACGAAGGTCCGCCGTGCATCCTTGCATAACTGGGACATGGCTGAATATCTCGGTTGTCATGTCGGATGTCATGTAATCGTTCGCAAGGCTGGTGAAATCATTCCTGAAATCGTCAAAGTTGTCGAAGTTGGTCGTAGCAAAGATGACTACGAAAAAACTATGTATGCTAATGCTGATTTTGGTGAATTGTATGTGGAATTGAGTGAAGCAAATCCTGATATGGATTTCTACCGCCGCCCTACTGTATGTGAACACTGTGGTTCTACTCTTTGTAACGACACCAACCGTGACGGTGAAAAGCTGGTGGTATGGGTATGTCCAAACTCTGCCTGTTCTGTGAAGCAGTTCAAACAGATCGTGAAGTTCGTTGCCAAAGAAGCCATGAATATCATGGGCGTTGGTGAATCTCTCATCGAAGCAATGCTTTCCAAGGGTCTTATCCATAATGTGGCGGATCTGTATAAGGTCACCAAGGACGATCTGCTTACACTGGACAGTGTGAAAGAACGCTCCGCTGAAAAGGCCATCGATGCGATCAACGAGTCCCGTAAGGCGTATCTGAACAATCTGCTGGCTGGTATTGGTATTCCGAATCTGGGTAAGACCATGTCGGGTCCGATTGCAGAAAAGTATGTGACTCTCGAAGCCCTTTCTAAGGCCACTGTCGCCGGAATCGAATCCATCAGCGGAATCGGACATGAACTGGCTGAATCTGTAGTTGAATGGTTCCAGAATCCCGCTAACATGGAGATCGCTCAGTACTTCATCGACAACAAGATCGCATCCGAGGCAAAGCCTTCCATGAAGAAGAGCGACAAGCTTACTGGTCTGACTCTCATCATGACAGGTACGTTTGATGATCTCAGCCGTGGTGATTTCAAGGATCTGGTGGCTGAGCATGGTGGCACTCTGGCATCTGGTATTTCCAAGAATGTCAACTATGTCCTGATGGGTGACAGTGCTGGTCCGGCCAAAGTGAAGAAGATCAACGATCTCCAACAGAGCGGCGTTGACATCAAGGTGATCGGATCTCAGGATTTCCTGAAAATGTTGGAGGACTAATGACACGACATACTAAGCAAAAATTTACACAGACCGAAGATGAATTGGATATTTATGATATCTGGCAGTCATCGAATGGAAATCTCTTCATAAAACTGAATGCCGAATATTCCATTGCCATTGGACAATTTGGGGAACATAAACCCAATGCATGTGATCTTGAAGGACCTCAATTCGTTCGGACGAGTAACTCTCCGGCTAGACGAGTTGGTAAGTTAAAATTCAAGAAAGGGTTCAAGGGATAGGGCATGGGCGTGAGGCTTCAATATGAATATCCATTCACTTGTCCTAGTTGTAAAATTAGGACGAGTCAATCCACATTTGATGGAAAATGTATTAATTGTGGACATGTAGTGAATGATGTTGCTACTAGAAGTCAACTTAGTCCAGTCATTTATATTGCGATTGCAATACTTGGGGTTTTTATATTGTATTCAGTAGGTAAAAATGTTCAAATGGTTTGGTAACTGGATTCGCAAACAGTTGGGGATAACTGATCTTCAGCAACAATTGAAGATGACTCAGGATGAGCTTGCTAAAGCGTCTAACGATATTAGGGATCTTACTCATCATAAGAATCTTCTGTTTGATGAAAACACTCGTCTTAGTAAGCAGATTGGTAAATCCGCATCTCAATACAATGCGTTGATGGAATTAGTTGATGTGGGAATCGATGTTAACATGTATCATTCTAGATATACTAATGGTCCCAGTAGTTGGGCTGTGGTGTGTTTGGCTGGCAAAATTCATTACATGAAGTTCTATGTGCTTGGAGATGATGAAATGCAATCCATCCATGAATTTTTACAACCATTTGACAGAGCAAATCGAGTGGTCGATGCAGCCTCTCATATTAAACGATTTCTATATCAATAATGGAGATTCCTGATGGAATACGTATTTGTTGCAGTTGTTGCTATCGCTATCATTCGTGTCCTGTACGTCGATTATAAAGGACGTGAACTACCCCTGAGCCGATAAATATCGGATCACGGAACAAGCTGATCGGCATGGAAGTAAATACATTGTCGAAGTACAAGGTGCATTTCTGTGGCACAAGTGCGGACCTGATGGGAAAGCTATCTATGGGCATAACAAGTCTACATTGGAGTTCAGTAGCCTAACAGAGGCTCGTAGCGTCATCAGAACGTTCAAGTCAAAACGCACAATTCATCATCAGTGTGATGAATTGTAACAAATATGAAAATAATATGGTTTTTTCATTTTGAATAAGTTATCTTACTTATTATCAAAATGATAAAAAGGAAATCTTATGCTTACCGAAATCGAGAAATTCACATTCTTCTGGTCTGGTCCATTTTCTCAATGGCACAAGTGCAAGTTTGAAGTCCGTGGAGTTGAATACAACTGCACTGAGCAGTATATGATGGCACAAAAAGCTCTCTTGTTCAATGATGAATCTGTGTATCAGGAAATCATGGCAGAGACCAATCCCCGCAACCAGAAGAAACTGGGTCGCAAAATTCAGGGATTCGATAAGGATCTTTGGGACAAGCACCGCTATACAATCGTCCTTGTTGGAAACCTTGCTAAGTTTAGGCAGAATGCGGATCTGAAACAGATTCTGATGGATACTGAGCTGACCACTCTAGTCGAAGCAAGTCCTCTGGATAACATCTGGGGAATTGGCCTCGGTGAAGAGACACGTGATGGCACTCCGGTTCCTGAAGTCTATGATAGAACCAAGTGGAAGGGACTCAACCTTCTTGGACAGGTATTGACTCAGGTTCGGGAACAGTTCAAGGCTGAATCCCTTCTTATAGACGGAATCACCGGAATTAAATAAAGGAGCTTCGACTCCTTTCTTTGTTTGAGATAAATATGGCACAACTACACATACATGCAAAAATAATGGGTACTCCTCTGAAAATAGAGACCCGATATATCTGGGAAGTAAAACTGAATACAGGGGATTACGCTGGATCGATAGCATCCAATTGTACCTACGAATCACCTGAGGCTGCATTGAAAGACTACAATACCATCTGCATGTGCGATGAGGTTTTAGCGTCAATTCCCATCAATGATTAGCATATATTGTTAGCACAGATAGGTGTTGACTATATGGCTACTACTAAGAAAGATACAATGACTCCTGAGATGCGTCAGGCTTACAACGATTTCTATGGAAATGTTGACCGACTCCGTGGTGAGTGGGAATTATGCAATGCTCAGTATAAAGAAGTAATGAGCACAATGAAGGGTGATGCAGTTCTGTTCAATGATCGAATGGCACTTCGAAAAATAACCGATTACTGGATTCGTCGTCGCCAAGCTCTTGAGCGTTCTTTACCACCCGAAATATTGAAACAGATTAAGAAATAGGATTATATCATGAATGACATTGATACAGCGATTGCTTCTGGTAAATTAAGTGATGCAGATGCGGTACTGATAATTGAAACTGTACTTGATACGTTAATCGAGGTCGGAAATGGTGTAACCGATGAGGATCTTCATAAACAGGTTGAGTATTTGCTTGCATTCAGGGATATTTGGATGTCACCTAAAATAGAAAAGATTAACAAATAGTTATATTCACATTGGCATTGGAGTCATCCATATAGTACCTTATAGGTAAGATTAATCCGGTTTCGAAGCCGGATTGAGTATAGGATGACACCCGAAGAATTTATCAAGAATAATCCATTTCCTGCCAATGGTGCGGAAATCAATGACCGTCTCGTTCGTGATATTCAAGATCCAAATAAAGCGGATCAGAAGCAGAAAAATCTAGAACGATTATTGAAAAATAATGCCAGACTCGTATACATGATTTATCATCAATATAACTACAACCAAGAGTTGGGGTCTATCATGTCATTTGTCTACGAGGGGCTATGTAAAGCCACTGAGACATTCGATCCCGATGTGGGCATGCCATTCTACCATTACGCTGTACAGACGATTCGAGGTCTACTACAGAACTGGTATAACTACCATCATGATCTGATTCATATCCCAGTGATGAAAAAGAAAGTAGTCAAGAAGGTAGATAGTGACGGTTCTGAGGTTGAAAATGAACCAATGAAGTACGAATATACTGACATCAATGATTTCACTGAACATCAACACTGCGATGATGCTCATGCGGTTGTCCAACCTGAGCACGATTCGGCTGTAAATGAACTTGATGAGATTCTGGAAGAATTTAAGATGCATCCCAGCACGACAGATCGAGCACTAGAAGATCTGAATATGTTCATGGTGTATCGTAAACATACACTCAAAGAAATTTCTCAGAAGACAGGTGTCAACACAGTTCGTATTCGAAAGATGATCGATAGGTCTATTGATAGACTGAGACGATTCAATGATAAAATGAATAATGGAACTCTCTATGACTACGAATACTAATCCGAAAGAAGAAAAATATGAGTTCTCGGCTGTACTGATGGTTGCCGGAATGCCAACGGTTCCCAATGGTGAAATCTACACAATTGATATCATTAGACGGTTAGTTGAACGGTTTACTGTTAAGCCAAGAATCATTGTACAGGAAATGAATCCAGTCGAACGAAAGGCTAAGAATGTTTCTATTGCTGAAGCGTGGAATCAGAAAGTAATGGCCGATGTAATCAGCGGCGAGATCGTGGGTAACAAACTAGTCATCCATTGTCAGACACGATTGAACCGAGATGGTAGAAAGCTTGCTGGAATCTTGCAGACGAATGGGTTGAATTCGGTAGAGTTTTTCCCTGTCGGGTATGGTGTCATGGACCCAAGTGGTGTAATTTCTCCTGACTATCAGCTCAATTACATTGCAGTTGAACCAAAAAAGATTAAGTGATCGGTGATTTATTTGCTATCTTTCTTGGAAATAAGGAGATAGTATGGATTTCTCATCAAAAAAAGAGTTTCTCGCAGAAATTGCCGAGATGGAAGAAGTCGAAATCGTGTTTCCCGATGGGTATGAAGATGCTCTCATTGGTCACACTACGACTGGTACGAAGCAGACAGTGCCTGTGTATGACGAAGTGAAGTGCATCGAAATTCTCATGACTCGTGATGGCATGACACATGAAGAAGCGATTGAGTATTTCGATTACAATACTCGCCGAGCATGTGAGTATTTAGGCGATCAATGTCCTGTATTCGTGAACTTATTTGAACATTTTTAATCAAAAAAGTGGCTATTTTAGCACAGAAATGGACATTCGCCCATTTTGTTGCATATCGATGCTTTACAAAATTCATTTTCTTTCTATATTTCAATTCACTGCTGACATTAAGCATATTGCAGATTGGAATAACTATGATGTATAGACACGTGGTACATATTGTCGCAGGGATTCACCTAGGTGGATCGGCCACGGGAAATGCATAGGAGAAATGGATGAATACTGACAGCTTCAAGAATTATGTACAGTTGTTACACAAGAAAGAAGTACGAAAGAATTTGCTGATCGGAGGATCAATATTCCTCGCAGTAGTTCTTATCTTTGTTATCTCGATGACTTCGATGAAATCAAGTTTCGAGGATAAATTGATTCAGATGAATGAAATGAACAATCAGCGACTGGACAGTCTGATTGTTTATCGAGAACAACAAGTGAATCGGTTACAGGCTGGTATCACACAAGACCATGTTAGACGCTGGAAAATCATTTCGGTTGAAAAGCTGATCTCGTATACGCAACGTAACATGGCAAAGAACAAACGACTCAAACAAGAACCACGACATCGATATGCAACGTGGATTGTTGATGAATCTACTCGTCATGGACTTGACATTTCATTGGTTGCATCGGTTATTGCACAGGAAAGTAAGTTTCGCAATTACTCGATGAGTGAAGTGCAAGCACAGGGACTCATGCAAGTGATGGAAGAAACTGGTCGCTGGTTGAGTAAAGAACTAGGTATCGTGTACACTGATAGTCTTCGATTCAATCCTCAGGTAAACATCAAAATGGGAACTTATTATTTGGATCACTTGATGGCTAAGTATAACGGCGATGTACGACTGGCACTCGGACATTACAATGGTGGTTCATATCAGAGCCGTGGCGTTGTTTTGAAGCCAGCGTATAAGAATGACCCCGATTACAAACGTGGTAAAACCGAAGTCGAAACTGAATACACTGCCCTTCGTGAACGACTCAAGGATGGCGAAGAGTTAACCACCGCCGAAAAGGATCGATACACACATTTGGATAAAGTTCGATGTGCATTGAATTTAACCACTGAGACCGAAGGTTATGTCCCTGAGATTCTGGAAAGAGCTGCGGCATTCAAGAAAATTATGGATGATCCGTCCAGTCTTATCCTTGGAGCAGCTCTCAGAACAACTGAAATATCTGATAATAATGGAGCTGATCAATAATGGTACACTTGATCGTAGCGATGACACCAAACGGTGTGATCGGAAATAATGGAACGCTTCCGTGGCATATCCCTTCCGATCTGAAGCATTTTAAGGAGCTTACAAGTCATTCTGATGTAATCATGGGGCGAAAGACCTTTGATTCATTAAAGATGCCCAACGGCCTCCCAAATCGCCGCAATCATGTGGTATCTCGTATCCAACCATCGGCATTCGACTCTGGATCGAATGTTCGCTGGGCAGTTTCAGTTGAAGATGCCCTGTTCTCTGCGTCTCTGGGATCAGAGTCTCCCAATACTTTTATCATTGGGGGTGCTACCATTTATGAACACGCACTGGCCAATGATCTAGTTGATTTTATGCACATCTCTTTTATCAAAGGCGACTACGATGGTGATACCAAGTTTCCTGAATTCGATAAAAATCAATGGGATATCGTAGGTGACGTTGATAAAGGCGATTTCATCTACGTCACGTATAAGTTTCTGGGAGAAACGAACAAAAAATATATGAATTTGGAAAAAGTTGATTGACAGATGTTCTTTTTTATCTATATTAGGTATTGAAGAACACGAAATTTTAACAAAAGGAAATACCATGAGTTACTAGGTATACCACGCACGACCTCCTTAAATTAGTCTGATTGACGGTTACACACTATTTCAATCAAAATGTTTCGAACTAATTAAGGAGAAAATAAAAATGAATACGAAACACACTGAAATCGAAAATTTCAAGAGCGACATCAAGCTCATCGCTGAATACACCAAAGAATACAACAAGGTATTCAAAGATGCTCAACGCAGCGATCCTTACTATCCCCAGAATGCAAATGCACTAGTTGCGTTTGTGAATAAATGGGAAGCAACTCAAAAAATTCCTCAGGTTGTTAGTGTATGGGATAAAACCTATGTACGCAGACATATGCATGTTGCCTACGCCCTTTTGAAGGGTCGGTCAATCGATCAGATTGAGCAGCGTTCCAATGAAGACCTCAATATGAATTTGGTAAAGTCTTTTATCGAATCGTATACAGGATCTAAGGAACTGGCTGACTCGTTCGATGCTGCCACAGGTAAGATCAATCGAGATCTCATGTATTCGGTGGAGGTTGTATAATGGCTTCCCCTGTCAATACCGATGAATTGTTTCTAGATCTTCTCCGTGAGACGATTGTAGAAGCTATCGATGATAGTAGATTCGAGATCGAACACGACAACGGCTGCCGACATGGTTGCTGTCCCCGTGAATATCACTTTGTAGATGGTACTGAAGCAAGAGAATTTGCCGATAAGGTTATCCACAAATTGATATCAGCACTGGAAGAAACCAAATAACAAAAAAGCCCTCGATTGAGGGCTTTTTATTGTTTGACAAGTACTAATTTTTTTCTATATTACTCCATACTAAGCGGATGTGGCCGAGCGGTCGAAGGCGGGAGACTCTAAATCTCTTGACTGTAACAAGTCCATCATGGGTTCGAACCCCCTCATTCGCATAATTCATAAAAGGATCTGTGTATGAAATATTATTTCGAGTTGAGCACCACAATACCTGAAATTTTCGGCGGAGATGACGCTGATTACATGTTGGGTCTGAGTAACACTGAACGTGGCTACAAAGATGATGGATTCGATCATGATATAGGCATTCACAGTTCTGGGGTAGCTTCTGTCATTCGAAAGCTTGGTATCAAAGATCGAGAAATGGAAAACATTTTTTTCGGAAAATTCACTCCTGAATTGCCCGATCTGGAAACTATTCAGAAATTGCTGGAAGCTAATGATTGGGGTGAATATCAAGGTCCTAGTTTTGTCCCATCTCCCAGTAGTGATGACTTCGAATTCGAATGTGAAGAGGAAGAAGACGGTTTCAATTACGATTTCGAAGAAGAAGAGGAAGAAGACGAATACGCAGATGATTACTCGGATGAGTACGATGAGGAGTAAAATGTTTAGAGGTTCTGGAATCACTGAAATGAATGAAAAACACGTTGGTGTTGGTTCCATTATTAAAGGTGGTCCGGGTGAACACTGGCTCATTGTGCGAACTGGAGACCATCACATCAATGTGATTAACCTATCCAATTTTACCTTAATTTCTGCTGTCTCGATAGCCGTTGAAGATGTGCATTTTCTGTCGAAGGGAGAAGTAGAAGAAGCTCTCAATCCGATTGGATATACATTCAGTGATTTCGAAATCGACTGCAAAGGATTAAAGTTCAGAAATGATTATATCAAGTAAGAAAGTCTGGGTCATCATGAGCAAAGATCGTACTCTCATTGCAAAGGGCAATGTGAGGGATCGATATCTAGTTCCTGTATCCGATGAACATGATATCAAGCGTATCTTGACGTACAGCACGAAAGGTCGTGCCGTAAGTGCATTCAAGACATCTGGATTTTATCAAATGGATTTGATACGTGGATATCACCAACATGATGAGCTTGAGCAGCATCTTGAAGCAGTTGAAGTAGATATGCAGATGGTATCAGCGGATGAAGGTGAACTTCCTACTAATTGGATTTCTACTAAAGATCGGCTTCCTGAAATCGGAGTTGAGGTCGAGATTTTTACATGGAACGCATGGAAGGGTAAATTGATGGACAATGGTATGTTCTATTATACCCGTACTCTGAGTTGCGATATTCCATATGCAGACAAAGCCACCATCAAAGATGTTCACTATTGGAGGCCGATTGAATCATGATTAACTACGAGTTTGAAAGACGGAAGGAAAAAATAAAAGCTCTCCTTACGAAGGAAGAGCAATTAAATCTTGTCTGGATGTGGATCAAACAAGGAGTTATCACCAAGAGCCAGTTCATCGAACTGTTTACTGGTTAAGGCCCCGGAGAAGGAACCGAAGCTCCCGCTTTCGTGTAGTCCATGTCATACATTCCCATGTGATCCATGTTGGTGTAGTATGCGATCTGATCGGGAGTTGTCATTGCAGCAATAGGCATATGTTCCTGAGCTTTTTTCATCAACCGTCTGGTAGTCTGATCCGATCTTTTTGTGTATTTAGGAAAATGGGGAGCATCTTCCCATTGTTCTTTAGTTTCCTCTCCGATATTTCGGGTAGGATTCGCAAGAGATGGTTCATACTTATAAGTTCCATTTCCACCCGCAGAGCTGCCACCAGCCCCTAAAGCACCAACCTGACTGGGGAGTTGCTTCATGATGTTCTTATAGTCCCCCATAGGTTCGCCCACTGGGTTCGTATAGGGAGTAATAGGGGATACGTTAGGGTTCCACGAATTGATGGCCTCAAATCCGCTCATAATAGCCTCAAACAGACTGTCATTGACATCCAGTCTTTTCAAGAAATCTATGAACTTATCTTTACGCATTGGTTTTATCATCATTGAGTGAGAATGCAGCGGCTGAATTCTTCAATGCTTCTTCTTTCTTTTCAATGTCGGCTTTTTCGACTTTCAGTGCATCCAATTGAGTCTGCACTACATCGATTTCATCAGCGGTCATTGAATTGGTATCCATACGAACGATGTCATCGGATTCGAGATCATCAGCTTCCATCATTGGCATATCACCGGAGAGTTTCATTGCGAACGCTTCCGCTTCTCTTGCTGAGTCCTGATCCCAATACAAATGTTTTGCTTGCATCAATTTGTTGAGTTCTTTAGGAGATTGAGTATTATCGATACCTTTCTGAATACGAACTACATATTGCTGCTGGGCATTGGTATCAGCTCTATCCAATGCTTCGAAATCTTCAGTTTCAATATACATATCGGACGCAGGTTCGTAGTATTTACCTTCAGCGTTATCATAGAAGAATGTGCGTCCCATTCTGCGAACTGGAGTATCATCTAGACCGTTACTGATACCTTCGAAGCATGCTTTGAATCCTTCCAGAACAACACCTTCCAAGAACGATTGGTTTTCGGGACGAATAAGGGACTTGATATGCTTTTCGAGTGCTTCCACTTTTGCTTTCTTCTTGCCCTTTTCTTTTTCGCTATAAGCGATGGCATTAGCTATTGACTGAGCATGTGCCATATCTCTAGGTTCGGTATTTCCTATCTTACCGGAATCCTTATATTCTTTGATTAGTTCGGATACGATATCCTCGTGGCTTTTTCTTGCATCGATTGGCATATTTTACTCCAATATGGTCACTGTGATTACTCTTAGTTTATAATTTCTGATATTCGCAGATAATAACTTACTAATTGCTCTATTTTTTCTATATTTGAGCGTATGATTACAAGAAAAGATTTATCCGATGAACAAGAACGTGCTCTCCAGTATATGCTGGATTTTGCTGTTGGAGCAGCCAGACAAATGATTCTGGCGGGTTACGCTGGCACCGGAAAAACAACCCTAGTCAATGTATTCCTGAATGAAGTCCGTAAAGTACGCCGTCACGCTAAAAGCACATGCACCGCTCCGACCAATGAAGCTGTCCGAGTACTGAGTATTACAACTGGTGAAGACTTTGAAAAAACGATATTTTCACTTCTTGGGTTGGTTCTGATTGAAGAAGAAGGACAGAAACCATATATCAAGCAGATCGGGAAACCGAAACTGGAAGAGTACGATCTAGTTGTATTGGACGAAGCCTCTATGGTCGGTGATGAGTTGTTGAGTAAGATCGAAACTCAGCTCAAATCACATCCAAATATCAAGATGATCTACGTTGGGGACGATGCTCAGTTACCTCCTGTTAACACGGTAGTAGACGAGAATAACCAAGAAGTGGAATGTGTCGAATCGACTGTATTCAAACTTAAGAATCGAGTTAATCTGATTGAAGTACAGCGAGTCAGTAAAGACAATCCAATTATCAAAATCGTGACTCCGATCCGTAGCAAGATTGATTCACCCATTGACCTATTCGAACGCAAGACGATGCTAACCGAAAACGGAAATGGGGTTGAGTTCCATGATAACCGTGATGAGTTCATGGAAATGATGTATGATGATTTCGTTACCGACGAGTACAAGAAAAACAGTAATTATGTCCGAGCGATTGCTTATACGAATAAAGCAGTCAATGCAATGAATTTGCATATTCGCCGCAGAATATTTGAAACTAAAACTCTCGACCAATTTATGATTGGGGAAAACTTGATCGTATCAAGTCCAGTGATGGTTAAGATCAACAAGTATGTGACCGACATTCTATTTACTGTGGGTGAACGCCTCCGAGTTAAACAAGCTGACATAGTGAAAGACATCGAACACGGATTCCGAGTATGGGAACTGACGGTAGTTAACTACGAGGCTAAAGCACCTAAACAGCATAAGATAAAGGTTATTCATGAAGAGGATGCTCATCTATACAAGGCTACTCTATCCGAGCTGTCAGTTGAAGCAAAAGAACGTGAGCTTATGAAGACTACCCGCAAGGGAAAAGTCGTTAACATGTATAGTAAGGGCGAAGCATGGTCTCATTATTATAGATTCAAGAATGAGTTCAGTTGGGTCAAGTACTCTTATGCGATGACTACACATAAAAGCCAAGGTTCAACTATTGAACGAGTGTATATAATCGAGCGTGACATGAATCGACTTACATGGAATGATACTATCAGAAACAAGCTGAAATATACTGCTTTCACTCGTGCAAGTAAACTGTTGAGGATTCTACAATGAATGAAGAACATAAAGCAATCCGAGTATTGAAAAATCGGTATAAGAAATTGCAACGCAGATTGAATGAAGAGCAGACCGATGCGAAGCGACTAACAATGCTGCTGGAACTATGTAAGCCTCATATCGATGGTGTTCTGAAAGATATTATCGAAGAAGAAGTGCGTGGTATGCGGTATAGATATTCACATAAAGAATTTGTGACCATCGCTTCCTATCCAAATAATACTGACAAATCGAACAATACTATCATTGATCGTATTCGACGGGAAGAGTCCCATAAGAAATATAAAGAGTTCGTGGACGAGTATGAGCGTCTACATGCTGCATGTCCTAAGTGTGGAAACACTGGACACAGTTCTACTTATATGGGATATATAGTAAACATGAGCGATACTGCATCATATAAAGACCGAAATCACTGCGTATGTTCTGAATGCGGTGATGGACATCTAAAACACGATAGGGTTCCGGTAACAAAATGACACATATCAGAAGAAAGTATTGATTGAAGACCTAGTGATTGCATTCTCTTGGTTCATAGGAATGATGCTAGTATTTGCATTCGTATTAGGTTCGATTGATCCTATGAGTTGGAGTGAAGGTGCTAGAGGAGTAATGATGACATTTGCTCTGGTGGGCATTGGAATAACGTTGTGTACGAAACATTCCAAGTGATTATTTTCTTCAAAATCCTTAATTCGATTAAAATATATTGATAATAAACGAATTAAAGTGTTATTATGTTTGAAGTATTTGAAGAGCTGGATAAGTTCAACCACATTGTATATCATGACGAGCCGCATATTTATTACATGAACGGTGTAAAAGCTATTTCGGTCACTAAGCTGATCGGAATGGCTGAGAAACCATTCGATTCCGATTATTGGGCACAGAAAAAAGCCGACGAACAGGGAGTTACCGCAGAAGAAATCAAGGCTCAGTGGAAGTATAAAGCCAATGTTGCATGCGAGAAGGGAACTGCCGTCCATGCGTATGTTGAGAATTATTTGAGTAACAAAGTATTCCCATACCCAGCAAGCCACATTCGTCCGATTTTCGAAGGACAAGATCCAGTACGCCAGAAGTATAACAAGATCATCCCACTGGTACATAAGTTCTATGATGATATCAGGGGTAAGATGATACCAGTTCGATCCGAATTCGTGGTGGGTGATATCGAGTACGGTTTGTGTGGAATGATTGACCAAATTTTCTACAACAAAAAATCTGGTAAACTGGAACTTTGGGACTGGAAAACCAACGAGAAGATCGACACTGAAAGCCGCTACAAACTTCAAGCTCCTGTCGATCACATTAGCAATGCGAAACTCGACATCTATTCACTCCAGTTGAGTTTGTACAAGCACATCATCCAGAAGAATACCAATCTGGAGATCGGCGATTGCTACCTAACGTGGTTCAACGAAGATAATGATACATATCAGATTTTCAAGTGTCATGATTATAGCATCGAAGTGCGTGAAATGATCCGAGAATTTCTGGGTAAATGACCATTATCATTTGACATATAGCAATCTTTTTCTATATTAGTTGATAGGTAATTTTTAACTTTATCAAAGGGCTTACTTATGGTCAATACGGAACAGATGCAGAAAATCCTCAATCTTCTTCCCGAACTCGGATCTACCATCAAAGATCATGAAATTTTGGTGGATGGAAATTCCGTTGGCTTGATTACATCCAAGTTGAATGCGTTCATTTCGGTGATGATGAAAGATCAGCCGGAGTCTGTAAAGGACGAATTTAGAGCTGCATGGAAGGCCGAATACCGTCAACTCGTTACCAGCAAAGTCGAAAAATCGATTGTAATGATGGAGAACGACAAGGTATGGGAAGCACTTGGTGTCACCGATATGGACATGATTACCGAACTACGAGCCGAGACGATTCCTACGTTGAAAGCATTACTCGAACAGATGGAGGATGCTATTGTGAGGATGGAAAATCTGATTGATAAGGCCGAGGTGTGATGACACCGAATTATGAAACTCATGTAAATCCATTTGCACGTAATTTCGTAAAGATACGGATACCCGATGATCTTATTGCGAAAGCGTGTGAATGGTCTGACATGATGACTCAGGCCAAACAGTCCGAAGCCCACTGGGTAAAAGACGGTGGACAGGCTACCAAAAGAATCCTCACAGGTATCATGGGTGAACTAGCTCTGGAAATCTATCTGGAAAAGAAGTTCATCGACTGGTCGATTGGGGATTCTAATGTTTACGACTATCCTGATCTCATTGGAATCGGAAGTCGGTTGGGAATCAAAACCGTGGAATACGGAAAATTCCCTCTTGTTCGAAAAAACAGCCATTATCCCGAAATAATTAATATATTTCACTATGACAATAAGAGCTGCTATATCTGCGGTCTCGCAACCGTTGAAGTGTTGAATACATATCAATCCGATGAGTTGATCCTATCTCCCAATCTGAGACGGAGAGGCGTTAAAACAGGGTTCTATGGATTCGAACATCTAAAGAGGATTCGATGACATTTGAATTTGACCACATCATCGTGGAAACTCCCCCAAACAAGTATTTCACTAATCTAGTGGAATTCGTTCGCTATAAGTTTGACAATCCTGACTATCATGGGTTTGTTTTCTTACTTTCTACTGCGACAGTGAATCCATGTACATACTACAAAGAAATCCATAAAGGAAAACATGTAGTCATGTACAATTGGGAACAACTATGCGGTGGAAACCAATGGTTGAATGTTGAACTATATTGCAAAAATCTGATGGGAGCAGATGAACTATGGGATTATGATTATCTCAATCGTGAATACATGAGACTGTATCATAATATCGAGGTTGATCGTGTCCAACCCATTGAGTATGTTCCGGCATTTGAACGCATTGAACCTGTACCCGATCCAAAGATTGATGTCCTGTTCTATGGCCTTATAAACGAACGTCGAGGTCGGCTCATTACGGATATTCGGTTCAAATCATATGACCGTTTCAGTGTTGTCACAGCGGCTGGATGTAATGCTGCGTTGAATGAACATTTCATTGCCAATAGCAAGATCATTCTCAACATCCATGCATTCGAACCGTGGCACCGACAGGAACAAGAACGCATTGCATTCCTGCTTTCCAACAAGAAATGTGTTCTCAGTGAACCCAGTCAATTTAACCATTTCGGTGACGCAATCCTTGAAGTGCACCCAGAGCACCTTTACGATAAAATTGTGGATCTTCTGGATGGTGATAAGTGGCGAGAAGTTGGGGAAAATGGTTATCGTGCATTTAATATGGACTTTTTCGAATAAATGAGCTATATTTAACTTGAAACAGAAAGGAGATCAATCATGATCGAAGAAATGAAATCACTCGTACTCGCCCTCGAAACCGAACTCACTAAGTTCGAAGGTGGAAATAAGTCGGCTGGCACACGTGCCCGTAAGCTATGTCAGGATATTAAAGCCAAGGCTCCTGGATATCCGAGTGGATATTCAGGACAAGAAGACTGCTGAATAAAAAGAAAGGCTCCTACTCAGGAGCCTTTTCTTTTTTACTTTTCTTTGGTGGTGTATCGTTTTTCATCTCTGTGTCAACGAACTCCACTATTTTATCAATAAATGTAGATAAGTCATTGGTATATGGAATTCCGTGGCGATCACATACGATATCGACATTACCTTTTCGGTAAAATCCTTCTGGGCAGCATACTACCATTTTTGGCTTAGCTGCAAACAATCCCAACTCCATAAGAGATATTGGGGATTTCGTATTTGGATCTAGGTACATCACAATTAATACTGCTGTCTCCAACGCATCTAGCTCCCAATTCACTTGCTCATTTAGAATCGGATCATCTTTGGTCTGAGTGATAGTTGCATCCCAGTTCTCACGTCTGGGATTGAACACATTGATGTCGTAAGGGGATAGTTTCTCAATAAGAATTGATTGCCAATCCATTGCTTTCCCATTCTCAATACTTCCAGCAAGGAAGATACTCAGTTTGCCATCATCTCTGGGAAACGGATTTGGTGCTGTGTATAGGTTCATCAAAGCTCCTCATAATTTATTGAATGCGGTGACCAGTCGAGTTGGATTCCACTGATTATCGATTGCCCACTGATAAGATTTCTCGATAATTTCGGAATAGACATCCTCATCGAAAGATAGCAAATATTCGGACAATTCTTCTGCATTTTTGAAATCATTATAGTTAATGAAGAAATTGGGAGGAATCAGTTCATCGATATTGTATGCACCAAAATAGATCGGAATCGTTTTCGCACGGAAGCAATCAAAAATATTCTCACTCAAATAGTTGTGTGACCACAACGGATGATACACATTCTCGAAACATACCACAAATTTATGGCGACTGAGTGCATCGATTTTATCAGCTTTGGTTCGCAGTTCACCTTTATGATGTCGGCCTCCGAAATCACCAGTCCCATATGCATAATGAGGGAAGCCTGTGATGTCCATGAAGACCTCAGATTGTTTGGTGGACATATCGTGTCGAACTTTATGTTGAACGACCGCTATACCCTCTTTCTGGGCAAATGCGGGGTACTCATCAATCGTTCCGTAATCTTCGAAGCGAGGATACTCACCGATCTTGAATACATTGGCTCCCCATGAGCTTAGCTGGGAGAATACCTTCGGATTCCATGTGATGACTCCCTTGTACAATCGAATCACCTTAGGGTCATATCCCGCAGGACTGATTGAAGCTGTGTCAAGTAGGAACAAGTAATGATCCTTGTTTCGTTTACGAGGATCATCATTGAATGCGATATGTGGATATCGATCTACGAATTCTTGTTGGGTCATTATTTAATTCCTTTTCCGGTGAGATTCGATACATCACTTAATATTCTAGTGATGGCTCTTTTCATATCGTGATTCTCACACACATAATCATATACCATTTTAGAGTCGGATGGATCATATTTTTCCAACTCGGACAGTAGCCAGTCTTCAGTCACAGGATATCGGTAACGTCTTCCAGAGAAATTATGTTTAGCAATTTCATGTAGTGTATTTCGGTTGGTATATCCATCACCTACTTTACCCTGATAAAATCTGTTGTCGGCTACCAGTACTGGGCGACCTAAAGACATAGCAGATACAGCACCACGCCCCAGAGTAACACATACATCTGCCCATTTCATTTGATCTTCAATAGGTATAGTCGGATCGCTGTTTCTGACTGTGTATTTGTTTGTCAGACATGCGAATGGATCATCTCCATTCAGAGTTCCATTATTGCGAATAATTAATATGTTTTCCAGTGATTCGTTCACTGGAACAATCGACTGTAAATTAACTGGCTGTCCAATCACGCTACTTTCAATTCCCAATGTCCTATTGTGATCTCGTGCTTCCTCGCTGACCGAGTAATAGATATCGGCACCTGCATGTAGCTCTTCTTGTTTGAGGATACCCTGTGATATACATACTTTTGGAACATTGAATCGAGACAATTGCCTGAGAATTTCGTTGTGACTGCATATGATTAAATCGTATGATCTGAGTGGTGTCATCGAAGGGCAATCAGTAACATGAACCTGATGCCCCATCTCTCGGAGGTTGTCGATTATGCACTTCATATAGAAACTGGACCCGCCTTCAGAGACGATTCCACGCACGTACAATGCTGCCACTAGTATTCTCATACCGGATTTGGTTCTCCAATAAAATAATAGTTTGGGAAATCTAGGTCGGCCTTTATTTTTTCAAAGAAGAATTCACTGTATTCTTTATTGACATCAGCAACTTTGAAATAATTCGGCCATCTAACTCCAAGTTTCCAATTATCACGTTTGTAATCGACACCAGTAATCATTTCTCTGAATCCGGCACCATGATGATAAATATACTCATATACGGCAAAGAAAATAGGGTGCGTCATTATTTTATTTGTCTTATTTAACGGATGCCACTGGATTTTATGTTCGTTGATCCATGCTTCGAGTGCAGGACCGGATGTTTGTGTTTTTACAATGTTCTTGTAAGTGAACTCCCATGACAGATTATTTTCTTTCCAGAATTTGACGGTGGTGCATAAAAATATTGGATGTGGAAATGTATCTCCGATTTCGTTTCGTTGCACCGCCACAATTTTATTCGTTTGTAACAACTTTCGAATATCAGCTACCCACGGTTTTACTGGAAATGCGTCCCCATCCATAAATACAAGTAAGTCATTTGGATTAGCAGTTTGTAGAACTTTTTTTGATAAATGGTTCATACGCAAATGATGATGTCCAGATACACCATTCAATGTATCAACTGAATAATGTTTTGTTTTGTAATCAGATGCACAATTGGATAGCCCAGCAAATACTCGGTATCCTTCATTAGTATACTTTTTCAGATAGGCTTCTTGTACATCGATGAACTTGGAATTTCCATGATGGATAGTGACTATATTTATCATTGCTTTCGAGCTGCTATTCTAATTAACATAGGATCATCTTCATTGTAGTCAACCCCATACTTGGTATCATATCTGGAAAAATTTCTAGATAGTTCAGCGTATTCGATTTCAAATCCGGCTGTTATCAATTTCTGTATCAGTGTGTTCATATTGATAAATCGTCTATAATGATCGGTGGTCACGCCATTCAATTTGTCTTTATCACTTCGGGTCTCAATGAAAAAATATTTGTCAACCCATTTCGATGCCCACTCAATTAATTTGTCTTCTGATTGTTCATCAATTGAATGTAAAGTAAATCTGGAGTACGCATGATCGACTACCATTCCGTTTAGTTCAGTAAAGTTACCAGCTTCAAAATGTAGTGATGCATTTCCATGCATGCGTTCTAACCGATTAATTTGATTGATACATTGATCTACTCCCAGTATATCAATGCCAACAGTGCTGAAGAATATCGAATCACGTGCATTTCCGCATCCGAGATCAATCAAGTAGTCACCTTCGTTGATATATTTCGTCACGAATTTTGCGAAGTCCGAAGGCTCAAATGCCTCTGGATGTTTTTCATAGTATTGTTCCCAGTAGTCTAAATCCATTATGTTACCTGTTTTTTGGGTTAGCTGAAATGCCTTTGATTGGAGTTTTCCAACTCAAACCATAATATGTCACAAGGAATGGTTCTATTTTAGCAACAGTTTTGAATCTGCGATCCATGAAATCGAGTTCAGTAGGTGATGTAAAATCTTCATCCCATAATTTGTACATACCACATGTGTATGTACCATTCGATTGATTGTTGAAAATGTAAAGGTCAATATATTCATCATTGCGTGACAAAGACACCAGCATGTTCTTACTGTACCTTGTGACATTGAATCCATTTTCACATAGTTCAGGTAATGCTTTTTCCAATACTGGTAGCTGTGAAGGTCTTATGCCGATATCAATATCTTGGTCATGCTTAATTAAATCACCATCTCTGTATATACCCAGAAGAGTTCCGAATACAAGCCTATATTCGAATTCATACTTTGCCATGATATCATAGAACAACGCTAGATTCACTTTAGCATTATCAACATTTATCAATTTGTTTTTATTAATATCGTAAAATGGAGATGATATTGATTTCGGGAAATTAGATTTGATATACCCAGTAAAATCAGTTAACGCATCAATTGGCTTGCGTTCTAGTTTACCTTCATCAATTAGCTTGGCTAATTCCCGTTTTTCTTTATCTCTCTGTTCTTGTTTTGCGTTCGGTCTCATTTCAATATCCCTTTTTCACATTCAAGAACAAATAGTGATAGATAACGCCTTCGATTTTACTCTCGGTTTTCAGGTGAGGTCGAATACGATCAGAGTAATCTTTATCTTCCCCGTTAGAACGTCTATCATCAAATCGTACTTTGAGTGCAATATCTCGTTTCACTGCATTCAAATGATTGGGACACCGATAATATACCGTTTTTCCATTTTCGTTTGCAGTTTCCCATTGTTTATAATCAAGAGAGTGTCTAAAGAGTGTAGGGTTATTACCATCAACTGTGTAAAGCCCTTCAAGGCTACAACAATCAGGATTTGATTCAATTGCTTTCAAAATCTTTGCAACGTAATCATCAGACGGAAGATCATCATCATCGAAATAACAAATGTATTTACCCTTGGCTTTATCAAGTAAGATATTTCGTTTTCTACCAATTGCCATTGTACCATTATCGGATTCCACTAGTAGTTCTACTCGATAATTCAACTGAGGTGTGATAGCATCGATGAATCGATCAAGGAAATGTTTACGTGCGGTGGTGGTGCAAACCAAAATGGATAGGTCAATATTGTTCATCTTATTTTGTTTGACAACCTTAGCCACTTCAGCGTCAATGGATTTATCAACTTTCAGCAGATCCGATATTGGCATTCTGACACGAACCTTATTCAACTGTCCATCAAGTTCGTATGAAGGATTCAGTTTAGTATCGGATTCATCGATCTCACGCAGATTGACCGAGTAGTGTCTATGTTGGAATTCAGTTGATGTATTTCTGCGGATATCTTTAATCAATCCCATTCGTTCTGCGGTGGTGTACAGCTCAACATCTGAATGCATATGAGTATATGCTGGATGATAGATAACCTTGTTCATTTTCTTCAATGCACCATAGTGCATGATAGGAAGTGTTACAACCTTATTCGGGAACATCTGGATACCATCATTAACAACAAGAACCTTATCAGATTCGTTATTCATCTGAGTGGCGAGGAAAGAATCCCAACCCACAGGAGGATAGAAATCATCCGATGCGAACACCACGATATCTTCGTCATTTCCTTCGAGAGTGCTACTCAAACAATACGAAGGATAGCAAACTCCGGGTTTGGTGTTGTTAGTCACCATGACATCATACCCCGAAAGTTGCATTGCATCGGCTTCTTTATCCACAGCTACTTTTGTTGTAATCTTGTATTTGTAGGCTGCGTTCTCAATCCACTCTTTGTGAGTAGCTTTGAACATTTCTGGACGGGTCGTTGCCCAGAGGATATGAATGCGACCCCGTGGTTCTATGGTATTACCATTCGTTGGGATCAAGGCTTGCACCTTTCGGTATGCTTCATCGTTCTGATAGATAACATTATTGGCATCAACGAACTGATACTTATCGTGCATATCAGTTGCTCGAATTCGAATGTCGATGCCAACTCGTTTAATCTGATTTGCAAATGCGGTTGCTTCTGCGTTTCCGTTTTTATAGAATAGTGTGTTCATAGTTCCTGTTTCTCGTTGTGTAACAATGGAATTTTTCCACTGTCGATATACATCATTGAATTCATATGGGTGATAGAAACTTACTTCATTCAGATAACCCGCCAATTTATTATTGGTGGCACAGTCACCATTGTAGTGACCATCATCGGTTCCATATACTTTAGTTGCTCTGTAGCCTTTGAGTTGTTTCCATGTTTGTACATCACTCATCAACACACCACCCGCAACTCCGTAGTTACCAGCAGAAGAGATGATTGTATATGGTCCCACTTTCACTCGAATCGGATTCGTGCACATATGAACGTTATACCCTAGCTGGTTTGTGCATAGGCTACCAAGTCTAACGGGGCCTTTGCTACTTACGATCTCTGGCTTCTTATTGTAGTTGAGATAAACCGTAACCATTTTGCTCAACCACTTGGGGTCGATACACACCATGTCGCTATCAATGCTTACGATGTAATCGAAATCATAATTCTCAAGTGCTGCGATTTTATTGACCGCTCGTGCTTTACCGAGATTGGTATGGAAGTTATGAATGGCTAGTTGAAATTTACCGGGATTTTCTTGGAGATCGGTTAAGTATCTCTCAAGTTCAGTATTCATCTCATTGACACCGAATGCAATCTTAAGATTGATTCGTTCGTCCGGTTCGGTAGTGTCGATTAATGATCTAATTGAATTGAGAGCAAGTAATTCCCGCTTATAAATGGGCATTGCTATCAGTACTTTAATTTGCCGCATGAATATATTCCATTTTTATAAAGATAATATATGTTATCGCACTTTCATGTACCATTTTATTCGCAGAATCTGGATGTTATAAACTATTATCAAAGCGAATTTATGGTATGAATATGCAGATCGCAAAAAGACGAACATTCAGTGATATTTTCAATGCCAATGGTGACACTGGCAGTACATTCAATTCTACCTTCCAGATGCCCTATGCTGAGAAAGACAAGAAAAAGAAACGCAATTTTAGTGGAGCATGGACAAAACGTGGTTGGGGTCCTGTATTCGATCCAGCCATGAAGAATACAATGAGCAGCACAGTGGGTGGTGCGGGTGAAATGACAATGCCAGCGGGTAGCGGCGATGGTGCTGTTGCTATGGGTGAATCCCGTGATGCAAAGTTTATCGGACTTCTTGAAGCTCTAAGAACTGATGTCAATTCATCTGCCATTGATACAATAATCGAAGGATTCCATCTTCTTCACGATGACGATGATCTCAGTGATCTAGAACATCCAGATGATATTGAACGTGCTTTCTATGGTGAAGAAGAACCAGAAGAAGATTATTCCGAATATGAACCCTATGTAGCTAAAATGGCTGACTTGATTAAATCTCATGGATACTGGAGTGATGAGGTAAGAAACTACAATGATGAAATCCCACGTGGATTCAACGTAAATCGAGTTCATGATATGGCACGAGGCCGTACTCGAACATACTAATTGACAACTGATTATTTCTTTCTATATTAAAAGATCTCCTCGTGGGGATCTTTTTTATTTTTCTTGATTGACAAAGACGAAAAATTTTCTATAATTATCCTTATCGAAGAGACACTTCATCATCAAAAAGGAGACCCGATGAAAAAACTATTTACCCTGCTGACTGCCCTGCTGCTTTTCATCGCAACTGATGTCGCAGCGAAGTCCTATGGTTCCAAATCTTCCGGCGGGGGATCGAAGTCCTATGGTTCCAAATCTTCCGGTGGGGGATCGAAGTCCTCGTGGGGAAGTAGCTCCAAGTCCTACGGAAGTACCTCCAAGTCCACTAGCGGCTGGCTCTCGTCCAAACCCGCTCCTGCCCCTGCAAAGCCTGTCGCCACTGTGAAGCCCACTCCTGCCCCTGCAAAGCCTGTCGCCACTGTGAAGCCCACTCCTGCCCCTACTACCTCGGTGGTGAAGCCGACCACGACTACGGTCGCACCTGCAACCAATGCAACTACTACCAAGGCCACTACGGGGTTTGCTCCTGCAAAGACAACTGCTACTACACCTGCTACATCTACTACCCCGAAGACTGCACTTGACCAGAAGCTGGCCAAGAAAAATGCCCTGTTATCGCAGAACAACGAAGCTGGTAAGAAGTATGGCACCAAGGCCGCTGCGGAAACCGCATACCGCCAGAAGATGGCATCCCAGAATACTTATACATCCTCGACTCCCCCTGCAACCCGCCCTGACTACATTCCTCAGACTGTATCCACTGGTGGTCGCAATGTGAATGTTACCTATCATGCACTCCCCGGTGGCGGTTATGGCTACGGTTACATGGACCCTATGACTAACGCTTTCGTTACTTTGACTACCGCTCATATGATTGCAGATGCTGCTCGGATGAATGCGTATGGTTATGGTGACTACGATGCCTACGGTCGTCCTGTCTATCATCAGCCATACGTTGCACCTGTTCCTGCCCAGCATACCGTAGTGCATCACGAAGGAACGTCTGGATTCGCAATTTTCATGTGGGTTCTGGTTGGCTGTGCTGTTGTTGGTGTCATCGGGTGGCTGATTTTCAAGGAGAACTAATTGATGAGCAAGGTTTCTGAATTTCTCGGAAAGAAGAAGGGAGATATCATCTCCCTCTCCACTGGTCAGACCATGACCGATCATAACGAGTTCGAACTCGAAATGATTATCATCGAAACACGGGTCTATCACGAACCCAACGGCATGTTTACCTACACTGGGTATCTGTGCAAGCCCCAGAATCGTGACGATATGACTTACATGTTCCTGATCCGTCAGGTTGATGCAGACTTCGACCTCATGCTCTACTACCTGAACAACGATGGTAGCATTGTCGAGGCTCGTGAAATGGTTCTGACTGACGATGGGCAAGATCTCGTTCCTCAGTTCTGTATCGATATCCCGTTCAGCAATGGTGAATCCCATCCGGTGAACTGGACAAAGAAAGCTGCTGGTTCCTTCTTCGGCATCGAATTCACTGATCCCGATAACACTGGAATCACAACGATCTGCGAATATCAGACTGATGATCCTTGCGGTGAAAATCCTCATGGGTTCATGGACTGGAAAGGTGATGCAGAAGATGGTTGGGTTGAATTTTGGATGGGATCTCCTGTTCAGCCCTTCGAAGTGAAATTCTTCGCTGGTGAAACTCTCTAACAAAGGAAGGTACAATGTCCTACGAAGTAAGTGAAAAAGAAATCGCCAATGCTGAAAAGGTAGCAGAACTGCTGTCTCAGATTGGTTGGCTGGCTGCTACTCAGCAGACCGAAATCAATCGTCCCGACCTCTTCATCGTAAGTGAAGCTGAAACTGGTCTGGATGTGGTGGTCGATGTGGAAGATGACACGGTCATTTCCATGATCGAAATCGAAACCTACCCCAACGGTCTGCCGAACGGACTGGCTGAAAAGCTCCTCCGTGCCAACAACGGTGCCGTGCACGGTGCATTCGTTCTGACTCCCGATCACAAGCTGGTGTTCAAGAGCACCCTCGAAGTCGAGAATCTGGATCTGAACGAACTGGAAGCATCGGTGAAGTCTGTATTCATTCAGAGCTTCATTATGCTTGAACAACTTTCCAACGAAGAAGGAGAATAACAATGGGATTTTTCAATCTGTTCAAAACTGTGAAGAAGTCTGCTGACATCAAGGCTGATCAGGCAGCTCAGGCCATCGAAGATTCCAACCCCATCGGCTACGCTGAAGATGACCTGAAGAACATTCGGGCTGATCTGGCCACCGCTCAGGGCAACGTTGCCAAGATGAAGGCCACCGAGATGCAGGTGAAGCGTGAAATCAAGGAACTGGAAGACAAGCTGAAGGCCAGACGTACCGTTGGTTCCGATCTGAAGGCCGCTGTCGAAGGCGGGGACAAGTCCAAGCAAGCCCTTCTGATGAAGGTTGTGGAAGACATCAAGTCCATCGGTGATGAACTCGAACCTCTGAAGGCCAGTCTGAAGCAGACCCAGACTCACCTGAAGCAGCAGGAAGAAAATGTCGAGAAGCTGCGTAAGGGCAAGGAAGAAGCTGAACGTGATCTGCGTTCGATGAAGGCGATGGAGCAGGTGACCAAGTCTACCGAAGCTCTGGCTACCGTCAACACTGCGAACACCGAAAGTTCTCTGGCCAAGTTCAAGGACCGCAAGACCAAGATGCAGATGCGTCTGGACGAAGCGAACGCCCTGAACGAAGCACAGTCCGGTGGTGACACTCTGGACGCTGAAATCGAGAAGGCGATGGGCAACTCCGCCAACGATGACATTCTGGCTTCTCTGTAAGGAACTGCACTATGATCCAACGTGAATTCAAGTTCGAAAATGGAAGCAAGGTTCGTGAAAAAATTACTGGATTTACTGGTACTATCACGGGCACCGCCTTCTACCTTACTGGATGTAATCAGTATCTGGTGACCGCAAAGCCCAAGGATGAGTTCTCCGAACCTACTGCACTCTGGTATGACGAAGGTCGTCTGGAACTGGTAGTAGAAAAGGTATTCACCGAAGCTGATGTGCAATCAAAGGATACTGGATGTGATCGTGCTCCCAACTGTGGTAGCCGAGGTGCATAATTCCCTCAAATGTTGATACATCAAAGGACGATAGAAATATCGTCCTTTTTTATTTGACAAAAGAAAATAATTTTCTATATTCATCAGAAACCTTAATGGAAAGGAGTCGCTATGAAGAAAATACGGTTGGTGGGATGTTCGATCTTCAGGATTACGGGATCGTCATGAAGAAGGGTAATCCGAAAAAAGAGCAGATTTCGATGAGTGTACTCAAGTACATTGAATCTGAGGACTGCAAGAATGCACAATTAAACTGGTTTGGTAAAAATGACTAATGTGAAACAAGTTATCGTAATGCGAAAGAAGTTCCCGATTGAAGAAAAAGGACAGATTGTCAATCGGAAGCTTCGTACTGGAAAAATGGTTGCTCAGGGTGCTCACGCATCTATGGCAGCAGTGTTGTCGATGGTATTCAAGCCGACCAAGTTCCTGTGGTTTATTTTCCTTGGAAAAGTGCTACGAGAATGGCTGGGTGGGCGGTTTACTAAGGTATGTGCGAGTGTGGAAACTGAGGAAGAACTGTTGGCTCTATATCAACAGGCCAAGAAATCTGGTCTCCCCTGTGCTCTCATTACCGATGCTGGTCTGACTGAGTTCAACGGACAGCCGACCAATACTTGTATTGCCATTGGACCTGCATATAGCGAGGAGATTGATCCGATTACTGGGAAGCTTGAGCTTCTGTAACCGTAATCATATTTTTCACAAATCAGGCACAAATTATGTATATTTATTTGCTACCCATCATATGAAGAAAATATGTTCTGTATGGAAATGAAAAGGCTGTTCAAAGTGTGGAAATATCCGGTATATTTTGCTGGTAAGCATTTCAAAGGAAAGGAAAATGATTAAGACACTTCTTATCGATGATGTGCGTAACCTCAAGGCAGATCGAGTCGCACGAACCTACGTAGATGGCATTGCTGCTCTCCAAGAAGAAGAGTGGGATGTCCTACTGATCGATCATGACCTCGGTTGTTTCGATGATGACGGCAGAGAGTACACTGGGTACGATATTCTGTGTTGGTTGGAAGAGAACCGTTACTTCCTACCCACCACTGAAATTCGTATTGTGAGTGCGAATCCTGTTGGTCGTCAGCGTATGCAGCAGATCATCGATAGACTGTACGATCAAGGTGATGTAGATGATGAAGGTGATGTAGACGATGAGTGATATTGTCACATGTCCGTTATGCGGACGTGAATTGCCACGAAGTGAGGAAAGCAAGCATCACCTAATTCCTAAAATGAAAGGTGGTGCCAAAGGCCCTATTGCAATTATTCATCGTGTGTGTCATATCAAGATTCATTCTGTGTTTACGGAAGCAGATTTGGCAGCAGTGTACAACAATATCGAATCATTGCAGCAACATCCTGATATTGCTAAGTTTATCACGTGGATTAAGAAGAAATCTCCTGACTACTACGATCATAGCATCAGTAAAAATCACAAATAAAAAAGGCACCAAAGGTGCCTTTTTTGTTCATGGATAGTATCTTATGCCTCGAACGGATTTCCACCCTTGGCGATAAGTTCTTTAGAGCGTTCGTTTTCAGCCTTGAGATAATCGCTCTCGGATACTGCTTTGTACAGCTTTCTGAGTGCGTTGTTAACATCATCTCTGGATACACCGAACTGGTTAGCAAGTCCAATCAGACCAGTCTTATTTTTAGTTGCTTCGAATTCCTTCTCAGCTTCTGCAATACGTTGCTTACCTTCTTCGGGGTCAATACGACCATTTGCAACATCACGTCTCAGATTCTTGAGTTTGGTGTTGGCTTGTTCATACGCAGCTTTGTCATAGCTCATAGTACCTTGAACATACGCTTCAAGTGCTTTTTCCACAGGTTCCTTAAGACCCAGTGATTTAATGATGTCGTATACAGCGTTAACTACTTTGCTACCACGTTCAGCGGTAGGAGTTTCGTCTTCTTCTCCGGGTACAGATGCATTCGTATCGACCGTTTTTTCATGTGCGTCACCATCACCCTGATCCAGATCGAGTCTAGAGCTGTCACCGAACTTGGATGGATCAACCATATCGTATACATCAACATCAGCACGAGGAACTTCTTCGGTAAATGGAGCGATAATGAACTTATTAGTGTGAGGCTTTTTAACACCCTTCCACTTGATTGTCAATGTTTCACCGTTGTCTTGAACTACAGTACCGAACTGCTTTTCTGGTGCTACATCATAGTTTCCACTCTTGTTCTTCTCACCATGTTCCCTCTTATATTCTTTGGTATACATGGCATACTTGCCCTGTACATTACCTTCATTAGGAACAAAGTTCTTTTCCAGTTTGCGTCTTAGGGAAGTTCTAACTTCGGGCACAACGAAATTATCAACAAAGTTCCAGAAGAAGTTGCTGATTGTTTTTTCGGAAGGATTTTCAGCAAGAGCTTTTTCCAAATAGCTTGCATCAAGCTGATCCAGTTTATCGAATGCAGCGTTGAGCAATTTGGTGAAAATCATTTCACCACTGGTGATATCACCTTCATTAATTTCAGATTCGGCCTTTTTCTTTACCTTGTTGGAGCTGAGACCTTTAGCGAGATCTTCTGCTTTGTTTGCCAACATAGGATAGATGATGAGCTGCAAACCTTGTTTGTCTTTACCAGAAGCAGCAGCGAGTGCTTTTTTCGGGTCACTCATAATCTGCTGAGAATGCTTCATCAGACTTCCATCGGGGTCGATTGAGTTGTAAATCTTACCTTCCAGTACTGCCATTACACCAGCCTGAATCGATTCGATCAAAGCTGTATTGTCTTCTCTTTTAAGACTTTCAATGAAGTTACCGAACATGAGATACGGCTTAGCCTTCTGGTAAGCATCCCATACTTTCATTCCTTCAAGCAAAAATGTTTTTCTATCCATGATATTACCTTTTGATTAAACAGGGTGTTTATTACAGTTTATAAAAACCCATTTATATAATCATTTTTTGCTCGGAATCGAGAACATGGATAAAGTAGAATACACCGAATGAATCGGTGCATTAGAATTGTATCTACTTACAATTTGGGAAGCGAGAAGTTTTATTGTCCAAATCCGCTGTTTTTCTCAGATTCTCTTAGTTTTTCTTCACGTCCAGATTGAATTACATCGGGATCATCTTTGAATGGATCTACCCCATTCTTTCCAACTACAGCACCTCTATACTGTTTGCGGAACGCTGCAAGTGGATCACCCTCGTCTTCATAAAACTCACTGTTAAAATTTGGTTCGTACATCTTAAATTTCCTCTTTCTGTGAACTACCCCTGAGCTAAAGACTCAGGGGCTTCTGACTTCGCAGACAACTGCTCATTTCTGAGTCTAACATCATCTCCATCAGTGTACTCGCCAGTTCCTGACGAGAGAAGGCTTACACCTTCCGTTAATATGTTTTTAGCAGCATTTACATCTCGATCATGTTCACATCCACATGATTCACATACCCATTCACGATCATCTAACTTCAAATCAGACTTGATCCACCCACATTCATTACAGGTTTTGGATGATGGGAAGAATCTATTGATTCTAACAATCTGCTTGTCATTCCACTTAGCTTTATATTCTAACATGGATACAAACAATCCCCAACCACAATCTGAAATGTGTTTAGCTAACTTATGATTTTTCACCATACCTTTCACATTCAAATCTTCCAGACATACCACATCATACGATGCAATTAGCTTGGAAGATATCTTGTGAAGATTATCTTTTCGTGAATTTGATATCTTCTCGTGAATACGAGCAACCTTCAATCTTTGTTTTTCAGATTGATGACTACCTTTTTGTTTACGAGAAAGATGTTGTTGTGCTACTTTCAGTTCTCTTTCATATCGCTTAGTATATCTATGATTCCTGTATTTAATGCCATCACTAGTTATAGCGAAGTCCTTAATACCTAAATCAATACCCACAGCCTTACCTGTTTGTGGGTATTGTTCATGTGTGGTTGCTACTAATATTGATACGAAGTATTGATTCCTGCAATCTCTAGAGAATGTGCATTGGCGAATCTCACCTTTGAACTCTCTATGTTTGATTAACTTGATTCCGTCATTGAATTTCGGAACTCGGATTCTTCCGTCCTCAACTGTTATGTGTTGAGGAACACGAAATGAGTTCTTTGATCTTTTTGATTTGAAACTAGGAAACTCTGAATTTCCTCTAAAGAAGTTAAGATACGCAGCTTCCAAATTCTTCAAAGTCTGCTGGAGTGTCTGGGAATTGATCTCTTTTAACCAAACGGTTGATTCTTCTTTCTTCAACTTGGTTAGCTTATTAGCCTGTGCTACATAATTATCTGATTTCTTAGTTTCTCTGTATTGATTCTTCCTCTCGTTGAGGAAATAGTTATATACATAACGGACTGAACCAAAATGCTTGTTCAACAGAATCTTCTGTTCGGCATTCGGTTCTATCCGATATCTATATGACTTCAATACTTCTTTCATTCTATTATAGAATATAGTTTATTTTTATTCCAATGGCAAGAAAAAGTTAAATTATTTTGTTCGATTCATCCACTAGGCTGAAGACCTAGCGGTTTTCTCTCACGAATTCCGATAAAAAATATATGTCAAAACGGAATGTTTTTCTATATTTCCTACCATCCCCGAAGATTCTAAAGCTTCGGTACAGAAAGTTAAACGCTTATAAAGGAGTTCGTATGTACTACGACAAGTATGGCCATCCACGGTATACGATTGAGGATTCTGTCCTCATTACGCCTGAAATGGCATCTGAATTACTTACCAATCACAAATGTCCCAAACCCCTCGATTCCAAGGAACTTGCATTGCTTGTATCTGAATTGAAAGGGGGTACATTCGATTTCAATGGTGCCACTATCGTATTGGACAGCAACGGTCGTTTGATCGATGGCAGACTGCGACTGGCTGCGTGTGTTGAAGCAAACGTTCCATTCAGAACTTTCATTGTATGGGGAGTTACTGAAGAAGGTAAACTAACGAAAGATACAGGTCGTCCTCGTAATATTGTCCAATATCTGGATAAACACGAATACAGACATCCTCGTTCACTCAGTGCAGCCGCCAAGATTCTTCATCGTATGGAAACTACTACTGGTTCTAAGGAAGGAATTATTGGTAATGTGCGAGATCGTATTACCCATAAATCCATCATGGATACCATTTCGGCTCATCCGAATCTTATTAAATCGGTTGATCTTATCAAATCACAAGATGGTATTTTCCTCACTACTGCACTGAACCATCTCATCGTTCTTGACTATCTTACCCGATATGTTGACAATAAGCCTGAAATCGCTGATGAATTTCTGGAAGTACTGTCGAATCAAAGAGCCGCCGATGTCGAACATCCTGTGTATGCACTTCGCCAAATTTTGCATAATGGGTTGTACAAGTCGAAGTCCAATCTGAAGGGTGACAAGCAGGTTGCATTGATGATTGTAGCGTACAATTATCTCAAAACCGGAAAATCTGTTAAGAGACTTCGCCTTCCCAATGAAGAACCGAAATTGTTTATGATTAGTGAACATGGAGATGCATAATGAAAACGATTACAATTGCTGGTAAACAAGTAAACGCATTGACTATTGACGATGCAGCCCACATTTCACCTGATGTCGCACGTGAATGGATTGAACAGGATAATGGTAACTATCGCAAGCTTTCCACTGTTCAGGTTCGTAATTTTACGAAGTTGATGGAAGATGGTCATTGGTATTTCAACGGTGATAGTATTTGCATGAATCCTGATGGTAAGAATAAGGATGGTCAACATCGTCTTACCAGTGCTGCGAATGCAAACTTTACTCTTCCTGCATTCTTGATTGATATTGACCGTGATGAAAATATCGACCTCAAGAAAAAGCTGAGTTTCTATAGCATTCTACATAGTATGGGTTATAAAAATCCTAATCCTCTGGGAGCCGCTATTAAATTGGTGTATCTGAATGATATCGGATGTGAAAACATGTTCCGTGATAATAGATCGGTTGACAATATCACGTTGAAACGATATCTCGATAAGAACATGGACATCATTGACTCTTTCAATGATACTGCTAAGTATTACGCAAAGTCTGGCATCCCACATTCTAAGCTGGCAGCATTCTATCATATCGCCAAGCGAAAGGATGCTAAATTGGCCATTGAGTTCGTGAAACTTTTGGGTACGGATATCGAAGATTTCGCACCTGAACAGCGAAACAAGTGGAGTGCTCTATATCAGTTGAAGCAGATTTTTGGAAACGCCACTGAACAGTCCAGTCTCAAAATTGACTACCGAGTTGCATTGGTAATCAAATCGTGGAACTATTGGCGTAAGGACGAACCATGTACAAAGCTTATTTGGCGTGTGAATGGTGCCCATCCAGAAGCTTTCCCCATCATCGAATAATCTGATTGACAGATAAGAAGATTTTTCTATATTTGGTGGAAAAAGGAAATGTTATGACGATTGCTGTGATTAACCGAGGAATATCGGGATCTGGAAAGAGTACGTTCAATCGTATTCTCAAAGCTGTTGCGGAAGAAGCAGGGTTTACGGTTGCGTGTCACTCGACTGATGAGTATTTCATGGTCGATGGTGAATACAAGTTCGAGCAGAAAAAGCTTGGTTATTTTCATGGCCTGAATAAGGGTGCATTCACAAAGTCTCTCATGGATGGTGTTGATATCGTTATCTGCGATAATACCAACCTTAGGCAGCGTGAATACAATCCCTATGTGAAAGCTGCTCGTGACAATGGTTCCGCAGTGGTTGCGGTAGTTTTCTATCCAGATGACTATGATAAGCATGTGGAACGCAACGCACATGGAGTTCCTGAGGACGTTATCCTTCGTATGATGGGTACATTCTCAGACAACAATGCTACGATTGGCGTTGACAAAGAATTCTGTGTGTTTCCTGAAAAGTTTTCGGAAAAGAAACTTCAAACAATTTCAACTCGAATTATCGAGGAATATGTTAGACAGGGAAATGGTTTGTGGCGTTCAACGTAAATTCACAATTTGAAAAGGAGATAACATGAAAATTATATTAGGTATTGCATTATCGGTTATGTTGCTTGGTTGTGACGCTAAATACGCAGTGGATTATGCAAAAAAGAAGTATGAAACTGCTGTGGCTGAAGGTAAGGCGTATACTGATTCCACTGAGTATAAATGTTATGCATGGACGGATACCACTTGTAGTGTTGCAAACGGTATCGGTGACAGCTTAACTTTTAGGTATAATGTGGTGAAGAAAAAAGGTTGTCCCGCAGTAATATCTGGCCCCACTAGACTGGACCCTAACGAGCTTCGGAAGCGAGGTATGCTCGTGGAGTGAAACAAAAAAGCACCTTTTCAACATAGGTGCTTTTATTTTTATCTATTGGAGCGAGAAAACCCCTTCCCTTTAGGGGAGGGGATGAAAGCGACTAACCTTGACTTTCTTTTCACCAATTTAGAAAAATAAATGTGAAATTCTAGGAAATATAAACTATATTGTGTAGTATTATTAAGGCGTTCAAGTACAGAATATACCCAACAGATGATCAGAAGGAATTGTTTAGTAAGCAATTCGGTCATTGTCGTTGGGTATATAACTGGGGACTTGAACAGAAGACAAAGGCATATCAACTCACAGGCAAGTCCCCCAGCAAGTTTGACCTATCAAATATGCTTCCTGCTATGAAGAAGAATCCAGAAACGGAATGGTTAAAGGAAGCAGGTAGCCAAAGTCTTCAATCTGCTCTTGAGCATTTGGATATTGCTTTCAATAATTTCTTTTCAAAGCGTAGTAAGTACCCGAAATTCAAATCTCGCAACTCTAAGCAGAGTTATACCATACCAAGCGGTATTCGAGTAGATTTTGATCACGGAAGATTGAAACTACCTAAGTTCAAAGATTCTATCAAAGTAAAACTATCCCGCAATATTGAAGGTGATATCCGCAAAGGAACCGTATCAAAGAATGCAAGCGGTGAATACTACATATCCATTATAGTAGAGACTGGAACCGATATACCTATTAAGAAACCCATCCAATCCAAAGAAGAGGTGCTAGGCATTGATGTTGGTATCAAAGATTTCTGTGTCACCAGTGAAGGTGAAATTGTAGAGAATCCGAAGTTCCTAAGATCCAAACAGGAACGATTGGCTCTACTGCAACGAAACCTATCACATAAGCAGAAAGGAAGCAAGAACAGAAAGAAGGCACAACTGAAGGTAGCTCGTCTACATCAGACGATTGTGAATAAGAGAACCGATTTCTTACACAAGTTAAGTACACGACTGGTGCGTGAGAACCAAGCAATTGCCAGAGAAGACTTAAATGTGAAAGGAATGTTGAAGAACCACAAGTTAGCTCGTGCTATCAGTGAGGTAGCATGGACTCAATTTGACTCCATGTGTACATACAAAACTGATTGGTGTGGAAAGTGGTATCTACAAATCGGTAGATTCGAAGCAAGCTCGAAAACGGGGAATGAATGTGGTCACTACTATAAGGGACTGACATTGGATCAACGATCATGGAAATGTCCAGAATGTGGGATAGTCTATGATCGTGATGTTAATGCCGCTCGTAATATACGTGACTGGGCATTCATATCGCATAATAAGAACTTAGTACCCACGGACGGTGGGGAAGTCAAGTCTGTCAGATCGAAGGATGATATACAGAGAAAAGCCTAAGAAGATTGCTTCGGGTAAGGTATCTGTAGGGCAGAAAGAAGTATCCGCAAGGACTTCAGAATCCCCGACCCTTTAGGGTCGTGGGAGCGTCAAGGGCAAATAAATTAGTTTATAATTGACATTGAAATCATTGTGATACCATGAAACGAATAAACACTTGGTGTAATTTACTAACTCATGGAGTAAACAATGAATGAAGAAAATGTATATGATTGCAGATTAATGTGTTCCGAATGCGAACATAATATGTCATCTGATGATGATCTCCTACCATATGAAGATCGATATGTATGTGAGGAATGTTTTGATAAACTGAGACGTGCTGACGAACAGGAATATCAGGAGTGGGAAACCGAAGGATACGATTACGAATAATGAAATTAGCCCTGCCAAAGGGCTTTTTTAAGTTCTGTCCTTGATTTTATCTAGTCGATCTTTGATTTTTTTCACGTAAAGGTAACAAGTCTTCCGAGTCTGTGAATCGCTTGTGCTTTTCTTGATTCTACCAATGATGTATTTGATTGCTTCGTCGCTCATGGAAGTGCCTTGTAATAACGCTTATTTATAGTTTATAAGCCTATTACATGAGAAATACAACTTACCTCTAAAACTACATTGAAACTCAAATCTTGGTTTTTACACTTACCAAATTTGAGTTTTTTTCTATATTGAATGGCATGAAACCGATTGAAGTAAGATCAAATTGTGTACTTGGTGTATCTGGTGGTGCCGATTCTATGTTCCTTCTTCATCACTACCGACATGCGAAAAACATTCAGGTAGTGCATTTGAACTATGGGGTGAGATCGGATTCAGACCAAGATGAATTATTGGTTAGAGAATATTGTGAACGATATGAAATCTCCTGCCATACCAAACGTGTTACGCTAGATTCATCTGGTAACTTTGAAGCCGCTGCTCGTGACGCTAGATACAGAATGTTCAATCGAGTCATGGATTTCTATGACTTAAATCATATTGTTACTGCTCATAATGCAGATGACCAGTCCGAAACATTTCTTATGCGAATGTTGCGGGGAACTGGGTTGCAGGGAATGTCCTGTATCCATCGAGACGATGGTGTGCTATTCCGGCCCCTTCTCGATTGGAGTAAAGATGAAATTTACGATGAATGTAAACGTCTTGATATTCCATATCGAGAGGATTCTACCAATACAGACACTACTTTCCTGCGAAATTGGTTTCGTCATTCATACGACACAAAACCAATGACGAAAACAATTGGTATGATTGTAGATACAATGCAAAGATTACTGCCTCGATTGATGTCGATGGCGACTGAATTGTATGCGGGGAAAATTTTTTTTGATGAGCATAACAGATTATGGATCTCAAAAGATCTGGAACCCGACATGCTGTTCCATTTCTATGTGAGTAAGTTTTTTACTGGGCGAGGACTCTCGTATGAGGCTTGCGAACGGATGTTTTCTACTGATCCGAGTACAAGGCATTTTGATCTAGGTGGTGGGATTCGCTGTAATAAGTTAAAAAAGAAGTGGATTATTATTGAATTTGGTTAACAAAATTCAATTTTTTTCTATATTTTCCACAAACGGAGAATCCAATGTTGCTTGAACGAGTTGTATGTGGTGCATGTGGCACCCCTATGCGATGCACTGACACCTCAGTGCCAGTTGTATACAATGATTCGGTGGTATATTATGGAACTGAATTCACTTGCCCTAATTGTGGTAAAGTTGTTATTCCTATTACCTCCGAGCGACCTATGGACGCATATGGATTCAAACGTCCCAGTAACACAATTGAGGTAAATGAATGAAAAAGGCTTTGCTTATCACCGGAATCTGACTATTATCCTGCACAGTCGGTGGATTCCGTATCCACTATTCAACCTCAACCAACTCAATCCCCGGAGTAACCATGAATTGCTGTGATTGCAAATCTCCCAATATGGGAGTCAGTGAGATTACGCTGAAAAACAAGACCACCCAAAAAGTTATTTACTGTTTGGATTGTGGTAAGGTCCAGAATAAGGTATCGGTTGAACTTGAAGCCGCCCCTCGTGAACATAAGAGCTGGGCTGCTCGTAAAGCTGAATCTGAAGAGAATGCTCTCAAGCATGTTTCGTGGAAAGACCGCAAAGAACGGAGGCAGACTATCAGTACTGCGACCACTACTCCTGCACCCACACATGTATCGACTGCACCCGCAAAATCGTTCAGTCTGAAGCAGACACAATCTGACGAAGCTCAGCCTTTCTAGGAGATCATATGTTAGGTGCTATAATTGGAGACGTTGCTGGTTCATTTCGTGAATTCAGAAAGACCAATAAGAATCCTGAACTCGGTCTATTGCCGAATCATAAGGACATTCCTGAACACGAAGGACTGCTAGGTACTGTCATCAATTATGGTATGACAGATGATTCTCTTCTCAGCTTGGCAACTGCTCGTGCATGTATGCAGTTGAAGTTCTCTCCCATTGACGGGTTCAGACCGGAAGATTATTTCAATAAGTATTACAAAGAATTCGCAGATCGATACAAAGATCCTATCGGTGGATTCGGTGCTGGATTCCGTGCATGGGCCTCCGATAAAAATGCTGGTCCATACAATAGCTGTGGTAACGGAAGTGCGATGCGAGTTTCACCTGTTGCGTATTTCGCAACCTCTCTGGATGAAGCGTTGGAACTGGCGTACTATTCAGCTATTCCTACCCATAATCACCCTGAAGGTATCAAGGGTGCACAGGCGACTGCGTTGATGATCTATCTTGCTCGTACTGGATGGAATCTCAAGAGCATTATCGGGAACCTGAAAAGCAATTGGTTGTACTACGAACCAATCGAACAGTACTATCATTTCGATGCGGTATGTCCTGAAACTATGCGTCTGGTTATGCATTGTCTCATGACAACTAATAATTTCCATGATGCGGTGTTCAAGGCTGTCACCATTCCCTATGCGGATAGTGATACTGTAGGTGCTATCGTTGGATCGATTGCAGAGGCACTCTACGGAATTCCCGATGACCTCAAACAGAAAGGTGAATCATTCATCATTTATGATGAACTGAAATATGTGTACAAAGCATTCACCGATTACAAATCAACTTTACTCAATGGTGGTAAGTAATGGCATATCCAGTACTAGATAACAATTCCAATCCGGGTGATTTCATCAGACTGTTTGTTCTGGTGAGAACCGATATCCCTTACGAACATCAGGCGGTTCAGGCTGGTCATGCTGCTTTGCAGTATGTGATGAGCCAGCCGCTTACAGTCCCTTTCAATCGAGATTGCCACAATCGTGATCGAATTCGTAATTGGGTGACTCCGTTGTCGATTGAAGCCGATACTTTGTATTCAGATGAACATCTTGCTCAGCTTTTCACTTGGGGTAACGGAACCTTGATTTATCTGGCCGTGAAAGATGAAGCTGAGCTTCTCACATGGCAGAAGCGTCTTACTGACTGGGGAATCAAGAACTCCATGTTCCATGAACCTGATTGGGTTGAACGTGAAGTCCCTACTGCACTTGCATCCATCGGATTCAAAGGCGATTTTGGCGAACTGTCACTTCTCAAAATGCCTAAGGGATTCTTCGCAAGTCACTGCGACAGTGAAAGATTGAATATCAAGTAATGCTGAAACTATGGATACAACATTTCGTGTTTGAGAAAAGTATTGACATATTTTTCTCGTCGGCTAGAAATGCATTCGATGTTCCCTCTATCGGAGACAATGAGAGGGATCGTATTCATAGTATATTGTTTGAAAGTTATACCCGTGGGTTTCCATTAACCAGAGTTTATTCACATACAGCAATCTACTTGAATGTGACGGTTGAAACTATGATCGATAACATAGGTCTGGTTAAACTTAAGGCGAGTCACGTGTCTGATAGAATTACAGGTGAGATGCATGCAAATCGGAGCCAAATTGAACTTGAGTCTGATATTTGGAAGATTGTTTATTAAGGAGTAACAATGAGTACGTTTTTCATATCTGGTCATCGAGACATAGCCAATAAAGAATTTCAGAGGCATTATGCCAAAGAAATCATGAACATTGTGCTACGTGACCCCAAAAGCAAATTTGTGGTAGGTGACTATTATGGTGTGGATCAGATGGCACAAAGCTATCTCTATTCTCTTCAACAGAAATACCATGACATTGAAGTCACTGTATATCACATGTTTGACGAACCTCGTAACAACGAATTCGATTTCCCTACCAAGGGTGGTTATACAAATGACCATGACCGTGATAGTGCAATGACTATGGAATCCGATTCTGATATCGCTTGGGTGCGTTCTGGTAAATGGAATAGCGGCACAGCTCAGAATCTACTCAGACGTAAAGTCCAGCGTATGATGATGGAAATGAAATTCAAGGACGCAAATGATTTTGCACAGGGCCTGATAGTTTTGTTGAAAGATCATCCCAAAAACGCAACTGGTGTTGCCCCAACTGTACATTACACAACGGAGAATGACAATGGAAAGGATTGATATTGTACTCGGTGACTGGTCGGATGATGGTCATGGAAAAACCGAGAAGTATCCTATCAAGGTGAATGTATCCAAAAAAGCTATGCAGGATGCATACAAAGCATCATGTAAGAAGTTTGGCTTCTCATTCAATCATAACGATGACTTCACTGGACTAAAACGCAGTTATGAAGAAGATCGAAAATATCACATTTGCACCGAGTATGAAGAACCATACATTTCGATTGAAGTCATCGAGATCATGAAAGAACATGGTATGACCGATGAATTTCTATGTGAGGTATCGGAGGACTACGGTGATCCTGAGAGCCGCCAACTGTGTGAAGAAGATGGCGGACGATTCTGCGTTAATGAGGATGGACTGGTTGCACTGCTCATGTGGTTTATCAAACAGTCACTTCCTGAATTCGAGTGGGAAAAACTTGCTGATAGCGAAGAGATTCCGACTTTCAATGGGTATTGGGATGACAATCTGAATGTTCATATTGGTTATGGTCTTTATGATTAACAACGTTGTAAAGGCTTGGGGATATATGTTGTTGTTTGTTACATTTCCTATATGGGCGGTTCCATATGGAATGTACAAAGTAGTTTCAAACGAAAACCTACGGAGAAAAGTGAATGAAACTTGAAGATGAACTTAGCAAAGAAGGAATCACAGTAGTTAAGTATTCCGCTATCTGGTGTGGTCCTTGTAAGATGATGACCCCTATCATGGATCGAGTGGCTACTGAAAACCCCGCTGTTAAAGTTGTTCATGTCGATATCGACCAAGAAATGGAATTGACTGCGGCAGAGGGAATCATGTCTGTTCCCACACTCGTGTTCTATAAGAATGGTGTATTGGTAAAGAAGCATAGTGGCGTTATGCCCGAAGCTGAATTGCGTAAAACACTGGAAACACTGTAACCAATATCGAGGTAACTCATGTTCTACGATAAGAATGGCTCTGAGATTAAGGAAGGAAGCACTGTTGAATTTTATGGTGAACGCTATGTCATCGAAAAGATCAACGGCGACAACTACGGCACCGATGGGACATCAACACTGACGTTTGACCGAAAGCCACTCGTTGACGAAGTTCCAGACGAAGCATCTGTTACGCTCGTAACACTATAACAATGGGTGCTTCAGCACCCTTTTTAGGATTATCATGAAGAAGAAAATTGTATACGTTGACATGGATGATGTGTTATGTGATTTCAGTGGTGCATACCATGCTGCATTAAAGCGGACTCCTGAAATTATGTGGCCTCAATCCCAAGTGGATTTTTTTCGAAAGCTCGACCCTCTTTCGGGTGCGATCAAGTGGTTTATGGAATTGTTCAATCATCCCAATCTCGATGTATACATTTTGACTGCCCCTTCCGTTTACAATCCAATGTGCTATATGGAAAAACGATTGTGGGTGGAAGACAAATTCGGAATGGAAGTAGTCGAGAAGCTTATTCTATCTCCCAACAAGTCTCTGTTTCATGGAGACTATCTGATCGATGACCGACCTTTCGGAAATGGTCAGGATGGATTTGAGGGTGAATTGATTAAGTTTGGTTCTGATACGTTCCCTAATTGGGATGCTGTAGGGGCTTATTTGTTGATTAAAGAAATGGTAGAATAAGTGATTGACAAAACAAAAACTTTTTCTATATTTCTGCTTAACCCGCAACCCTACGAGGAATACACATGAACATGAATAAGAACACTCGGTCCCGTAACAACAAGCCTGTTGAAAAGTTGGTGAATACCAACTACGACATTACGCATCCCAAAGTGCGTCTGTTGGATAAGGATCGTCAGTTCATCGGTATCATGAGCAGCAAAGAGGCCAATATCAAGGCGAAAGAAGCCGGATTGGACCTTATTGAGCTGGCAGCTAATGCTACTCCTCCCGTGTGTTTCATTGGGAACGCAGACAAATATGTCTACGAACTCAAGAAGAAAGAAAAAGAAAAGAAAAAGGGTAGCAAGACTACCCAGTTGAAGGAAATCCATCTGCGTCCCAACATTGCTGAAAACGATGCTGTTCGTAAGATGAAGGAAGCCGACAAGTTTCTTTCACAGGGTAACCGAGTCCAGATCGTTATGGAGTTTCGTGGTCGTGAAAAAGGTCGTATCCCTGAGTTGTCTGCCAAGATGACTGAAATGGTTATGACCCATATCGAAAACGGAAGCATCGAGGGAAAACCTTCACAGACACCCAATCGTAATGTGATTCTTCTGGTTCCTGTTCACAAAGAGAAGAAGGATGCGACCAAGGGTGAATCTGAAGTCGTTCCCGTGTCCGAGTAACATGCATCAAATCGAAGAGTGTCTTCGCACAGGTCAGCGACATAGAAAATGGGTTCGAATTGATCGATATCATTTGGATCTGTATTTTCGAGTTACCACCAGATACCTTGATGGTAAAATGGTTGACTCGATTGATATTGCTACGGTCGAAGTAGACAAAGAATGTCAAGGAAAAGGCTATTTCACTCAGTTCATAAATGAGATCGAATTACTCGCTATAAAGTACAATCGATATGTGTATGTCGAAACGATACTACGTGGCTTTTTATTCGATTCTCTTGTGAAACGTGGTTATACAATAATGACCTCCGATAAGAGGTCATTGGGTAAGTCATTTATATCTGAGTCTTAAAGGCCGAATAGCTTTTTCACGAATCGCCATATCTGCTTATACCACGGAACTGCGGGTAATGTTGAGTTCACCCACCGTAGTATACTCAGACGGCAATTCACCGTCACCATAAATGGCTTATGCAATGTAGTCTCTGGTATCTACTGGGCTTTTTTCTATATTGAGTTCGAATGAACCAAATGGGGTTTCGATGCTAGGTATTGTTATCTCCGTGTATATATGTAAAGTTTATAATTGACAAATCCAAATAGTTTTCTATATTTCCATATTGAAACTGGAGAACCTATGGCTAAATTTGATATCGATATTTACACCGATGGTGGAGCCGCACCTAAAAACCCCGGAATCGGGGGATGGGGTGCAATTCTACGGTGTGAAAAAATTGCTCATGAAACCGAATTGTGCGGCGGATATGAGCATACGACCAACAACAGAATGGAGTTGATGGCCGTGATTGAAGCTCTGCAAACCCTGAAGTCGGATAACGTTGCGTCTGTTACCATATACGCCGATTCAAAGTATGTCGTAAACGCATTCAATCAGAAATGGATGGTGTCGTGGAAAAAGAGCAACTGGAAAAACGGTACGCTTCTCAACTTGGATCTATGGAAACAACTGGCTGTATTGGTTGATAAATACAATCCAACATTTGTATGGGTGAAAGCCCATAATGGTCATGTGTACAATGAACGTGTGGATGCGTTGTGTGCCGTTGGGCGTAAAGGTCAGTTACTTCGGGACGATGTGTATATGAAAACAGTTGAGGGAAAAGACGCTGAGCCTAAACAAACCGAGTTGTCGCTCTAATAGGAGTAATATGTTACCTAAGAATTTGAAAGTTGTTGCTGAAGTTACCCCTGACTACGTATTCGATGGATTTGTTATCGATGGTATCGGTGAAAAGGAAGAATCCATTGAAATGAATACCGAACATGGCCCGTACTCGGTATATGCCAATTCCCAACGCTATGTATTGTTCAAGGAAAAAGGCTGCACCTGTTACAAGTGCGGTGCCACTGCGAAGAAAGTGTACCTGTGCGAAACTGGTGAGAATCGTGCCCACTTCAATTTCATCGTGGAAATCGATGGTGAAGAGTTCTACCTTACCAAAGATCATGTGCATGCAAAGTCCGATGGTGGCGGGGATGTACAGGCCAATTACCTGCCCATGTGCGAACGGTGCAATGGATTGAAGGGTTCTACCACGACTGCGTTTTTCAATCACTATACGACACTGATCGAGAAAGCCACTGAAAAAGGTCTGACTCAGTTCGTTTTCGAATACGATGGAGTTCTGTATCTGGGTGCTCGAAACATGAAGAACAAGTCCAAAAGCTGGATGAAAGCTAGTGAAATTGAGAAACTTTCTAATTGACAACCCACAAAGTTTTCTATATTCGATAAACAGGAGATTTATATGATAGATACATTAGAAGAATTATGTGAGCGATTGAACACAACACCTGATGAAGTTGATTTGGATAATATCAGCAAATAA